AATATCATGCCAGCTGAAAAGAAAAAGTTTGCTCAAGCAGTATTTGAAGTTTGTGGAAAACACGATATCAAAATATTTACTGGATTATATTTTGGTCTTGCTGATGGTAAGATTGCCTCTGTAGAAGACTTTATGTTTAACTATGATGATAAAGCACTTTATCGTTTGCTTTAATATTTGTTTTTATTTAGATTACCAATATAAATAACCCCATTTATTTCTCTTGTTGTAGCCCATAATGGTTGTAGATTGCTGAGTGCGTTTACAACCATTATATTAGTATTATTATCAAAACTAATAACTGGATTAATATGGTCTATATGCCATTCACCATAGTTATCCCAATTCATTCCATCAGTAAACAAGTTTTCAATATGATTTTTAAGATCAGTAGGTGAATACCCTAATAAATCGATAGTTTTATTTTCTTTATTTTTACCAAATCTTTTGAGAGTATTAGTTAATACACTAATCCATATTTTAATATGTGGTTTTTCTTTATTATATTTCTTTTTATATTTGTTTAATTTTTCACGATTTATTTGACCATATCTTTTCATATAGTCTTTTATTTTGTCTTTATTTTTAGTTCTATAATTTTTTTTATTATTAGATATTTTATCCTTATTTCTTTCTAAGGTTTCAGTTCTTCTAGTTTCAAATTTACCACCTTTATTATATTCTTTATAAAATTCTTTTCTATACTCAGATAATTTTCCTTTATTTTCTATTTGATAATTTTTAATATAAGTCTTAAAATAGTTTTTGTTATTATTTCGGTACTTTTTATTAGTATTATTTTTGCAAATTTTACAAATACTAATATGTTTACCATTTGAGGTATGATATTCGCTAATAGGTTTTTCATTACCACATTTAGTACAGATTTTATTTTCCATTGTTAATAGAGTTAAAATGCTGTTCCAATAACCAATTAATTAGTTGTGACTTATTAATGTCATCCTGTTCCATTTGCTGAAAATTAATGGTTGAGATAGATATGCTTAATTTACCCTTTTTCTCTTCTTTTGGTTTTTTGTTTCGTCCCATATTAGTATGTGTTTATATACTAATAAATATCTTACTTTTTAGTAAAGTTCGCTTTTTGGCGATTTTTATTTTTAAAGTGTTCAGTAAGCAGTGAATCAACCAATTTAGACTTATTATAGTTGCCTTCATCTAATTGTTTAAGGATATTTGGATCAATAGCAATACTGATATGTTTAGAGTCTTTCATAGGTTATAAATATAGTAATATAAAAATAAAAACAAAGTTTTCATTGACATTTTATTGCGTTTTTAGTATCTTTAGACTAAAAACATGGAAAAAGAGTGTGCTGATTTAAAAACAAAATGGGGTAGAAGTTTCTTCCTCTATAAATGTAGACGATATGTACAATTATATCTTATGGTTGAAAAGCTAAAGGAAAGACCAGATATGTGGCATAAGAGAGTTGAATATGGTATCTGCTTTAATCGTTTACGTTTAGCTAAAACTAGGAAAGAAGTAAGAGATATAATTAATAATAGTCAAATTAAAGTTCTTATTAGAAATAAATATTGATATAGATTTGGTAAATTCAATTATTATTCATACCTTTGCATCATAATCTTAAAATATACAAATATGAAAATCGATATCAATGGTGTAAGTATCACCTTAACTGATGAACAGTTAGCTGAAATAGCTAGACAAACCAACAAATTCAGGTCTTATAAAGACATCAAAACACTTGAAGATGCCTATAAACACTTAGGTAAAACACTACCAGATTATACTAATACCAGTTTACGTAAACGTGAAATAGCATTAAGGCATCTTGAAGTAGTGGTTGAAGCCATTAGATCATTTACCAATTGGACACCAAATTTTAGTGATAGGAATCAATCAAAATGGTTTACTTGGTTTAAAGTTGACTGCGGTTTTTCGTATTATGATACTAGTTATTTTAATACTAATACGTATGTTCCATCGGCCCTTTATGTAGAAAGCGATGATCAAGCTAAATTTTTGGGTATTACATTTTTGGACTTGTTTAAGGATTACCTTTTAAACGAAAAATAATTTAACAGACCTTAACCACATTCAGTCCCTTTGCTGATAACAGATTGAGTCTTTGTAATGGAGACTCTTTTTGTTTTAAGTAAAACTATAATTAAATTTGGTAATTTCAAATAATAATCATACCTTTGTATTAAAATAATACCAGTAACCCGAAAATGGTAATAAGAGTAGGGATATTTAACTAAAAATAAAATGAAAAATTTTAAAACTATTATGATTGTAATGATGACATGTATGTCCATCATGATTTTTGGACAAACAAGCACTGATATTCAAAAAGAGCACTCTCCAATTTGTTCAATTTTATATACTGGAAATTTACCATCATTACCAGCTGGTGGTGGTGTGTTTATTCATGCTAAAGAACTATCTTTTTTTACAACAATAAAAGGTGGTACTTCATATTCTGGAGATGGAAGCATTGTTGCTTATGATAATAGTGGAGTTTATCAAATAGGAACTTGGGGTAATGTTGCCACTGGTAAATCAGCTTTTTATACAACAAATAATATATTTAGAATTGATTTTGGTATGGGTTATGCGGTATATCATAAAAATAATTTTTTTGTAAGACCATATATTGGTGTTGGTGTAACAAAAAGATCATCTACAACAGATAAGTTTTTAGAAGCAGAAGATGTCAGCTCTGGTTATAATGTTTTAGGATATTATTGGGTGAATAATGGTTCATCATCAACATCTGAAACAAAAGCAAATTTCACTTTTGGTGTTTTAGCTGAAAAAAGTCACTTTTCATTTGGATTAGGTTATGATTTTAATCCAAAAGGGGTTGTTTTATTGGCTGGATTTAATTTTTAATAAATATAGGGGTTGAGATGAAAATCCTTTAAAGAGTAATCACAAAATAAAACAAATAATGAAAAATATTAGATTTATTATAATAGCACTTATAATGTGTTTTACGTTGACAGTTTTTGGACAAGACACATTAAAATATTCCGATCTTCAAGGGAGTATTCGACCAAAAACAACAACAGAATTCACAGTCTACCAAGCAAAAGATGGTTCAATTTATAAAATTGGCGATACATTAACAATTGGTGTTCCCTCATCAAATAAAACATTTGCATATATTACTCAGGGTGATGGTTTGATTACACCAATAACACCATTATTTGCTTCAGCTAGTGGTGATAAAACAATAATTAAACGATTTGATGTTGTTGGTACTAAAAAAAGTGGGTTTTATGTATCTGTTAGAAGTAAAGGATATTATGGTGCTCTAACAGGTAATTATTCTTCAAAATTTGAAATAGCAATTGAAAATGGTGAGATTAAATCATTTGGAATGACAAGTGATGAAGCACTTGCTGAACTTAAAAAATGGAAAGATAAACTTGATTTAGGATTGATTACACAGGCTGAATATGATGCAAAGAAAGCTGAATTAATTAAGTTCATCAAATAATTAATTTTGTATTAATAAAGATTGAAATCTCAATATAAAGTATGAATATAAAAGAATCATTTAAGAATCAATCACTATATATGGGTAATATGATATCCATATCAAAAACAATGTATAGAGATGCTAATCCGAAGAGTGTTTGTGTTTTTAATGCTAATGTTATAACACTAAAAGAAGGAAAGGTTTGGTGGGGTGATTTGGATTTAACCAAGCATGGTGAAGCATTGAAAGCAGTTGCAGCTGAAATCGGTGAACCAATTTATGTTCTTCGAGAATCAGATGGTTATTATGAAGGCCAAGATGCTTCTTTGTTGATTGGCAAAGCAGTTTGGAACACAACTCAAGAAATACCTACATTATAATTTATTTGGATTAACCAAATAGTTTTACTACCTTTGTATCATGAAAGAAGACTACGAAAAAATGAAGATAGCTTTACGCTATTGGTTAATGGGTAGAGGATATTACAAAGCAGCTGAAGCTATGGCTTTTGCTGAAAAGTTTCATAATGGAACTCGTAAAGATGGTCAGCATGAATTTTCCCATCAAGTTTCTCAAGCAAATTTAGCTAGAACACTCGTTCATCATTTCAATTTTAAAGAAGAAGTTTTCATTGTAATCTTTCTTCATGATATATGTGAAGATAAAGGAATATCATTTGAAGAAATCAATCAACGTTTTGGTGAAAGGGTAACCAATGCAGTTAGATTGATGACTAAGGTTTATCAAGGTGTTAAAGTCCCTAATGAACAATACTATCCAGCAATGGCTGAGTGTGAAATCACAAGTGTCTGTAAGGGATTTGATCGAGTTCATAATCTTATGTCCATGCTGAATGGCTTTAAGCCAGAAAAAAGAATGTCTTACATTCAAGAAACAAAAGAATTTACAATTCCAATGCTTAAATTGGCAAGACGTAATTTCCCACATCAAGAAGGTGTCTATGAGAACATTAAATTTATCATGACTAATCAAATTCAATTGTATTTAGCACTAAATGAAAAACATTTAGAGACATTAAAATAAATTCACTTATGAATAAGAAAATTGTAATACTAGGTGGTGGAACATTTTCACATCTTAGAACACATTTGGCCCTAGCAACACCAGCATTTGGTGAAACAGCAAAATCTTTATATGAAAAATGTAAAGAAAAGTTCACCAATATGGATGTTGAATTGATTCTGACAAAGATGGCTGATTCAACATCTAAAATCGTCACCAACGAAGATGTATCTAATTTGGTTGATAAGCTTATCAATGATAACACTGTTAAAGCTATTTTCTTTAATGTTGCATTATGTGATTTCGATGGTAAGATCAATGGAATTGAATCTGGCAAGTATGCTGAGAGATTAAAGACACTTGAAGGTGATGCTTTCATTTATATTTCACCAGCAGCCAAGATCATTAATAAGATACGAGCTAACAGAAAAGATATCTTCTTGGTTGGTTTCAAAACTACATCCAATGCAACAAAACAAGAACAATTCAGCGATGGATTAAATCTCTTGAAGAAGAGTTCAGCGAATATTGTATTGGCAAATGATGTTGTAACAAGAAGTAATTTTATCATCACACCAGAAGAAGGTGTTTATGGTAAAGACATGACACGAGATGAGTGTTTAGTCGAATTGGTTGATATCACTTATTATCGTACTCATTTGACCTTTACACGATCAACGGTGGTAAAAGGTAATCCAGTTTCATGGAGTGATGAACGAATCCCAGCAACGTTACGAACAGTAATTAACTGGTGTGTTGAACATAACGCTTATAAAGAATTCAATGGAGCAACTACGGGTCACTTTGCAGTTAAGCTTGAATCAAATAAATTTCTGACTTCAATTCGTAAAACCAATTTCAATAACATTGATAAAAATGGAATGGTATTGGTTGAAACTGATGGTGATGACAATGTAATTGCTTATGGTTCAAAACCATCAGTTGGTGGACAATCACAACGAATAATTTTCAATCGTTATAATGATTGCAATTCAATTGTTCACTTCCATTGTCCATTAAAAGAAGGCAATGTCAATAACATTCCAATCGTTTCACAAAGAGAATACGAATGTGGTTCTCACCAATGTGGTGAAAATACGGCTAATGGTTTAGGCAAATTTGGCAACCTGTATTGTGTTATGTTGGATAATCATGGGCCTAATATCGTCTTCAATGATTCAATTGACCCTAAAGAAGTAATTGACTTTATCACAAATAATTTTGATCTGAATAAATCAACCTCTGGTTTTGAGAAGGTTTATCTTGGATTAAAAGATTTGGAGATGTCAGAATAAATACTTACCTTTGCAATAATAAACTAAATACTTGATGATGAGCATTAAAAATATTTTCGATGAGATTAACGCTGTATCTGGCGATAAAGATAAGATGGCTGTTCTAGCTAAGCATAAGGATAATAAGCTTTTGAAGCGTGTGCTTTATTTGTGTAAGTCTAAACGTGTAAAATTTTACATTAAACAATTACCAGAATATACGCCAAATGGTGGTCATTCATTAGATATGGCAATCATTGGATTAGATGCATTATCTAGTCGAAAAGTAACAGGTAGTGAAGCAACTGGTTATTTGAAATCAATACTTACATCGTTAAATGAAGATGATGCATATATCATTGAACGTATCATTGACAAGGACCCTAAGATTGGTATGGGAACTACTTTTATCAACAAGGTTTATAAGGTTGATAAAAAGACTCCAGACTTGATTGAAGATACTCCATATATGGGTGCTATTTCATTTGATGAAAAGAAAGCACGTGAAGTTTTTAAAGGTGGTAAAAAAGGTGTTTCCCAAATTAAGATGGATGGCCGATACTGCAATGCTATTATTCGTAATGGTGATGTTGAATTGGAAAGTCGTAGTGGTGAAACGACAGCTGTTGCTGGTGCTAAATTTTTAGCTGAGCTTGCTAAGTTTGATGATTGTGTATTGAACGGTGAATTGACAATGGATGGTGTACCTCGTTATGAAAGTAACGGAATGATTGCGTCAATCATTGATATCTGTGGTAAGAAAGCTGAACGTACAGAAAAAGAACATGCTAAGAAACTTGAAGTTTTTGAGAAAAAACACGGAAACTTTGAAGAAGCATTAAATAAAATTCGTTATACGGTATGGGATACTATTACTGTTGATGAATACTTTGATAAAGAATCAAAAACTCCTTATTACATTCGTTTAGATAATGCTAAGGAGCTTATCAGCAATTCAAGAGCAACTATGGTTCGATTAATTGAATCTAAAGTGGTTGGTTCTTATGCTGAGGCAATGGAACACTTTCAAGAAGTTCTTGCAACTGAAGTTGATGGTGTACCTCAAGAAGGAACCATTCTCAAATCAATGGATGGAGAATGGAAAGATGGTAAACCAACATGGCAAATCAAGATGAAACTTGAAATGGATGTGGATTTACGAATTGTAGGATTTAACTTTGGAACAAAGGGTTCAAAAAACGAACATGTGATTTCTAGTTTAAGCTGTGAATCTTCTGATGGATTGGTAAAGACTCGTCCACAGGGTATTACTGAAGCTAAAATGCAAGAGATTACGGATAATCAAGCTACTTGGCTTGGCAAGGTGGTTCAAGTTAAATGCAATGGTCTTTCAAGCAATTCAAGTGGTGAATATTCATTGATGTACCCAGCTTTTGTGTCTTTGCGTGACGATAAAGATACTTGTGATAGTCTTGAATCAATCAAATCGATTGAGAACATGGTTAAATCATTAACAACTGCGTAATACCTGAATTAATCTATTAATACAAACTAAAAAATAAAAATGAAAAAATTTTTTACACTTGCCTTGATTTGCTTAACCTTTGTAGTTAACGCACAAACAGATTCATGTAATTTACATCCTTATGCCTCTATTGGCATTTCGGTGACAAATTCAAATAATTTTAAATTCTCATCATACCCTTCTATTGAACTAGGTATCATACCTAAAAACTTAGCTTATGGTCTTGTAATTGGCCGTGGTAATTTGCTTGGTATTTGGAAAACAGGTGATGTTATTCAAAATTATTATTTTGAATGTAAAACAAGTATTTATTTTCCAATTGGACCTGTAACAGGTAGCTTGATTTTTGGTTATGGTGAATTTTGTAATACTAGACACAATTTTATTGAATATGGTTTTGGTGCTTCTCTATCACAAGGAAAACTTGGGTATGGTGTAACATTTTCCAATTGGGATGGTGCGAATTATTTAACACCAGCGATTACCCTTAATTTTTAACTATGGTTAGAATATACGATAAGATCAAGTATACATTAAAAGAAGTTGCTCCTAGTATTTGGTTAGTAGAATGTGATGATTCATTTGATTTAGCAATGTTATTTTGCCGTTATCAAGAATTTTATGAATCACCATTTACTGGAATTAAGGGTAAGGTATTTAATATGTTTGATTATATTCGTTTTTATTCTAGAAAAAATAAAAACAAATTTACATATGCTGAAGATTGGAGAGGTTTCAATATTCCAAGTGATGTAATATACGAAATATTATCATACGATTCAGATACAATTTGTTTAAACATTTATGATCACGAAATGTTTAATATTGTCAAGAGAATAAATGGTATTTCATTAAAACCATTTTATTTGATTGGAGTTAAAAAAGGTGATACGGCAACTATAAAACATGAAATGGCACATGGTTTTTATAGCACAAATAAAGACTATCATGATGCCATGATTAAATTACTCAAATCAATACCTTTAACACTAAGAAAAAAGGCGTTTATTTGTTTTAAAAAAATGGGTTATAATAAAGCTGTTCATATGGATGAATTGCATGCCTATTTGATTGATTCATTAATGATAAAGATTTGAAACCAGTGAAAGAACAATTAAAAGAATATCAACCAATATTCAAAAAAACATTTAATAAATATTACAATGAAAAAGCACATTAGCTTCCCAAGTATCGAACAATTCAGAAATGTTGTTACCAATATCAACCGACAATTTAATTTTGTTGGATTAGATGACAATGGTGATGCTATCTATGATCATAATAAGATTAAGCCTAAGCTTACCTTTACTGGTAGTGTAAAGCTTCATGGAACCAACGCTAGTATTTGTTACAATCGTATTGATGGTCTTTGGATTCAATCACGTGAGAACATTATTACGCCAGAACAAGATAATGCTGGATTTGCATTTTTTGTTGTATCTAATCAAGGTGTATTTTCAACCTTAATGGCTGAAATCATGGTTAAAAACAATCTTGATATGGATCAAAATACTATTTCTATTTATGGAGAATGGTGTGGTGGTAACATTCAAAAAGGTGTTGGAATTTGCAATCTTGAAAAATCATTTTTCATCTTTGGTGTTAAGATTACACCACACTTTGTTGGTGAAGAATTAGCAGTAAATGAAAAACCACCAGTAGCATACTGGGTTGATCATACTTATTTAAAATCACCAGCAAATAAGGTTTACAATATCAGTGATTACAAAACCTTCAGCATTGAGATCGATTTCAATTATCCAGAAATGGTTCAAAACAAGTTAGGCGAATTAACGCTTGAAGTGGAAGAAGAATGTCCTGTTGCGAAAGCATTTGGTTTTTCTGGTGTTGGTGAAGGTATTGTATGGGCTTGTGAATTCAATGGAGTCGTTCATAGATTCAAAGTAAAGGGATCACTTCATGCTGCTAAATCTAAAGTAAAAACACTAAGTAAAGTTGATGATGTTAAAATAACAAAAGCTAGAGAGATTGCTGATAAAGTAACACCAAATTGGAGACTTGATCAAATGATTGAAAAATCATGTGATTTAATGAATGGTGGTGAACTTGATAGAGCTAAGTTAGGTATATATCTTAAGTTGGTTATGGATGATGTGCTTAAAGAAGATTTAGATATCTTAGTTGAAGCTGGTTTAGAACCAAAAGATGTATCTAAATATGTGTCTGAAATAGCTAGACGTTATTTCTTTGACCAAGAAAAGGTTTAGTTAAATCGTTTCCGTAAATTGCATACCAACCTGTATATTTAACATAAGCTTCTTTTCTAGGAGCTTGTGTTGTATATAATGGTAAGCCTTTATTCTGTATTGATTTAATAAGAACACGAATAGGTAAATCATGTTTAGTACATAACGTTGTTAAATCAATACGTTGACATTGGTACATAACTTCATCATATTGATTATAGATAATAACATCATCTAATCTTTGTTTAGGATTAACATAACCTTTTAAATAATTATCTTTTTGTTTGGTAGCTGATTTAGCAGCTAACTTACTAAAACAATCTGGGTCTTCGGCTAACATGGTCTTGATTCTCTTTTCAGATATAATAGTTAAGTCTTGTGATTGTTTCGTTCTTTTCATTTTAGCAATTGCTTTCATTTTAACGTGTTCTGGTAACGTAGACATACCAAACCCACCCTTAGATAGATTATATGTATCTCGTCTGTTAATAAAAGCTTCTGAGACCAGTTCTTTCTCTTTATTAATCATTTCTGTTTTGTTATTATAAACAAATAGAATTTCTTTTTTAAAGTTATTAGAACCGTATTTCTTGATGGATTGTTTTAATAAGATACCAGAACCTAAATAAGAATCATCAAGGTCTTCAGTTTCATGAAGACCAATATAAATCTTATTATTGATTATATTGGTGGTTTTATATACGGTATAAAACATTACTTTTTAATATCATTAAAATGCTGTTCTAACAACCAATTAATTAGTCGTGACTTATTAATTCCATCCTGTTCCATTTGTTGGAAATTGATGGTGGAGATGGATATGCTTAATTTACCTTTCTTTTCTTCTTTTGACTTTTTGTTTCGTCCCATATTAGTATTGTTTATATACTAATAAATATGTTACTTTTTAGAAAAAGTCGCTTTTTGGCGATTTTTATTTTTAAAGTACTTAGTCAATAATCCATCAATAAGCTTGGATTTATTATAGTCACCTTTATCTAATAGTTTAATGATATCTGGATCAATGGCAATACTTATGTGTTTATTGTCTTTCATAAGTATAAATATAATTATTAAAACAATTTTAGTCAATACTTGTTTATTTTGTTAATAATTCGTATGTTTGCAATATGGGTCAAATACTAGCAAAAACTAATGGAATAACCTTAGTTGATCATTCGCTTTTAGTTTCAAGATTTGCTGTTGAAATAGCAAATCAATCTTTATTGGTTAAAGATGATGAATTAATTGAAACTATCAGATTATCAGGATTATTACATGATATTGGGAAATGCACTTCTCAATTCCAAAAAAAATTAGGTATTATAAATATTGATGAAAATAATTTAGAAGCAAAATTAAAATATCGTCATAATGAAGTTGGTTGGGCATTTTTAAGCAGATATTTAGATTTACCAAAAAAACAATTATCTATAATTCTTGATAGTGTATATTGGCATCATGGAATTTCTAATAAATTATGTGGTTATAATGACACTGATGTAAAAATATCTGAATCAGATACTAAAATAATGTTAAATTATTTAATTAGTATTGTTGGTGAATTACACGTTCATGAAAAGGAATATAAACCTAAAAAAGCACCTAAATATTATGTAACAGGTGATGAAGCAGATGAAATAAATTCTTTTCGTTTGTTAACCAGAACTTGTTTAATATCTGCTGATAGATTAGCATCTAGTATTGATAATCTTGATATAAGCGATATTGAAATTGAAGAAATGATTAAAAACGCCAATATAAGATGTTGTGATATTGATATTACTAAACACAAATTTTATGGTAATGACCGCTTCAATCAACAAGAAAACATTGTTCTTAATGTTGAAAGAACAACGCAAATTAATGCACCAGCTGGATTTGGTAAAACAATTCTTGGATTATTATGGAATTTTAAGACTAATAGAAAATTAATCTGGGTTTGTCCTAGAAATATAGTTGCTGAATCAGTTTACAAATCAATTCTAGAAGAAATAGATAATTTTGGTATTGATTATCTATCAGTTGAATTATATACTGGAGGCGAAGTTAAAGCTTGTAACCCATTATTCGAAAGTGATTTCTCATCAGACATTATTGTTACAAATATTGATAATTATTTATCACCTAGTGTGGATAATAGACATGGTAGTCGTCTATATACCATTATCAATGCAGATGTTGTATTTGATGAATATCATGAATTAGTTGGTGACACAGCTTTATTTGCTTGTTTTATTAATATAATGAAAACAAGAAATACTCTTACCAATAGCAATACGTTATTATTATCAGCAACTGGAACTCACATGTATCGTTTATGGGATTCTCAATTACAGAAAACATTAATTTTGCCAAGTATTGGTAAACATTATTCAGCACCTCATAATAAGAAATATTTGTTAAAAACTGAATCTGAGATCAAATTGATCAAAATTGATGATAATAATTTAATTGTCTTAAATTCCATTGGTACTGCCCAAATACATAAAAGTACATTAGATGCTGGATTACTTCTTCATAGTAAATTTGAAGACTTGGATAAAGATTTTAATGTGAATCAATTATATCGTTTTTACGGTAAACAAAGTGATCGTAATATAATAAAACCAAATGTAGTTGGTACACATATTATACAAGCTAGTTTAGATGTTTCGTTTAATAATTTATATGAATCTGTGTTATCTCCTCAAAGCTCATTACAACGTATCGGTAGATGTGACAGATGGGGTGATTATTTAGGTGAATCTACCATCAATATTGTCAGACTAGTCAATAAAGCTGAAACTAGTATGCGTGATTTGTTGTACACAAATAATTTATCCAATTCGTGGTTTGAATATATTTCCAAATTTAATAACCAGAAATTAACCCTTGATGAAATATATATAATTTACAATGATTTCGAGATGAATCACGAAAAAACCTTATTTGCATATTTAAGTGATGAATATAATACAAGTTCAGAGTCTCTTCAATTCATTTATCCAGTTAAATTTTTTAATATTAGAAAAAGCGATAATAAGACAGCTGGTGGTAATAAATTACGTTCAAGTAGTTTTGAGGTATTTGTCATCTGTAAGTATTTCAATAGCGATAAATTTACTAATCCATTTAGTATCAGTGTTAGGGAAAACAATTTTACTGAAGAATTTCATGAAGATGAAGGAACATTTAAAAGAATGATTGGTACAATGAAAATTCTCAGAGACACCAATGATGATCGTTTCGATTATAATGAAATTATCTCCAATAAAAAATATGCAACGCTTGATATTATCAGAAAATTAGGTAAAAAATCAAATACACCATATATTAGATTTGATAAAATATATCATCCAATTTATGGGGAGATTTCACCAGAAAGATTATCAACACTTAAAAATTATTAATATATTTAAAACAAATAACAATTTAAATACAAAAAAATGAAAAAAGCTAAAAACATATTATTCAGAATGAAATTAAAAGGTAATGGAGTTGTTAACTTTGATAGTTCTGATCAGAAATTCATGTTTAATGGTACAAATCTTGTAAATATGAAAACAATGCATGATAATACATCTTATGCTAAGAAGAAATTTTATAGAGATGGTGATAAAACATCATATAAAATTAGTATTTCATCTGATTGTATTAGACACGATATATTCAAAGAAGATGTTCTATTTCAATCACCAAACGTTATTAATAACGAACATTTATTATATTCATTTATTGCTTCCCCAGCATCAATTATCAGAGGCTATTTATTCGCTAACGAAACAGAAACCCTCAAACGAAAAGGTGTTTTATGTATTACAGATGCAGAACAGACATGTAATGCTGTAAGCTCAATTGAAACCTTTTCAAGAAGTGGTTTTAAAAATACCGATGCTGAGAAAACAGATAATTCATTTTATAAAAAAGAAGTTGTCGGTGAAATTGAATATGCAACAATTGGTAATATTGATTTGATGCAATTACAATTTATTAGTTGTGATCAAATTTTTGATAGATTTTCTTTTAATCCTGATATGTTTAATATCTACAAACAATTTTTAAAAGCTAAGATGCCATCCTTTGACAGTGAATTGGGTTACTATCAAATTAAAAATAGTCTTGTTGAAATAGCTGAATATGGATTTAAAATGAGTAATGATAATATTCAAATACTTGTTAGAGAATTATTTGAACGTCTATTGAAATTCAATATCAAAAGAAAGGGGTCTTATGTTGAAATATCAGAATTAGAATATAAAATAGTTTATGATGTGTTTGAGGATACTTTTGTTAATGAAGATGGTTGGATTAGAATTTCTAATAGGAATGATTTAACAAACATCGTATTTGAAACTGAAGATTTTTATATTCAAGAAAATACTGAAATGGCGAAGGAAAAAAGAGCGATGATTGAAGCTGATTACGAGTCTCGTAAATTAGAAAGTAAGAAAAAGAAGGCAGATAAGAAAGAAGCTATTAAGAAATCGAAATCATCTAAAACCGAAACTGATGTCACAACCGAATCAAATGACTAAATTTCTAGTATTAGAATTTAGAAATGCAGGGTTATTCAGAAAACATAGAAATACCAAAGATAAAATGTTTGACATGTGTGGAAGGAGAGACCGTAAAACTGAAACTGAATTCATTGAACCCATAACTGTTCACCAAATATCAAATATGCTTCATGTATTGTTTGGTGAACGACCTAAGCCAATTAATCGAGATACAGTATATAATAACATACCATATCTCTTTAATAAAGCTTTAGAATCGTATTTAAGAATTGATTCTTATAAGGATAGTAAGGGTAATTTTCAAAGTGAAACAATACAAACTAAAAAATCAATCGGAAATTCTTGGAGTACTCAATCATTTGTTTATTGGAAACGTATAAATAATTTATTAGGTGATGAACTATATAAAGAGTTCATTGATATATTAACAAGTGTTTATAAAATAGATATTAATATCACATCTTTTAATAAGGTTAAAGAATTGATTCTATCAAGACCAGATAAGCGTATTGATGAATTATTTAAAATGTTGAAATCAAAAGGTAAAACACCCGTTTTTGATAGTATTTATGGGCAAACAACAACTAATACAAGTATTAATATGAACAATAGAACACAATTAACAGTTTTAACAGGTTTAGATAAAATTATAAGACTTAGTGGTCAAATAATTGTTCCAGTATCTGATAAAGATATAGAGAAAATTAAAACCAATAAAGGTTGTGCTACTATACTTGATAATGGTTTTATCTATATTAAAGGTGTTAAATCTGGTAATATAATTACAACAGAAGGGTTTACAAGAGTTAGTGAAATAAGTTTAGAAAAACAATAATATGAGAATCAAAATAAATTTTTCAAAAAATACTAGTGAAATTCCAATAAGCAATCAAGCAATGTTGAATTCTTATATTCATAAATGTTTAGGTAGAAATAATATTTATCATGATGCTAAAAATGATTATAATATTTCTCATTTATATGGTGGTAAATTAAATTTAGAATCTAAACATTTATCTTTTGATAATGGTGGATATATTATTGTTTCGTCTAAAAATAATGAATTCATTAATAATATATTAATTGGTGTCATCAATAATCCATCATTAATGGCTGGTATGACTTTTTGTGGTGTTGATCATATTAATGAATATTTTAATAATGGATGGAATCATTTTGCTACATTATCACCATTTATAATAAAAAAATATATAGATAAGAAAAACTATTCTTTTATTACCCTTAATGATACTGATTTTGAGAATCAAATAAAACATTATTTAATTAATAAATTAACTAAGATCGATACTAGTTTAGATTTAACAGATTTTGAAATTAAAATACCTATTAATGATAGTCATAAAATTAAACGAATTTTAGTTAAAAACGTAATTAATTCTGCTAATTCGTGTCATATTAGTATTTATACAAACAAGAAGGTTGCCGAGCTTTTATATAATATTGGCATAGGTCAATCAACTGGTTCTGGATTTGGTACAATATATAAAACTGAAAATCATAAATTGTATAAACTAGACTAATTTATACAAGTTCTTTGACATATTATTTTTAATAAAATAACCTAAATCAATTAATATCAAATATTTAACTTGAGATAGGTTGGTAATTATATTATTCCGTAAGGGAATCACAACAAAAGGCTTAAGCAATTATTTCAAAACGCTGTTGGTAATTATATTATTCCGTAAGGGAATCACAACTTAGCAACACTCAACAAATGGAAACCAATAGTTGGTAATTATATTATTCCGTAAGGGAATCACAACACAAATCGATTCAACGTTTAAAACAAAAAGGTTGGTAATTATATTATTCCGTAAGGGAATCACAACTAATAAGCCTCCCATACATCAATTGGTTTAGTTGGTAATTATATTATTCCGTAAGGGAATCACAACAAGGATTACCTTGACACTCACTCTAATCTAGTTGGTAATTATATTATTCCGTAAGGGAATCACAACTTCAGAGTTCTGAATTAGTTCTTAACAGTAGTTGATAATTATATCATTCCATAGGGGAATCACAACCCAATTGTAATTGTAGTTCCAGTTGTTAAAGTTGATAATTATATCATTCCGTAGAGGAATCACAACAGATTAATCCAAGTTCCTAGATTAATAAAAGTTGGTAATTATATCGTTCTGTAGGGGAATCACAACAATCGATTTGATGAATCTAAGGGTAATTTGTTAGTAATTATATTATTCCGTAGGGAATCACAATGCTAGTATTTGAATTTGACAATTAAGACTAGTTAGTAATTATATTAATCCATATTGGAATCACAATGGTAATACATCTGCTTTTATCACAGATGAATTAATTATTCTATAATTCCATAAAGGAATCACAACACCCACCTTGATCTTTCTGCTTATTGTGACGTTTTTTTTATTCTTCTAAAAGGGAATCACAACTATTACTATGGCGTTTTGACACCATTTTGATTATTTATTTTATAACTCCATATAGGAATTTAATAAAACTTAACCATCTTTGAAAAATAAAATTGCTAGATTAATAAAAAAGTAGTATCTTTGTATTAATAATTATCGGTCCCTTTGCTGATAACAATTTGAGTCCTTGATAGGGCTCTTTTTGTTTAATAGTTGCAAATGAATTATTTTATTAGTATATTTGCAATATGATAACAAATAGAGTGTATAGATTAAAAGAAGCTGCTGAAGTAGGTAAAGGAATGCCCCTTCCAGCTCATCAAGAAATTGAGATTGTAACTGATGTGGTATATATTAATGGAAACATGGTACCACCAGAAATGCAATCTCTTTTTTATAATTGGATCATAAAGAATCCTAACCTTTTTGATGATGTAACTAAGAATTGGTAGGAATAAAATGAATAATGAATTTGTTTTAAGGAGTGGTAAGCATGCTGGTAAGACAATTGGGTGGTTGTTGAATAATCAACCATCTTATCTTGCTTGGGTGCAAGAGAACAGACCAGAAATGCTTAAGGGTTCGGATAAAAAAGAAGAACCTAAACCATTACCAAAAAAAGAAGTTAATTTCAGAGATGAACCGATAAAAACGATTACACCAAATATGAATTTTTTTAATGAAGGTCCAGCTGATATATGTAAGCCATATCTGGATAGTATGAAAAAAGGTTTGGTTTAATGAATTTTTTTTACTACCTTTGTACATTAATAAACAATCATGAAAACATTTCATTATACGATCAAAAATACTGATCCTTGGGCAATTACAGATACAGAAATTATTGTAATTGCAATTAATAAGGTTTCAGCTAAGAAATTGCTTAAAGAAGCTGGACATAATGATGTTAAGACATCAGATTTGATTGAGCTTAAAACTGGTGTTCATACTATTCAAACTTATATGACTGAGTAATCATGATCCTCAAAGAAAACGGTTTAAGATATGCTAAGCTTATTCATGTCAGTGTTGATAATGGTAAGACAGGCAATAGTAATAAGGTTTACATAATGGAAGAACTTCCAGATGGAAGAATTCGTTGTGATTATGGGCGTGTTGGAAAAGAACTAACAACTGAATACAAGGATAAATCCAAATGGGATTCAGTTTACAAACAGAAGCTTAGTAAGACTAAAGGTTATACTGATGTAACTGATTTGATGGTTGAACCAGTCAACAATGCCAATGGTAGCAAGACTGTTGATATTCAAGACAAGGATGTAAGAGCTTTGATTGAAGATTTGATGAATTTTGCAAATAAATCTATTCAACAAAACTATAAGGTAACACAAGAAGCAGTATCTGAACAACAAGTTAATACAGCTCAAGATGTTATCGATTCAATCAATAAAATTTTGAAGGTTGGTGTTGATTTGAAAATATTGAATGATTTGTTAATGAAACTTTACATCACCATCCCTAGAAAGATGAAAGATGTACGTGATCATCTATTTGAGCCAATCACTAATTCTAATACCCTTAAAATAGCAAAAGAATTAATTGGAAATGAACAGGACACGTTAGATACAATGGCTGGTCAGGTAAAGCTTTTGAAACAAAAGGCAACACTAGTTAATAAAACTAATAATGCTGGATCAACCATTCTTGATCAAATGGGTGTGAGTATTGAAGTTGAAAAAGACCCTAAGATGCTTGAACTTATTTATAAGTTATTGGGTTCTAGTAAAGATCAAGTTAAACGTATCTTCAGAGTTAATAATCCGAAGACAAAGGATACATTTGATAAGTTTGTCACAAATGCAAAAGTTAAAAAGAAACGACTTTATTTTCATGGTTCAAGAAATGAAAATTGGTTCAACTTACTTCAATCAGGAATACTAATTCGACCAGCTGGAGCAGTTCATACTGGCAGTATGTTTGGTGATGGAATTTACCTTGCTGATAAAGCACAAAAGGCACGTGGTTATTCATCATTAAAAGGTTCATATTGGACCAAAGGAAGTTCAAACAAAGGTTATATAGCACTATATGATTCTCATTTAGGAAATCAAAAAGAAATCCTTCATCATACATCAAGTTGTTATTCGCTTTGTGAAAGTCAATTAAAAAGAGAAGGATATGACAGTGTATTCGCTAAGGGTGGTTATGATCTTATCAATAATGAATATGTGCTTTACAATACAAAACAATGTACCATCAGTCATCTGTTGGAACTGAACTAAATATGAAATTTGAACTAAACGAAAAAGAATTAGCAGCTCTAAATGAATTGCGATCAGCATTGAAAACACTTCATGGTAAAGTCGGTGAAGAAACGTTTCTCTTTCAAGCAACAGGTATTGGTACCGTTGTTAAGATTAGATTTGATGACTACGGAATTGAAAAAGATATAACTGACGTTAGTTGTTGGTAAATAAATGATATGGAAACGATAAAAAAAACAGGATATGAATGGTGCCTAGAATCTAATATGAGAGTATTGGATTTAAAAGAATGGCCAGTAGGTGAAGACGGTTATTTTACAGATAAAATCGATAAGGATTTATTTGTGAAATTCATTAGTGAATGCACAGTAAAGCCAAATTCTCAACCACGTAAAACTGACAAGTATTTGATTACTCGTATGTATGGTATGGTTCCATATAACTTGAGTCCAATTCAACAAGGAATCCAATTTGGTCATGCTGTTGTTAGATATGGTAGATCAGTAAGAGGTATTGGTATTATTGAAGAAACATATAATCGATGGGCTGATAAATATGAAACATTTATCATTCTTAATGGTGGTACAACCAATAACAATCCAGAACGTCTTGGAACACTAAATAAACATTTAATTACACTAGAAAATCTAGGAGTTCAAATACAATCATTTTATGAACCAGATTTAGGTGATCAATTAACAGCTATTTGTTTTTTAGTAGATGAAAGGGTTTTTGATAAGACTCTTTATCCAGATTTTATTCCAGAAACACTTCCATGGGGTAGAAGAAAGCCAAGCGAAGATCAATTGGCTGAACTAGAATTGAAAAACAATAGAAATTATGTTCACTGGCTTGAGAAGATTGGTGGTGAAAGAAATGCATTTTTAAGAGAGTATTTAAAAACTCTTAGATTGGCATAATCTTTATTTTTCTATTATTTTTCGTATTATTGTTATGTGGAAAATAGAGAAAAACAAATACAAATATTAAATTACCTTGATAAGAATTATCAATTCAAGGATGGTAAGTTCTTTACAAAATATAATGATATTCATGAATGGGGTTGTAAGATAGTAGAATCACTATCAATTATCTTTTCTTTTAATATTGTTTTATGTGAATCTGAGTTTTCAAAATGGGCATACGCTGAAGGAATAACTAATGATCAGTGGGAAACAGCTTATCAGTCACATAAATTAAAAGCAACATGGGTACCAGAAATGATACAAGATTTACAAGCTTATGGTGTTGTAAATGCAGAGGAAAATTTAATTGCTGCTATTACTGAAGAAATATCAAAGGAAATTAATTCAGAAATACTTTATGAATTAAAAACAAAAGTAAAAACATATGATGAATTTTTAAGCTTAGTTAAATGTGTTGGTTATGAAACATCATTGTTAATGTATGATGTTGAAACATTCACACCTAGGAAATATTTTATATCTATGACACATAACGATATAATCAATGAGCGAAAGAATAACACTTTCTGGCAAGATTGGATTAAAAACCACCCATCTTAATATTTCTATTTGTTCTACTACATAATGGTTGAAGATTAGTATGATGGTTAAGTTTTATAATGTCATCTTCACAAGTAGCTGTATTTAATGGAATAATGTGGTCAATATCCCAACCATAGTTTAATTCACCATTATATTTACCATAGTTATCCCAATTCATCCAAGGAAGAAATTTTGATTCTAAATATTCTTTAAAGATAATAAAAGAACATCCAAGTATTTGTTCAGATAATGTATTTTTCTTAATTCCACGATATCTGAACGATTGTCTAATTAAACTTCTAATATTAGAAGTTAATTTATAAAGAGGGTCTAATTCTTTTCTTTTTTTAATGTAGTTTCGTTTATATAGTGGATTATTATCTCGCCATTTCTTCTCAGATATTTTAACATTTAATGGATTATTTTTCTTCCATTCTTTTTGTTTAGCAACCAATTTTTTCTTATTATTCTTACGATATGCTTTACCGTAAGCTCTATTATAATTTATTCGCTCTTCTAGTGTCATACTTAAAAATATATTGTTTTATATGAAAATGTAAAGATATTTGGAAACCATAAAAAAAGTTAGTACCTTTGTAATATGTCTGACCAAATAACACTTACGGGTAAAATAGCATTTGAAGTCGAGAACAAGACAAAGAAACATAATGTACAGTCATCGTGGAAACGAATGGCTATGGTTCATCTTGATGGTGATGTAACAGATTATTATGCATGGTTTGTTAACAAGCGTTATAATTTGATTCTTAATAAACCACTTCGTGGTGGTCACATATCATTCATTAATGATAGTATCAAGGACCTAAGCATCAATGGCACTAAAACCATTGAACAGATTGATGCAACATGGGAAGCTGTAAAGCTTAAATGGCATAACCAAGTAATTCCAATTACACTAGATTTAAATCCAAAAACAGATGATAGAATCTGGTGGTTGAATATTCCACAAGATGAACGTGAGTTGCTTCATAGCATTCGAGCAGAATTAGGTCTTGGCCGACCATTTTGGGGTCTTCATATGAGTATTGGCTATGCTAATGAAAAAAATATCTTCCATAGTATATATATTCATGATTTAATTAAAAAAGGTTTTATAACAACATGATCAATTATAAGCTATTAGACGACTCTATTAATTTTTATGAAGCAAGAGGTTTCCAACGAGTAGAAAGTCCTTGGACAGTCTCAGAACAGGTTGATAATATCACAAAACCAAGTGATCGTATTTCCTTTCAGCTTAAGCATAACAATAAATGCTTAGTAGCATCTGGTGAGCAGTCTTTTTTATATTTATATTTGAAAGGATTTTTACCTAAGGGACAATATCAAACTATAACACCATGTTTTAGATTTGAAGCTTTTGACTTCACACATACAAAATATTTCATGAAGAATGAATTGATAAAAACCGATACTATAACTCAATTGGAGCTGACTAATATTGTTGAGAAAGCATTAAGTTTTTATGAACAGTATTTTAAAGAAGGACTAAAGGTTCTTACAACTGATATCGGTTTTGATATTGAAATATATGGTAAGGAATTGGGTAGTTATGGAATCAGAAGTTGTGAATTCCTTGATTGGATATATGCTACTGGTTGTGCTGAACCTAGAACATCGTCATTAATTAAACTCTATGGGATATCATAAACGAGAAATCACTAAAGGTGAGATAGGAGAATTCTCAAAGATACGAGAAGAATTTGAAGAACTTACAGATGCTTATGATCAATGTGATAAAATTCTTATCATGTGTGAATTAAGTGATTTGATTGGTGCAATTGAAGAATATGCAAAACAATATCATTTAAATCTTGGTGATTTAAAGCGATTTTCTGACAAAACGAAATCAGCCTTTAAGGAAGGTAAACGTTAATTAACTTGCATATATCATTTATTATCAGTACCTTTGTTTGTACCTAAGCCAATAAACATGGAAAATGTAAAACCACTTAGTCCAACAGATTTAAAAGATAACATTGAAAATGTTATTCCTAGTGTTGTTATTGAAGCAGTAAATAATCTTTTAAAAAAAGAATTTGTTGGTAAGTCCATATCTATAACACAAAAAGCCATTGTATCTGAAATAATCAAATTGGATAATACAATCACAAGAGATAAATTATTTGATAATAACTGGATGGATTTTGAACCTATTTTTAGAAAGAATGGATGGCATGTTAATTATCAATCACCTGATAGAGATCAGAATTTTGATGAATACTTTGTTTTCACACCAGCTAAATAATGGAAAAGTTAACTGATAAACAAATGCGTTTTGTTTGTGAACTTATTTGGGGTAGTATACCAGCAGATAAGAATTACAAGATGGATAGAGATTGGATTGAAAAAACACCTATCTTTAATCAAAGAGCCTCAGAAATTCTTGAAAAATATCCAATGCTAGATAAGTCATTTTTTAATGAATCAGCTAAAACGTGGAAAAACGGTAAAAAGTTAAATTGGTTTCAACAAAAATTATTATTTATTTGGTTTAAAGAAAAAATACATTTAATTAGAATAAATTTTAAAAATAAGAATAAATGAAGACTGAAAAAGAAATGTTTGAGTTATCGTTCTTACGTCCTAAGAACTTTTTTAAATTACCAATGCAACAACAATGGGATATTGATAAAATGTTAGGAATTCTTGATTGGGAAGGTAATGATGTATCTGATGAAGATAACAAACGATTTAAAGCACATTACGAAACAGAAGATAAAACAAATATGAAAATAATTTTTGAAGAAGGAACAGAAGTTAAAGCGATTAATATCGCTCCACTAGCTGGAAATGATAAAGCACCAGCACTTGAATTGGATAAGATTTATACAATTAAACAAATAATTCTGGATAGTCAAGGCAATCAACACTTAGATGTTGGTCTTGTGTCAGAATTAAATTATGTTAGAAGCTGGGAAACTAAAGAACAATTACCTAATGGTGAAACAATTCATTGGTGTCATCCTTCAAGATTTGAAATGGTAAATAAATAAAATCATGGATGTATTACAATTATTAGTTGGTAAAAAGATGAAAATTATGACTGATTTGAAGGTTGAGGTAGAACTTGAAATCAAAGAAGTCATCCCACAACACCATTCAAGACAAATCACTCCAGATACAGCTGAAAATGACTGGTGGGGTGAAACTCAGGATTGGAAAACCTATTTGATAAAATTCACAAATGGAGCATCCAAAACATTTGATAGTATAACAGAAATTAAAGTATTATAAAAATATGGGTGGATTAGCACTTAAAAAAGCACATACACGTAGATATGAACGAGCTGAATTTGATATTATCAGCAAGGAACTTATTGATACATTAAGGAAAGACTTTAAGCGTGTTGCAATGCCATTATTTTATAGCAATAAGAAATCATTTGGTGATGCTGATTTAATTGTATCAATGGAAGGTTTTGATCGTAATGTTAGAGATTATATAGTTGAAACCTTCAATCCAATCGAAATTTTTCACAATGGGAATTGTTATTCTTTTGATTATAAGGAATTGCAAATTGATCTTATAACACTTGCACAAGAACACTTCGATTCCAATGAAATGTATTTATCATATAATGATCTTGGAAACTTTATTGGCAGAATAGCACAAGGTTTTGGGTTAAAATATGGTCAAGAAGGTCTTTGGTATGAACACTATTATAAGGGTATGAATATTGGTCGTATTCCAATATCAAAGAATTATAAAGAAATTTTTAAATTTCTTGGATTATCTTATGAAAGATGGGAAGCTGGTTTTGATGAATTGGAAGATATATTTGTATATATAGCAACGAGTCCTTATTTCAATTGGGAAATGTTTCAATTGGATAAATTGAACAAGATCAATAGAGATAGAAATTTGAAACGAAAATCATATATGTCATTTCTTGAATGGATGGATCATAACGTTGCAGATGATGATCATAAATATATTTTTAAGGATACTTATTTGGATAACAAAGATGCTTATATTGATGTTATTGATGAACATTTTCCAGAAGCAAGAGTAATGACTGAAATTAGACGACTTGAATATGAAGAGTGTAAGAAGTTGTATATAAAAGCTAAGTTCAATGGTGGTGATGTAATGCGTAAATATGATCTAAAAGGTAAAGAACTTGGTGATGCAATGTCTGGGTTCAAAAAAACAATTGATAGTATTTTTAAAGATGAAACTTATGATGATTATATTATAAATCATAGTATTGAAGACATATATAAAGATTTTGAGTTATATTTAAAACCTTAAAAACATGAACCTAGAAGATTTACCTAAAGATTGTATCAGAACTAATTCTGGTATTTTCATGAATATTTTTAATCCAACACCTGAAATGTTTTGTATTGAAGATATTGCACATTCTTTAGCTGCACAGCCTAGATTTGCTGGTCATCTAAATAGACATTATTCAGTTGCACAACATAGTGTATTAGCTGCTAGAATGGCTAAAAAGAAAAATAAATTGGCAACTCTTTTACATGATAGCACTGAAGCTTTTATTTTGGATATGCCTAGTCCAATTAAGGCTAGAATGCCAGAGTACAAGGAGTTTGAACGAGTATTAATGCTTGCTATTGCAAGCAAATTCAAAATTCAATATCCTTTTGATAAAGAAGTTAAAAAAATTGACAAGATAATGATTCATTTGGAATGGGAGAATCTTGTCAACAATAATAATAAAAAATTCAAATGTTGGTCTCAGAAAAAAGCCAAAAGAAAATTCTTGAAAATGTATTATGAATTAACAACTAAAGAATATGAAAAATCTTATTAAAGCACTGATAATATTTTTAAAATATAATGATTGCAATTCTCCAACACATTGTGAACATGATGTTCTAATGATCATGGGAGTTACTCAAGATCAAGTATCACAAGAAGATAAAGATGAATTAGATACCTTAGGTTTTTTCTGGAATGATGAACATGATTGTTGGGCATCATACCGTTATGGTTCAGCTTAATTATTTATAAAAGGGGTTTTCCTTTAACATCATAGTTATAATTTCATCAGCTTTTTTGCAATCTTCATTAAATGAAATTATTTCTTCATCACTTGGATTACGCCATTCATTTTCAGCTTCTGTTTTTATTAAGTATTTTTTATGCAACCATCTTTCCACTTTCAAATAATTTTCTGATTGATAATATTTAATAAGACTTATCTTTCTAGGATTACCTGTTTGTAATTGTTTGATGCGTTTATTTGGATTATTTTTGGTAATACCAATCTTGTAAGTTTCCTTACCTATTGCATCAACTTCCAGAAATAGATATACATATCCCATAATTTTACAATAATAATGAAAAATTATTATTTAGTCAAGCTTTTTGATTCTAGTATTGCTTGATTGATATACTTAAGTAAAGTGAGACCCTTACCAGTTAAAAATACATCAGAATGATCATTGAACTTAGCAATTACCTTGATTGGTTTATTATCTATTCTAATAAGTTCATTTTCATGATGGGCCATTGATAACATTTTAAAATATTTAGATTTGAAGATAAATTCTTTTGAATTGGTTGTATATTCTAAAACAAAAGCCATTCTTAATTCTTCATTAATCATATCATGTAATAACTCTTTTCTTGCTTGTGGTGAATTATAATCATTAAAATTGATATTCCTAGCAACTTCATTCAAGGTGTCATGATTGCCAAATGTAGATGCAGCATCAAAATCATTGGTCCAGCTTTGAATTTGATTTTTTGCTTTATAAGTGTATGGAAATGGAGTTTTAATGTCAATTGGTTGACCTTTTTCTATGAAATATTTAACTGGAATGGTTAAACCTCTATAAACCTTTGTTTTTTCTGGAATAAGCACTTCTGGATATTGTTTCATACAACTACTTAGTGTTCTAACAGCACGTACAAATTCTGGTGTTATCTCTTCACCATATTTATTATCTGTAAAGTCTGAAATATCCCTAACATATGAATTTTCAATACCTGTATTAGCCTCAGTTCCACCTAATTCATGTCCGAATAGTTCATGACCAAATTTTTTGACACAAGCTTCGACTTCAGCTTCAATTAGTAGATTTTTATAGATTTCTAGAATTTTCATAAGATTCACATATAAATATTTGGAAATATTGAAATATTTACCTACCTTTGCTTCGTAATCAAAAATAATACTATGAAAAACGTAAATTTAACTGGTCTTTTTTTAGCTTTGGTAGCTAAATATGGTGTTAGCTCGTTTAAGGTTAATAGTATTATCAATAACAAGACAAATGAGCCAGTTGATGCCATTATCACGTTTTATAATGGAAATTTAACTACACTTAATCTTGATGAAGCTGAACAAATCGTAAAAGCTAACACAGGAGAAGTTAAACAATTTACTGTTAAGAAGCATAAGAATAATATACGTGTTTATATTGAATTTGTTGGGAATGATGATTATTGGAATGATGATTGGGCTTATAAGTATTAAGCTTTAAAGTCTCTCATATTAACAACAATATTATTCATAAAGCTTTTATCAACGAAAGATTTAGCTTTATTAACATTATCCCCTCTTTTAATATTGTTATTCATATGAGCTAACAATTGATTACCAGGCGATGAATTATTTGGATTCTTAGGGTCAGCTAATACGATAGATGGCATACGATTATCATAAATTGCTATATAATAATTAAATCCACTCATTAATCCTTCTGTTCTTTTTGCTGTTACTATAATATTTGATGCAACACCATTCATTGGTTGTATTTTTATAAGACCTAAAGGAACCAAGACACAAATTCCAGAATTACCTTCTGGGTATTGTTTTTCTTTTACAGCATTAATTTTATTTCTAAGTTGTGTTTGTATCTGACTTATAATCCAAGCGTCTTGTTTTTCTTTAGGAATATTGGGTAAATAAGCAGTAGGAGGAATTTGAATTGACACTATATTGTTAATAACTTCGTTAACTCTATCACCAAAATGACCAGTGGGTTCAGCCTCAGTAATAGCATATTCCAATAAATATTTCCTAAGAAGTTCTTTGATCATGACTTATTTTATCATAAATATCAAAATAAACAACAAAAAACTTGACAATTACCAAAACTTTTAGTACCTTTGCTTATATTTATTAAACAACGAAGAAATTCGATAAGAAAAACAAAATGAAAAACATTAACAACACATCAGTCCTTTTATTGTTATGTCTAGTGCTAGACAGGATGGGCTATGCTTGTTAAGTTATGATACTTAAACATGAAAGCCCATCTCCAACAAGGTGGGCTTTTTTAATGCACATGTGGCTGAGTGGTCCAAAGCAGCAGTCTGCAAAACTGTACAACCATAGGTTCGAATCCTATCATGTGCTCAAGTAATGAAAATAAGTTTCCATGGTCGAGTGGCTAGGCTGAGGATTGCAAATCCTCCTACATTGGTTCGAATCCAGTTGGGAACTCAAAATAACAAAGAGTAAAAATAGTTTTATGACAGACATTAAAAAAGATTTCCTTATTGATAGGGATGAAACAGGACGAGAGATTTATTTTTATCCAGAAACTGGTAAAAGATATTTCGTTGAATATATTGAACCAAGAAATTGGAGAGTTGGTTGGGGTGATGTAAATCCAGCAACCAAACAAATGGAAGGTGCTTATGGAATGAAATTCAAAGGTGCCATCAAAGCAGAAGAATCCATGATCACAAAAGAAAATGGATTTGATAATATAGTCGAAGGACAAGGTGCAAGTGTGGGTGATACCATTCATCAAATGCATGAAAAATGGAAACGAGAAAACGGATATGCCTAATCAAGTGAAAAAAGAAATTGAAGCAATATTATTTGAAAATGCTTTAAAAGAAAAAGAAATAAAAATCAGAGCAAAAAAAATATACAAAAGAAAAAATTGTTTAAGATGGTTGACAAGAATGAAATAAAAAAAGACTTATACAAGTCAAAAAACTTTGCAGTATTTAGCCATTACCAATCTGGTAATTTATATTATACTGTTGAAATTAATGAAGGTAAATTTCAGTTCCCTATTTCAACACTTGATAAAGTTAAATTGGATGATGTTGTAACATCTGGTATTTATGATGCTACTAATTTTCATTATAAATTTGAAGGAAAATTAGTTACAAAAATAAAAGAACCTGTTGATGGAATGGATGATTTTGAAGAAATTAAATTCGATAAGCTTTCTTCTGATTTAGGATCAACACCATTTGGTGCCGAAGTAAAAGGATCAGAATTAATCAGATGGATTCAAAAAGCGATTGATGCTGGTGAATTTATAAAGGTAGGTTAATCCTATCATGGGAGTGTAGCTCAGCTGGTTCAGAGCATCTGCCTTACAAGCAGAGGGTCACAGGTTCGAACCCTGTCATTCCCACAGTTCTTTAAAATATTGAGTAGTGCAGAGGTGGTGAAAGTGGTATACACGCTAGCTTTTTAAACGGAGGAATAGTCATCAATCCTCTACCTGATGGTTCTCATCAGGATGTCTGGTTGACTGTAATGTAGGTTCGATCCCTACCTTTTGCTCTACTCAAAAATTGGACTTTAACTCAGAGGCTAGAGTGCTACTATGACATGGTAGAAGTCGAGATTTCAAAATTCTCAAGTCCAACAAATGGCCCTTATTCACAATGGATGTGTACTTGCCTTACATGCAAGCGTAGATGGTTCGATTCCGTCAGGGGCTACTAAAAATTTAATACAAAATAACATGATTTACTTTACATGCTCATACTGCGAAAAACCAATTAGTTGCATGGCAATTGTTGTTGATAAAACACACTTTGCTCACTCAGCTTGTTTAAGTGATCTTAAGAAAAAAATAGAAGAAGATAAGATCAAAAAAGTCACAAAAGCTTGGGAAGATTCTGGTCTTTTAAATGGATTGAAAGGTAAAATTAAACCAGAATTAGCTAAATTATTTGAATGTTGCAAGTCATCAACCATTAAAGAAGAAAAAGTATAATGATGAATTTAAAAGCGGATGGTTTCACCTAGTGCATAATAAAGCACAGTGAAACATGAGAGAAAAAAAGACACTGAAACACACAATGAATAGCCAAGTGTATAACAAGGCTTTAAGACAAAACATGGGTTGCCCGATTTGTCCACCTAACAGAGGTTGTAATAGAAATAGAGATAATCACAGCCTCTCTTGGAAAGGATATCGAAATTCTCAATGGAAAGAAAATGAATAAGAACATATGTTCTTATGGGGATATGGTGAAATTGGTAGACACGAGGGACTTAAAATCCCTTGCCGTAAGGCGTAACGGTTCGAGTCCGTTTTTCCCTACTAGATGGCCCAGTGGTGCAACTGGTTAGACACAACAGACTTAAAATCTGTACAACTGTGGGTTCGAATCCCACTTGGGCTACAACATGATCACAATGGCCTTGTGGTGAAATTGGTAGACACGCCAGACTCAAAATCTGGTGTCGCAAGACGTAACGGTTCGAGTCCGTTCTAGGCTACAAATATTAATAGTGCTTACTACGTAAATTGAAATATTTGCGTGTTTATCTTGGCAATGAAATAAGTCCAAGCTCTTAAAACCAACAACAACTAAGATTGGGATTGGTCAAAGTAAGTCAATGGTAAACTGGGATACATTCAGCTATTAGTATTTATGGGAGTGTGCTGGAATTGGCATACAGCTCCGTCTTAGAAACGGAGGCCGAAAGGCTTGTGGGTTCGAGTCCCACCACTCTCACAAAAGATGGTTACAGCAAAGTAACAGGTTAAAAATTTATCTCAAAAATAAATCAGTGGTTCAATTCCATACAACCATCTTGAACTTGGCCCTCTAGCCCAATTGGTAGAGGCAATGGTCTAAGAAGCCATCCAGTGTGAGTTCGAATCTCACGAGGGCTACAAAATGTTTTAACACGTATTGTGTACTTTTCACATGTCTACCATATATTTAATATATGAGAAAAGATATAATTAAACGAAAAGACGAAATTTTAATTTGGATTTCAGAAAATAAACCTAAATCTTTCATATCAAAAGAACTTGGATGTAAACAAGATACACTTAATATCTACTTAAAAAAAATGGATATTATTTATGTTGGGAATATGTCTGGTAAGGGAATACTTAAGAGTAAGGTTAAGATGGAGGATATCTTAGCTAATAAAGTAACATTTGATTCACCTCATCTAAAAAGACGATTAATATTTACTGGATTATTAGAGAATAAATGTTTAAGTTGTGGTAATACTGGTGAGTGGAATGGTAAACCAATGACACTTGAATTGGATCATATCAATGGTGATAGTAATGACAATAGATTAGAAAACCTTAGAATTCTTTGCCCTAATTGTCATAGCCAAACTCCAACTTTCAGAAAGAAGAAAACTACCTAAATTTTTATCTAAAAGCTGAACTTGATTGTTCGGCTTTTTTTATGTATATTTGTAATATGAGAACAACATTAACATTAACAAAAAAATATTCAGTATCTTTTACTAAATATAATAGTGAACTAGCACTTATACCAACATTAATACCTAGTAGATTTGGTCATAAAAAAGAATTTAGACATTTTGGACCAATGTCATATAATTTAAGTCTTCTATGGTTAGGTATGTCATTAGGAATAACCATTACTGTTAATTAATATGATAAAGAAATTATTCGTTTTTAATTGATATGAGTGAAGCAAAAAGAGAATTTGATATTCATATATATAGACAGTGTGATATGAGTGCAAAAAAAGCTGCTATATCACTTATGAAAAATAGAGGCTACGAATTAATAGGTGATGTTGAAAAAGAACACTTCAAAAAATATGATTTAATATTCAAGAATGATAAAGGTGAAGTAATAAGTGTTGAAAATGAATATCGGGGTAATTTTAAAAAAATTCGAGATATCTACTCAACTGTTCATATTCCAATAAGGAAAAGGAATTCACAATGTGATTATTATTTCGTTTGGGGTCTTGACTATACTGAAGTTGGTTTGATTAAGATGTCTGATATCAGTAAATTTACAGATAAACCAGTTAGTGTGTATTGCACTGAAGCATTTGAATTATATGATGCTGATATTTATAAAGAAGAATTCATTGATGTACCTAAGGAATATGTAACATTTTTCAGATTAAATAAACAAGGATATTGGAAATTGAAGTATGGTAACTAAACTGGTAAATCTTAAACATGATCCATATGATGTGTATATTGGCAGAGGTAGTAAATGGGGTTGTCCTTTTACAATAATTAAAGATCGGCCAACACTAGCTAAAGAAGTAGTTGGATCAAAAGAAGAAGCTCTTGCTAAGTATAAAGAACACATCCTTGCTAGTCCAGAATTAATGGAAGCATTAGATGAGCTTGAAGGAAAGGTACTTGGTTGTTTTTGTAAACCAGAACCCTGTCATGGTGATGTGTTGTTGGAATTACTTGGACAAAAGAAACTTAAAGAACATTTTAGAAATAATCAAAAATAAAACTTGTAGGTTTCAAAAATTAGGTGTAGTTTTGTAAAAATAAAAATTAACACTTAAAATTCACAAAAATGAAAATGACAGCAGAAGAAAAGAAAGCAGAACAAAAGAAATACTATGTTCGCTTAAATGAAATCCTTGTAAAAGTACAAGATGGCGAATTGACAGCACGTGCTGGAGAAAATGCAATTGAATCACTTAATGGTGAATTCGAAAACTTGAATACAAAAGCATCAGTTTGTATCATCGAAGCAATGACTGATGAATATGCTAACTTTGACGAAAACTCAAATTGCTAATAATAGGATCAACAGCAAGTAAGTTAAGAGAGCCAGAAGACTTAGATGTCATCGCTACTCCATTTGAAACATCTAAATTAACAGGTGTTGAGGCAACTGATAGATTTTATTCAGTTATAAAAGATGGAAAAAGAACTGATATATTTGTCGCTCATCCCAATTCAACTGGAGAACGTTATTTAAACTATTGTAATGCAACTACCTCTGAGGTAGTTGCACCATTAGATGTTGTTTTAAGTATCAAGAATAGTCACAAGTATATTTATCGAGGCAAGTTTAGAAAATCATTTAAACACTTGATGGATTATTCAGAGCTACTTAAGATCACTAAATTAACACCAGAACTTACTGAGCTATCAAAAAGTTGGGGAGAAGAATTTATTCTATCCTTTAACGAAGCTGAACTTAAACGACTTCATTTACCTAAATTAAAAGGTAAAGATAGTACGGTATTTTTCACTGATAAGGTTAAATATTATTATGAACATGACTCAATTCATGAGATAATGGCTCATTATGATAAACCAATGTATTTGAGAACAAAGATTGACGAAACAGTTGAATGTCATAAGTCTCTTTTTGAATCTCTATCTCATGAGGACAAGATTAAACAAGTTCTTGAAGAGTGTTATGTAATTGCTTTGGAAAGATGTCTTTATCCTCTTATTAAAGGAGAGTCAAATATTCCAGCCTTTACACATAAAGATGCTTTCAAGTATGCGTTGGTAAGAGTCTCAACAAATTTAACTGGTGGATGGTTTAGAAAATTCTCAGCTGATAATTTTTCAGATATCTTTGCTTCTTATGATGAAGGATATGGTATGAAAGGACTCTTGAATCAAGATAAGCTGAGACTCTATGTTAAGACTAATTAAATAAAAAGCTTGCTAGATATAAAATAATTTAGTATATTTGCAATATAACAAAAAACAAAAACCAAAATTTATGACAAACACCAAAACAGAAACCAGTGTTAAAAATGGTATCAAAATCATCAAGACTGCCATTAAACAAAAAATCTCATTATCAGAAGCTTCAAGAAAAGCTAACTTCGGAAGAAATTATGTTTCTGACATCAAAGCAAGAGTTAAAGCTAACTACAAAAACAAAAATGTTAGTAGAGAAACTTACACAGAATTTACTTCTTTGATCAAGACTTATTCTTCTAACTAAAAAAAAATTGCCAAAAGACTTGCTTTTTAATAAAATAGTTAGTACCTTTGTGTAACATTTAAAAGAAACGACATATTTATTAAGACAAGGGGAAACCCACAAGACTAAAAACAATGAAAACAGTTAACAACATATTTGATTTTGCATTTTTTGCAGCCGAGGCCGATAAAAGCCAAGGAAGGTCAACTATTGTCAAAAGTTAACGAAAACGTTATAATTAATTTGATAAGAAAGGTTGGCCGAAGTCAACCTTTTTTTTTTACATATATTGCAATGGAAAAATGGAAAAAAATAAAAGAAGGTAATTACGAGGTTTCAACTCTTGGTAATCTTAAAAACATTAAAACAGGAAAATTAGTTAAAATACATAATGATAGTAAAGGATATAAAATAGTTGGTTTGTACTTCAATGGAAAACGAAAAACTTGTATTCTTCATAGATTGATAGGTGAAGCGTTTATTGAAAATCCAGATAATAAACCATTTATTGATCATATTAATAGGGTAAAAAATGATAATAGAATTGAAAATTTAAGATGGGTAACACATCTAGAAAACATGAAAAATCAATCAAGAGGTCATATTACAAAGGAAATGATACAAATAATAATTGATTTGTATAACAATGGACATAGTAATGATTTAATTGAAAAAGAAATAAATGGACTTTAAGCTAATCTGGTGAAAGCGCATGTCTGAAGAACATGAGAGCCCAGTTCGAAACTGGGAAGGTCCACAACAACGTTATTTGACATATTGGATTTAAGGAACTTTAGCTCAGAATGGTAGAGCGAGACCCAGTTAGGGTCTGCGTCCCAGCTTCGATAACTGGAAGTTCCACTAATCATCCTTTCGTCTAGTGGTCTAGGACACTGCCCTTTCAAGGCGGTAACACGGATTCAAATTCCGTAGGGATGACCTTGACTTTTTTGTACCTTGCCGTATATTTAGTATATGGCAAGACAAGAAAGAAAATATCATTACATCTATAAAATTACATGTAATGTAACAAATAGATATTACATAGGAATGCACTCAACAGATAACTTGAATGATGGTTATTTTGGTAGTGGAAAACGACTTTGGTTTAGTATTAACTATCATGGTAAAAAGAATCATACTAAGGAAATACTTGAGTGGTTACCAACAAGAGAATTATTGAAAAACAGAGAGAAGGAATTAGTGACAAAAGAGTTGATTGGTGAAGATTTATGTATGAATTTGAAGGAAGGTGGAGATGGTGGATTTGTTAATGAAGAACATAAACATAAATTTATTACATCAGATGGTCCTAAAAATTTCGCTATAAGATTTAAAAAGGATAAATTATTTGGAAATAGAATAAAAAAAACTTTGTTGGAGAATGTGAAAATTGCTCATAAAAATGGTAAAATTAAGTATGATACCATGACAGGGAAAAATCATAGTATTGAAACAATTGAATTGATGTCTGAATCACATAAAGGTAAACATAATGGAAATAAAAATTCTCAATATGATACCTGTTGGATTACGAAAGAAGGTGAACATAAAAAAATAAAAAAAGAATATATTAATTCGTTTATAGAACAAGGATGGATTAAAGGAAGAAAATAACTAAAGAATTATGAAGAAATTTTTAATATTATTGAAATGGAAATATTCAAGATGGATTGTTAAACGTAGACATATTAGATTTCATATACTTCTTGTTAGAATACATTGGATACAAGAATTAGAAAATTTACCTCAATATAATCTAAAGGAATTAGGTAATTTAAGATATTCTAAATTGAGGAAGTTATTTATCAAGGAATTTCCTAATGAATATATTCATAACCCATTTAAAGACTAATAGGAAAGACTATTAAATGCTCCCATCGAATAGTGGTTAGTTCGTTTGGTTTTCAACCAAAAAACAGGAGTTCAATTCTCCTTGGGAGTACAAGTATTTATAATTATGAAATACAAATGTGATAATAAACGCCATCTAGTATGTGTTCCGTATTCAATCGAGAACTTACATGAAATGGCTAAGGAATTAGGAATAAAAAAATGTTGGTTTCATAAAGATCACTATGATATACCAAAGAAAAGAATTGTTGAGATACAATCTAAGTGTGAAGTAATAACACCAAGAGAAATACTTGCAATAATTAAAAATGCTGCGTTTGACTAGCGGTCTAGGTCGCCATCCTTTCAAGGTGGAACTCGTAAGAGTATCATGGGTTCGAATCCCATACGCAGTACTATATGGAGATCACTACAATGATCAAAGTAGAGGCCATGAAAAGCATTTGTAGATGTTCTAGTGGTCAGAGATGTTCGTCTAGTGGCCTAGGACAGCCCCGTTGAAGGGGCAAACACGAGTTCGAGTCTCGTACATCTTACAAGTGTTTTTGTTGTGTCAATCCGAGCAGTAAAAAATCAACGTAATCGGATTAAATGGAGAGTTAGTAGAGCTGGTTACAATATTTGCCTGTCACGCAAAAGGCCACGGGTTCGAATCCCGTACTCTCCGCTTGGTTCTATGAGCCCACTGGGTTGGGAACTAGATTGTCGATCTAGGAAGAATGAGGGTTCAACTCCCTCTAGAACCGCCAAAATTAAAATGGGGTGTTGCACAGGCGCAGCCAAATATCCTTGCAAGATATTCTGAAAAACAGGGTTCAATTCCCTTACGCTCCACTAAAAGGATGGTTGACAACCAAACACTCGTCTAGTCAATGAGTGGTTCTTGTTATTAAAATGGATGTGAGGTCAAACGGTTAAGATGTCTGCTTGTCACGCAGTATGGAGCGAGTTCAACTCTCGTCACATCCGCAAATTAACAAATACAAAAGTTTCCGAATGGTAGTAGGAACTAAGTGAGATGGAAGTTCGATTCTTCCTCTAGGTTGGGTTCGAATCCAACTATGACTGCAAAATTGGGAGATAGTATAATTGGTTAGTACGCCACCTAGACGGGTGGAAAAGTCGAGTTCGAAACTCGCTCTCTCAACTAGTGGTGTAGTGAAATGGTATCACAATGTAAAAGCTAATCTGTTAAGATTACGTTCAGCAATTAAACTAGCCTCTCACGCCAGAATTCTAGGTTCGATTCCTAGCACCACTGCAAATAACACATGATTAAAATACCTAGTAATGGGAAAGTTAGAAAAAAAGAAAGCCAAGCTTCAAGAAAGAATCCAATATTTAGAAAATGAAATGATTTCAGCTCTAACTAAAAAGACTTCCACTACTAAGGAAATTGATGTTGCTGGAACACAAAGAAAGATAAGTGAATTACGAAAAGAATTAACTCTATTAAAATGATAAGTCAAGGGGGCAACAGCTTGGACGCACCAAGCAGCAACGTATAGAATTACGTAAGCTACAAATAGGATCGAAGCATGAAAGAAAGCTTCAAAAATACTCACAAGGATTTAATCAAATCTTCATCTTCTTTATACAATCACATCGAAAAGGTATTCTTACTTTTTGTGGTAGTGATATAAATCCAATTCAATTTGATGTGAATGAAATTGAAGGTAAAAACGTATTCAGAAAATACGACAATGGAAATTACAAAGACAATATCGTTATTAAAACCAGACACCCTAACATAGTTAGAAGTGTTATAATTGGTAAAAAATCTTGGGGTCTTTGGGTAAATGAATGGAGTGATGGAATTGTTGAAGGTTCATTCAGTAAAAGAGAAATTCTTGAAGAATTTTCAAAAAACGGTATAATCATACCAGAATCATTATTAAATGATTTTAATAATAGAATTTATCGGAAATTGGGTTCAAAATCTTGGTAATTTTAACCTTTTAAGTGATATTTATAGTGAAATACCATTTAAAATGAAGATTAGCCACATATTTCAAGAAATACTTAATGAGGATTTTAAATCACAAAGTGCCAAGTTTATAAAACAAGGTATCGATCCAGAAGTGGTTAAAAATTACGTTGACAAGTTTAAGCATATCAGAGATAAGAAGTTCAAAGAAATGTTTGATACAGATTTAGATATTTCTGTTGCTCCAGATAAAAGAAACAATATCGATTCTTACACAGATTTTCATGATCTAGAACAATTAGTTGATTATGTTGGTGGACGTAGACAAGGTGTATCAACCTTTGGTAGTGGAAATGAACAAATAGAAATTGATGCCAAGCCAGTTTATAAAGATGAAAATTTTGAAGTGTATTATGCTGATACACCAAGAGCTTGTATAAAATATAAGGGTAAATTTCCTTATTCTTGGTGTGTAGCTAGATCAGATTCATCCAATATGTTTTATACATACAGATTCAAGCCATATGAACCAGCGTTTTATTTTGTCAAGAATTTAAAGCTTGCTGAGAAAGAATTTGGTGTTTGGAATATGACTAAGAATGTATTTAAAGGTCAATTCAAATATCCATATCACTTTTTCGTTATTCAAGTTCCAAAGAATGCAAAGATGGATGATTTAGAAACACAACAATATTTTGTTACATCGGCAAATAATGATGGTGATAAGCAATTAAGCTGGAATGAGATTCTAGGAATAAACCCTAAGCTTAAAGTTATTAGAGATGTGTTGGTACCTAAACCATTTACACCAGAAGAAAGAGAAAAGAATGAAAGATTTAAAAATGGTATTAGTGATCAAGAATTTGCGAAGCTTAGTTATGAAGATAAACGAAGCTACTTAGATATCTATCCTACAATTGCAAGACCAATTACTTTTCGTCAATTGACTAATTTACCAGATGATTTATTAAACTTATATGTTTCTTTTGGTATTGGATTGGATGATAAACAATTTGAATTTATTAAACCTAAAAAAGATATCTTAAAACGCTATACGCAAATCAGTAAAAAGAAATTGGAAGAGTATCTTAAAAGAGATGGTAGAGAGAGAAGACAACTTAAGATGAATTTTACTGAATTGATAATTTTATCTGATGAAGATATTAGATCATATTTAGAGAGTCTAGATCAAAAAGAAATAAATGCCTTTGTTCATACCTTTGGTGAAGACAAGCTTGAATTTTTGCAAAAACACTTACCAAATAAATTCACAGAAGAACATAAATCAATAGGAAATTTATTGAAACTAGCTAATAATGGTAATGAAGAAGCGTATGAGAAAATAAAATCAATGATACCAGAAGATGTTGATGTGACATTTTATAATGGTTATATAACTTTTGATACATCAAGTTATGGTAGTTATTTGAAAAAACATATGGATTCATCAGTATATGAATTATTGGAAAAATTAGATTATGATACTTGGAATAGCAATGGATATAATTATAGTTATTATGATGGTGATAGTGATAGATTAGATGAAGATTATGAATATTATCTTGAAACATTTATAACTAATCATAATGAATTTGCGGATCAATTTAAAGCATATGGTTTAGGATGGGATAAAGAAAGTCTTAAGGATTTATTGGAAAGTTATAAAAAAGTTGATGAAATTAAAGGTGAAATAGATTCTAAATATTCTGAAGCTAAAGATGAAGGAGAGGAAAAAGCTTGGGATAAAATTCGTAATAGCATAAAAGCGATCATGTATTTGGATAATGATGATACTGATTTAAATCTAAGAATAGGTCCATTTATCATGGCATTAACTAAAGAAAATATCTTTAGTACTGATAAGCAATTATTTATTGATAACCTTATTTCACTAGCAGATGAAATACTTGAAGGTTATGATGTTCCAACAAATTATGAAAGTGTGTGGGAAGAAATAAGTGAAACTGGGAATAATAACATGGAAATCGATAATGACTCCATTTATAATTCAATTGAAAAAGAGGTAGATAATGCACTCGAAGAATTATCTTCAGATGATGATTCAAGTGATGAAACGAATGATGGTGATTCAGAAGAAGAAACTAAGTTGGTTAAATTAAAGAGTCAAATAATTCTTTTATTAAATGATACATTAAAACGATTGGGTCAAGACCCAACCAGTAGTAGAATTGAAAACGAAATAGCGATAATTGAAATTGATAGAAAGAAATTTCAATTAGATGGTAAGGTTTTTATTAAATTCACAGATAAACAACACGGTGAATCACGTGAGGGTTATATACCTATCAAGGATATACCGAGTTATTTTACCAATCATAAGCTTTTTGAACAAGTTAATAGGATCAAGAAGCTTATACGATATTAATTTGTTTATTCGAAAATTATTTAGTACCTTTGTTTCATGAAAAAGAAAATCCTTCAAAAGATCGCCAATAAGATGGTGAAACGAGTGGAAGAAGCCACCGATCCAGAACTTCTAGCTTTTTATTACGATAGAGGTGTTTGGTTTAATGATTTTTGTATCAGTTATTTTGAAATCTATTTGGATTAAAAATAAATTTGGTAGATTCAAAAATCTTTTGTACCTTTGTGCTCTGTTAGAGGAGCATTTGGTTCCTCAAAAATATTAAAAAATAATACTTGACAAAGCGTAATTTAGTTAGTAACTTTGCAAAGTAAATATGGGGGATTAGCTCAGAATTTGGTTAGAGCAGTAGTAATACAGGTCGGTGGTTAGAACCCATCATCCCCCACTAGTTCATTGACATTTTAGCAATTAAAAATAATAAAGATTCATTTCTGCAATTAGAAACTATAACGGTCCTAAGGTAGCGATCTCTCGGTAATTCGAATAGCGACAGCATGATTATCAGACAGGGATATGTTAATTCATATTCTGAGTACTGAGGTAGGTAAAGCTTAGCAATAAGCACGAATATCATGCGTTCCCAGTGGCGTAAAATATTAGCGGAAGCTAAGGGGTTGGTCAAACGAGGTAGACTCTCGGCCCTAAAAAATACGTTGTACGGAGGCCACAATCTGTTCTTGGATGTTTAGTCCACATCAATATGAACATGAATCTGAAATAAAACAAACTGATAAGGGAACTTGCCGTTAAGTTGGCTGTGCGTGATAGCACGAAAGGATAACGTAAGGGGAGACATGGTGTATAACTACTGTGGAACAAAGTTATGAGGCAAGACTTCAAATACTCCACGAAAAGCAATGCGACTGCTCATAAGCCACCATGAATCTGTTTTAAAATTGGCAGAGTGATTGTAAGTTTTCACACTCTTTAAATTTTCGGGGAAATACACCGATTAGCCAACTACGATTGTAAAACAAACGTTAACTCAGCAATGAGACGTAAAGATGTTCGGAGCATCTGCAATCAAAAAAAACAAGGTTTATAATAATAGTAGTATTCACGTAGCTTTTACGGAGTGATATGAAACAAATCCAGTCTTAGCGGAATGGAACTCTCAAGAGTAGAAAAAAGATGAGAGAGTATAGTAAACCTAGTGTATTCGGGCTGTCCATGGCCCTCGTATTGTTTCAGCGGTGATACGTTCTAAGATACATCTTGGAATAGTTTATGGTGGAGGTAGCCATCCCATTAGTAGCAATAAACTAAAAAAACAGAGACTTCTGGGGCTGATGTAAATGGTCAGCAAATGGTGATGTAGCTCAGTTGGTAGAGCAATAGACTGAAAATCTATGTGTCGCTAGTTCGATTCTAGCCGTTACCACTGGAAATTCAACCGTATTGGCCCGAACACTTGTGTTTGTCTTTGGAATAAGACCTTGGGGTGCATTACAGCGGAAATGGTGGTTGTGACCAGTGATTCTGGATTAATCTCACAACTAAATTGGGGAGGTAGCACAGTTGGTTAGTGCGATTGGCTAGAACACCGCAAATCCCAGCGGAAAGAGAACCGAGTCAGCTGCAACTGGCGTTAGGTGAAGTAGTACAGGTTCGAATCCTGTGAGCAGCTCATGAATAATTTGTTTGACATTTCTATTGGAGAATGTAGATCATCATTATCATTCTTAAAAATGGGTGATTGGTTTGATGTTTATATCCTAGAATTCTCAAATAGAATTACTGGTGAAAAAATAGGATTCTTTTATTCAAATCCAAACGATTCAGATGGGATTTCATCAATCATGGGTTATGGTCTAACAAAAGATTTCATTGGTAAAAATCTTGGTGAAGATTTTCTTATTGAAGCTCTTTCTTTTCTAATTGAAAACAAGCATACTAAAGCTATTTCTTGTTCCAACATATCAATGAATAAGTTTAGTAAAGCTCTTTGGGAAAGATTAAAACTAAGACAAGAACTAGTTATTGAGGATGATGGATATGTATCTATAATGAAATTTAACATGTAATTGTTTGAATTAATAATTTTTTTCATTACCTTTGCGATATGGATTGTAACACATTAGTTAGAATAGAGCCTGATGGACGTAAGGTATGGAAACCAAAAAAGGTTTTTAATACTCAAGATGAAGCTATTGAAGCAGCAAAAGCCTTAAACAGTTTAGATCATAGAATCAATAAAGTTGTTCCATATCGATGTAAGGTTTGTCATAAATACCATTTAGGGCGAAATGGAAAAGAAATAAAAGAGAAGGATCGAGAAAAATTAAAAAAACAACAAATAACATTTAAACCACAAGTTAAAGAACCAGATTTTAAGGTTATCGGTTGGATAGATTTAAGTAAAATTAAATATTGATTTTTAAACATATTGTAGTATATTTATTTAAATGAGTAGAAAAAAACGCAATAAATTCTTCTTCAAGGAAAAAGAGATCATTCGTCTTAAAATGAATGCCGATCAAATCCGTGATTCTATCCGCAATCAAGGTTGGGTTGAATTGGAAGAACCTATTCATCATGGCTATAATGCTGAATGGACCCTTCGTGATGATATCTTAAGACGTGATGATTCAGCTGCGTATAAAGAGGCTTTAAATACTTGTAACGATAGAATCTGGTCCAAGAACCCAGACTTCAAATACAAGAATCGTAAAACCAAGCGTTGGGAAATCATTAAGCCAAAATTGAAGAAGATCAATAAGATGACTTATGATAATCTTTCAGCAACAGCTAAGAAGTTCTTCTACGAGGATACATCTAAAGAAAGAAGATACTGGAGATATGGTTATACTGACAAATCATATATCTGTACCTTATCATATGAATTGGTTGTGAAGATAACTAAATCATTTATCACACATAGAAGAGAACATGATGGTGTTCTTTATCAAATGGATGCTGAGAATGAAAAGATGCTTTATCAAGTTGCTAATGGTCATCCTTGGACTGGAAATAATTATCCTAAATGGTATCGTAAGCATGAGAATAAAAAGATCAAATTGAAAGAAGAAAGAGATTTGCTTGAATCAGTAAAAGGTTACAATGTTTCCGCTTAAGAACTATAAATACGAAATTCCAATTGGGAATGAATTAGGTGCCTTTGGTGTTACTCGTAAACACGATATACATACTGGTGTTGATCTTTATTGCAATGAAGGTGATGAAGTTTTCGCAATAGAAGATGGTGAAGTTGTAGCAATTGAATGGTTTACTGGTGAAAAGGTTCAAATGCCTTGGTGGAATAATACACAAGCAATTGCAATCAAAAGTAGGTCTGGAACGATCAACTATGGTGAAGTTATTGCCAACGAAACACTGAAGGTTGGTGATATAGTAAATGAAGGATATTTATTAGGTAAGGTGGTCCCAGTTCTTTTAAAAGACAAAGGCAAGGTCCCATCAACTAGTATGCTTCACTTGGAACTCTATAATAAATATGAAGGTGATTGGGCCTTATGGTCATTAGGTGAATCCCAACCAGTTAACTTGGCTGATCCAACAAGTCTTTTAAAAATGCTCCTGTAGTATAGTCGGTTAGTACACTACCTTGGTAAGGTAGAAGCCCCAATTCGAATTTGGGTGGGAGCTCAAATCCAATTTGTTTATTCAGATTTTTTTTAGTACCTTTGTTCTATGGAACCAAAGAGTCTCTGGGAAATTCTTGTCCCAACCATATCTAATGAAGGTAAGCCTTATAGAACCCGATATCACAGAGTATGGGATGCTAAGGTAAGAGCATTAGCCAATGGCTTGACAATACTTACTCCAGCAAAGGGACAATGGATTTCACCAATAGGTGAACTTCATGCTGAACGAATGATTCCAGTACGCATTTATTGCACCAAGAGTGATATTGATAAGATCATTGATTTAACTATGACTTATTACAATCAATTGGCAATACTTGCTTACAAGATATCAGATGATGTAATCTTAAAACACAAAAATGAAAACATTAACTAGAACAGAAGTTGGTAAAGCCAGCAAAGATTATCGTGAAATGCTTAAAAAAGAAAAGCATCATAAACACGAAATAATTGAAGACGAACATGGTACTTATCGTTGGAAAGCTAATCCAACTGTTAGGGATTTAATTGGTGGCAAACTTAATTTAAACGATATTTGGATATTGTTTAATGCAATGGGTTATACTAAGAACTCAGAAGTTATGCGACAAATGTATCGTGACATGGGTTACTCTTTGTCTGGATACTGGGAGATTTTTTATTGGGAAATGAATAATGAAAACGCTGATGAGTATGTTCCTAACCCATCAGCATTAGGAAGACAAATATGAGTATATCAACAAAATATGGAAGAACCTATCACTATGACTTCAGTCCTGGTACGACCTCCGATGATCGGATAAATCGTAATTGGCGTGAAGAAGTGAAATCATTTAAGACCATACTTCATACTGAAAAGATGGATGGTGAAAACACTTGTTTATCACCATTAGGTGTATTTGCTCGATCACATGCTGCACCAACACTTCATCCTTGGGCCAATCACCTAAAGATAAAACAAAGTGTTATGGCAACTGATTTGAAAGAAAATAATCTTGAAATATTTGGTGAAAACTTATATGCTATTCATTCAATTATTTATCCACGATTAGAAGAACACTTTTATGTCTTTGGAGTTAGGATACTAGATAAATGGTTATCATGGGAAGAAACAAAATGGTATGCTACCATGTTTGACTTGCCAGTTGTTCCAGAGTTATTAATTCAAGGTACTCAAGATACTGATCTTATTAAACAAACGGTATTGGATTTAGCTAGCAAGCCAAGTGTATTTGGATCAATTCAAAATAATACCAATCCACCAATGGATTGTACACGTGAAGGAATTGTAAGTAGAAACATTGAAGAATATGATGTTGATGCGTTTGCTAAGAATGTATTTAAATATGTACGAAAAAATCATGTACAAACAGATGTGCATTGGAGCAAAACAATAACACGAGCAGTTCTTAAACACGAATTGGAAGCAAAAAATAAATAATATGGGATGTCATACTTGGTTCTTTACTAAAATAGAACGTACAGCTGAAGAAGCACGAAAAATTTGGATTAATGATCATAAAAAATGGATGGATAAATGGAAAGAGATTTGTGATAATCCAAATGATCATGCAAGAGTTACATACAATTGGTCACAAGAATATTGTGATTATCATCTAGAAGTTAGAAAAAGACAATTGAGACTTGTTGAAAATGGCTTCTGTATGCAAGCTGTGTTTAATAAACAACCAGATGATGAAAATATTTTATATCGTTATGTAGTTGGTAAAGGATTATTTGCTGATAATGGTAAATTACCTCATGATATTTTTAGAAGTAAATATACTGAAGTACAATTATTTTCATTAGATCAAACACTAAAGTATATATCGGATAATAAAAATGCTTTAGCATTTCATATGTCAGAAGAAGACACAATACAAGCACTAACTAAATTTTGGAATGAGTATCCAAATGGAATGATTGAATTCGGATGATGACTAATAAGAAACAAATAAGAGAGCAGTTTAGAACAGCTGTTTTTAAAAGAGATAAAAATATTTGTCAGGTCTGTAAAAAGAAACATACAGATACTGAAGAATTGGATGCTCATCATATTACAGATCGGAGTGAAATGCCAAATGGTGGATATGTAAAGGAAAATGGTATTACGCTTTGTAAAGATGAATGTCACATGAAGTGTGAACGGTTTCATATTAGTGGTGGATTAGAATGGAATGAAGGTTTACATCCAGATGATCTTTATAAAATGATTGAAAGTTCAAAAGAATTAGCATTTGAAAAAAGTAATGAATTATGAATATAGCTGTTGCTAAAATAGTAAAAAAATGGAGAATACCATATCATGTACCAGCTAGATATGGTAGTGCTGTTTGTTATCGAGTATGGAAAGATAATGAATTAGTATATGATGGTGTTGATCCAAATTACAAACGATTAACAAAGAAACAAGTAATTAACTGGGTTAAAAAGAAATATGATTTCATTGTAGTTGAAGTTAAAGATTATGGTGCATTATATACATAATTTATGAGTTGGAAATTTAAATATTACGATGTAAATACTGGACCCAATTGGGAAGCCATAGAGAAGAACTGTGAGTGGTTTCGTGATATGAAAGCTATTCCACAAGATGCTATCTGGCATGCTGAAGGTGATGTTCAAATTCATACCAAGATGGTATGTGAAGCACTCATTAAGCTACCAGAGTTTATTGAACTGAATGAAGCTAGTAAGCACATTGTATTCACGAGTGCATTGATGCATGATATCGAAAAGCGTTCAACAACGATGGAAGAAGAACGTGATGGACGAATATGTATCACAGCACCAAGACATGCAAAGCGTGGAGAATTCACAGCTAGAATTCTTTTGTACAAAGAATATGAGTGTCCTTTTGAAACGAGAGAAATTATTTGCAAGATGGTTAGATGGCATGGCAAGCCTCTATACAGTCTTACTGATTCTGGAGTGGAAAGAAGCATAGTTAGTATTTCAATGCAATTACCAATACATTGGTTAGCTATGTTATCTAAGGCTGATATTCTTGGTCGGATATGTAATGATGAAGCTGAGCAATTGGAAAAGATTGAATACTTCAAATTGTATGCAGCTGATTTAGAGTGTTTGTATGGTCCAAGAAAGTTTACCAGTGAATTAAGTAGATTCACTTATTTATCAGAAGGTGGTTATTTGAATTATGAACCATTTGATGAAACTAAGTTTGAAGTTGTGATGATGTCAGCCTTGCCAGGTTCTGGAAAGGATACTTATATTGGTAAGCATCTTGATGGATATGGAATTGTAAGTCTTGATGGTATCAGGGTTGAGCTTAAGGTTAAACCAACAGATAAGAAAGCAAATGGTACTGTAATTCAAATTGCAAAAGAACGAGCAAAAGAATTCATGCGTAAAAAACAAAACTTCGTTTGGAACGCAACAAATATAACAAAAGACATGAGAGGTCAATTAATTGACTTATTCAGATCATATGGTGGACGAGTAAAGATCATCTATATTGAGGTTCCTTATAAAACACTAGTGAGTCAAAATAGAAATCGAGAAGCAATGGTTCCTTTGGTTGCAATTGAAAAGATGATTACAAAACTAGAACCACCATTGTTAGATGAAGCACATGTGATAATTAATGAAATTAATTCATAAAAATAAATGGTTTATTTTAAAAAAATAAAAAGAAAGTTTGATGGAGATAAATTTTTCTTTTGGTATCTAATATTTCTTTTTTTGGTTGTATTAGGTTTGTCAACACAAATACATTAACTCATGGATATGCAATATGAATTAGAATTTGAAGAAGGAATAGATTTTGATAAGATTTATATCGATCAATCTATTTTCATAACTGATGTTGCTGATCGTAGGATAAGTTCTGCTTATACGGCATATGGAATTCAGTGTATTGATTCTCAATATATACACTTGATTCGTAATATGCAATATAAGGTTAAACAACTATATAAGATTGATAGACGAGTTTCTACATACTGTGATATAAAAACTCGTAAAGTACATGAAATGTATCTTAGTTATCATACTTATTATGATCCTATTGAATTGGATTATAGATGGGGTGATGTTCGTGTAGAATGGGAAAATGGCAATATTGTAGATTTTCATTATGGTGATCAACCTGTATTTGATATTAAAACCAGAAGATCAAATCCTGATCAATTAAGAAAAGAAATAATTGATAACCCTCATCTTCATATAATGATAAAAGAGAATCTATTGTCAAATTTAAATAGCATTGAACAAGATGGAGTACTTTGAAAATATAACAGAACCTAAACCAATACATGGTGCTAAAGGTCAGTATCGTGAATTCATTGGTACATGGAGTGAAGACTTAACTTATTCTGGTGATCGAATGGGTTGTGATATTTATTGTGCCCAGTGTAATCATTGGAATACTGTTAAAGGAACATCTATCTTATTTGAATTTATGTCTTGTAAAAATTGTAAAGTTAGTTTTAGAAATTAATAATTTGGTTATATGAAAAAAATTCATTACCTTTGTTAATTAACAAAATCAATTGATGAGAAACTATGGCTTGGGTAATCGAATTACTCCCTATAAGGATAGAGAAATAAACTTGGATAAGCCAGTTTGTGTTTATCGATGTCTAACACGAAAAGGTGTTGTTTATTCTATATTACAGAATTCTGTAGTAGTTGGACATACTGATTGTATCATGCTACGTGATGTAAAATTTGTAGTATCTAAAGTTGGAAATAAACGTGTCAGACAAACGAAAGAAAAGAATGTACATGCATTTGCTAAAGGCATTATAACCAAACAAGGTGGCATGGCCACAACAGCTGAAGAATGTGAATCACGAAATGAACAATTACCAGCTATCATAACATATAATCCATACAACTATGATTCTTTTGTATGTAAAAATTTAACCAATAAACCAATAAAAGTTTTAGGTGCTAGATTTGCCGTTTTAAACAAATATGGTTTATCTGGTACATATCTTGAAACTAATCCAAAATAAAATGTTGAAACTATTTGCTAAATCACATACAGTTAAAAACTGGACCAAGATCATATCAACTAAGTATAATGATATTGAATTTCTTGGTCGAGCTGATGACGTTGCAACAATACTTGGTATAACATCTAATACCGAAAAAGCTAAAATTGCAGAAGCTTCAATTGAAGCCTTTGGTCAATCAATTGGTATTAGTTCATTTGAAGATGCTTGTGATAAATTAGGTATTTCAAAAATACTTCCTAATTTTGATTGTTTTAATGGTAAGAAATTTTTAGCTGAATATCAATTAACAATCATTATCAAAGTATTAAATGAAGGTTGGTATCCTAATTGGGAGGATGGTAATGAAAACAAATACTTTCCATATTTTAACCTCAAAGGCGGTTTTTCGTATTATGATACTCATTGTGGTCATACTGTTACGGCTGTTCCATCGGCCCTTTATTTAAAATCTGAAAAATTGGCTGTATTCTGTGGCAAAAAATTTATTCATTTATATAAAGATTATTATCAATAAAATTTGGTAGATTGAAATTTTTTATGTACCTTTGTAATCATCTAAAAGAAAAATATGAAAAATCAAACAATTAGTAGAGACAACCTTAAAGAAATTTATAACATTGCTTGTTCTGGTTGGAAAACCAAGATTGAAGATTATGCTAAAAGAAATCCATTTGAAAATGAAATTTCTTTTACACAATCTGAAGTTGATGAGATGTTTAAAGCATCTGATGAGAAGCAAACTAATGTTTTGAAGAAATTTTTCTCAATACCAAAAAATATTAGAGATCGAGTAAAATCGTTTTTGGATGCTTGCAAGGTTCTCGATCTCAACCCAAAAGAAGTTTATCATTCCAATGATACACCTGATGAAGTTGCATTTAAGAAGCTTAAGGTAATTATCAAAGCCCTAAATGAAGGTTGGTATCCAAACTGGAAAGACGAAAATGAAGCGAAATGGTATAATTACTTTAGAATGAAGGGCGGTTTTTCGTTTTATGATGCTTCTTATCATTTTACTAGTACTTATACGGCTGTTCCATCGGCCCTTTGTCTTAGAAGCCAAGAACTTGCAAAATATGTCATTGAAATTGCGTTAGAAGAATATAAAGAATACTACTCATAAAAGGGTTGTGTGCCAAACGGATGCGGTTTTTCGTATTATGATACTAATTATAATAATACTAATACGAATGTTCCATCAGCAACTTGCTTAAACATAACGGCACAGACCTTACCAACATGGTAAAAAATTACATAATTTAGTTAGGTGTTAGTATCTGCGGAAAACGCTCCTATTAAAGCAAAGGATGAAGAGAGTAGGAAATCTTTACAATGACATTTGTGATATTGAAAACTTGGAACTGGCTGATTTAAAAGCTAGGAAGAGTAAACGTAATAGATATGATGTTGTTTTACATGACAAAGAAAAAGATTTAAATATTTTAAAATTAAATGAAGCACTATTAAATAAAACTTTTAGAACTTCAACATATAAAACGTTTAAAATCTTCGAAGGTAAGGAACGAATAATTTCCAGCTTACCTTATTATCCAGATAGGATTGTTCATCATGCAATAATGAACAAATTAGAACCTATCTTCACATCTTTGTTTACTTCCAATACTTATAGCTGTATTAAAGGAAGAGGCATTCATGGGGCAGCTAATGCCCTTAAAAAAGCACTCAAGGATGTTCCTAATACAACTTATTGTCTGAAGATTGATATCAAACAATTCTATCCAAGTATTGATCATGAGATATTAAAACAAATCATTAGACGAAAAATCAAGGATAAAGATTTGTTATGGTTGTTAGATGAGATTATTGATAGTGCTGATGGTATTCCAATTGGTAATTATTTAAGTCAATACTTTGCTAATTTATATCTAACTTATTTTGATCATTGGTTGAAAGAGGTTAAAGGTGTAAAATATTGTTTTAGATATGCTGATGATATTGTCATATTATCTGGTAGTAAAGCCTATTTGCATGCTTTGTTAGCTGAAATGAGAGAGTATCTTGGAAGCAAATTAAAATTGACTATAAAAGACAACTATCAAGTCTTTATGGTTGAAATCAGAGGAATAGATTTTGTTGGTTATGTATTCTTTCATACTCATGTATTGCTTAGAAAATCAATCAAAAAGAGCTTTGCTAGAATGATGTATAAACGAAGAAAGATAAGATCATTTTCAGCATATAGTGGTTGGTCAATGCATTGTAATGCAAGACATTTAATGAAGAAACTATTAAGTAATAAAACAATGTTGAATTAAATTTGGTTGTTTCAATTTTTTTTCATACCTTTGTGTCCTAAACAAAACTCAACATGAAAATAGATATCAATGGTGTTTCAATCACCTTAACTGATGAACAATTAGCTGAAATAGCTAGACAGACTAGTAAAATTAAATCTTACAAGGATATTACATCCTTTGATAAGGCTTGCGAACAACAAAACATCAATGTAAGCCAATTCAACTCTAAACTTGATGGTTTAGATAAGAATGAGATTGCACTTAGAAAACTTAAAATAATTGTTAAGGCAATCCGATCATTTACTAATTGGAAACCAGTTTGGTCTAACACCAATCAACGTAAATATAGAGTTTGGTTTGATTTGGAGCAAGGTTTTTCGTCTTATGATACTTATTATAATAATACTGATACGGATGTTCCATCGGCCCTTTATGTAGAAAGTGAAGATCAAGCTAAGTTTTTAGGAATTACATTTTTGGACTTGTTTAAAGATTATATTCTTGAGGATTAGTTATTGGTCCTTTTATGATAATGATATGGGTCTTTGTAATGAAGACCCATTTTATTTAAAATGGTGTTAATGTAATAAAAATTAACATTACAAAACGTTGCTGATTTATTTGGTGTAAAAAGAAGTACAATAAAATATAAAAACATGGGTGTATATAGTCATTTAAAAGGAAAGAGGGTGTTATGTGCTATGAGTGGAGGTATTGATTCTACTATATCAGCTGTCTTACTCAAAGAAGATCAAGTTGACGTAATTGGGATCACCATGAAGACATGGGATTATGCTAGTTCTGGTGTTGACATTGCACACAACAAGAGTACAGGATGTTGCTCATTGGATGATATTAATGATGCAAGAGAAATTTGTGTTAAGAATGATATCCCACATACAATCTATGATATCCGTAACAGCTTCAATGATTCTGTTATCAACAATTTCATTGATGAATATATGGAAGGTAGAACACCTAATCCATGTATCCTATGTAATACTCACATCAAGTGGGGTGCATTATTAAAGATTGCTGATCAATTGAATTGTGATTATATCGCAACAGGACACTATGCTATTATCAGAAATGAAAATGGTCGTTACATGTTGTCTAGTGGTGTTGATGTAACAAAGGATCAATCTTATGTATTGTGGGGACTTACTCAAGAAGTTCTTGCAAGAACCATCTTTCCAGTTGGAGGTTATGAAAAGACTGACATAAGAAAGATGGCTGCTGATAGAGGTTATGAAGCATTATCCAAGAAGGGAGAAAGCTACGAAATCTGTTTCATCCCAGATAATAACTACCGAGCATTTCTTTCTAGAAAGAGAGAAATCAACAAGGGTAATTTTATTGATACGGATGGTAAGATAATTGGAACTCATGATGGATTCCCATATTTCACTGTTGGACAAAGACGTGGATTGGGTGTTGGTGATCTTCCTAGCACTGAACCATTTTATGTAACGGATATCAACCCAAAGACAAATGAAGTGACTCTAGGACTTGAAAAGGACCTTATGAGACAACACATGATTGTCAAGAAGATAAATACTATCAAGGTTGATTATGATGCATTGGATGGAATGGAAGTCCTTGCTAATGTAAGATATCGTGGTAAGACAACACTAGCTACCTTAACTTGCTTAGGCAATGATATGGTGCGAGTGGATTTTGCTCACCAAGTTCGAACAATAACAGCTGGCCAATCAACGGTCTTTTACGACCCAAATAACCCATCGGATGTAATAGGCGGTGGTCATATCCATGAAGTATTATGATTCAAGAAACCCATACAAATTGTATGGGTTTTCTTTATTTTTGTCGTTTCATAACGATATTTATATTAAAATCAGGATAATATGGATATTAGAAAACGACTTAGAATGGCTTTATTAAATGAAGGTGCTCACAAAAATGAATATGGTTGTGTAATGGTGTTTTTAGATGCAGATCAAAAACGCTGGAATGAAATGCAAGATATGATCGATGAAGATGATTTATATGATCCCAAGGATGATACTGGATTTGGTAGAGAAACTGAACCACATGTAACAATCTTATTTGGACTTCACAATAATATTTTAGATAAAGATATTGAAGAAGAAATTGATAGTCTTAAGACACCTAAAATGGCATTTAAAGGAATTTCTTCTTTTGCAAATCCAAAATTTGATGTATTGAAATTTGATGTTGAAAGTGAAGATTTACATAAAGCAAACAAAAAATTTACAGATAATTTTCCATATACGAATGATCATCCAAAATATCATCCTCACTGTACAATAGCGTATCTTAAACCTAAGATGGCAGATAAGTACATCAAAAAATTAAAAGAGATGGTTGACATTGAAATTAAACCAAGTAAATTTGTTTACTCAAAGGCAGATGGAACAAAAAAGAATTACAAATTAAAATAATAAAATTATTTTAAAACCCTTTTTATTTACCTTGACCTACATTTCGTTTAAAGTAATTTTTAGCTTTTTTTGATCTTGATGCTTTGCTTTTAGCATGAATTCCTTTTCTGCTTTTTTTAGCATTGGTTATTCTAGTTGAGGTATTACCTGTTTTCAATTGTTTTGCCATGATTGGTTTAATTTGCATATAAATAGTTGCACTGATACGAAAAAAATAGTATATTTGCCTAAAAGCTAGATATTATGAAAACTTTATTATTAATAGACATTGATAGTGATCGTCCACAAAAGGTCATTCTTGGGAAACCAAATGAGATTAAACCACCAACCAATTTCGAAGAAGCTCAATTATTAGTTAATACAGACGTAGTTTGTGTTTGTGAAGCATTATGTGCTTTAATTGATTTAGCTGATCAAAATGGCTATTCCAAAAGAGAAGTAATGGTGACAGAAGCCATCAAGAATTTAACTGATTTGTTAAAACCAAAAGATGAGGTTGATAATGAATCTGTTAAGGAGGAAGAAAAGTAATTTTTAATTTATTGTTGCAATAGGGAATATTTATATAAGAGTTGTTTCTACTAAAATAAAATTTGGTTAAATGAATATAAATTTGTACCTTTGTAATGAAAAAGCTAACTCCAATAATAAAATTTAATGGTGGTAACCCAGTTGCTTTATGTAATCGATGTTACATCATAATGTGTTTTGTATCAAGCAAAGAAGGTGAAAATTATATTGTTGAAGATATCAATGGCAATAATGAAGGACCGTATATTTCTGAATCAATGTTAGGAAAGGCACCTCCAATATACTGTGACAAATGTAAACAACTATTAACCTATTCGGTAAATGAATAATCAACTAAGTCCAAAAGAAATCGCATTTGAGAAAGCAGAAGCTGTTATTAATTCATGCGTAAATCTGGAACACACCAAAGGTGCATCCAGATACATTGATTTATTCATTGATAAGTTCAGTGATTGGATTGCATATACTGATTTGACTTTACTATTGGAACGAAAAGAGTATTCTATTAAAAATAAATAAAGTTTTATGTTACAAGGAACATTTAATAAAGTAATCGTAGGTAAAGAACTCTACCTTTACAATGCTAAAGGCCAATTAATTTTCAAGCGTTGGATCGATCAAAATCGCTCAGTTGTTTTCAACGGAACTGGAATGCCATATGGCAAAGACACTCTTGTTTCAATAACTGATCAAGGAACAGTAAAAAAATACTAATATGACTTCAGAAACTATTAATATAAGCATACCAGTTGAATTGATTCAAGAGGGTGAAACAGTTTTTATTTCAACAACAGAAGAAGCTGAAAAAATTCTAGGTTTTTCAAGTTATGGTGATGGAAAGACAAAAGAAGAAGCTGAGAAGCAATTTTGGAGCATGATCAGATTTATGAATGAATACTATAAGGAAAGATCAGATAATCTTGATTGTTGGAAACCCTTTCAAAAAGGTGATTGGAAACACATAGGTGGAACTTGGTTTACTATTTTTGGTATTCATGTATATTTTAGAACTGGAAAAGGAATGAAAGGTGGCCGATATATTCCTTTTACAAATCTTAATATTATGATTAATAATCATTGGAGAAAACCTAAAAAATAATACTTGTATTTATAAAATAAATATAGTACCTTTGTTATATGAATCACAATGGCTAAAAAGAAAGAAGAAAAAGAAGAAATAAAGCCATCGAAATACATACGAATAGCATCTGATGCTCCACAAGATGAATTCAGATTAATAGGTGAACGAGTACAAAGGGGTGAATTGAAATGGGGCTATTTTGCTTCTGATGGTAATAAAAATTATCACCATTATTTAGTTGTAAAAAAATAAAACAAATGTCAATAAAAGAACAAATAAACGCTGATTTCATGGAAGCTTACAAAGCTAAAGACATGTTAAAGAAAAATTTCTTAAGCGTTTTAAAAGGTGCTATACAAACTCAAGAAGGCCAATTGATTCCATCTACCGATGAAAATGTTTTGAAGGTGATTAAATCCTTTGAAAAAGGAATTCTAGAAAACATTGAAGGTCGCAAGACAATGAAGTTAGATGTTTCAGAACAAGAATTGGAATTATCTTACATCAAGCCATATCAACCAACATTAATGACTGAAGATGAAATTCGTATTTTAGTCAAGAACATGTTAAATACATCTGAAACGATTGCTTTAAATGTTGGCTTCCTTACAGGAACATTCAATAGACAAAATAAAGGAAAAGCTTTTGACAACAAAGTTGTTACTAAAGTTATTCAAGAAGAAATATTAAACAAATAGTATGATAAGTATACCTGTAGCCTTATTGATAATAGCGATACATTTTTTCGCTGACTTCATGTGCCAATCAGATGAGATGGCTGTAAATAAAAGTAAGAGCAATTATTGGTTAACAATTCATGTTGCTGTTTATTCTACAGTAACGTTCTTAGCTTGGATGTTTTGCTTCTTCCAACCATCATATGAATACATGGCTAGCCAGTATTTAGAGTTTGCTGCTTTTGTATTTATAACACACTGGATTACTGATTACTGTACTAGCAGATTAAGCAGCAAATACTTTGGTAAGAACGATTATCATTGGGGATTTGTTGTAGTTGGTTTTGATCAAGTATTACACTACATACAATTACTTTCAGCATATTACATTTTCATTAAACAAAATTAAGAATGACCCAAGAAGAAATCCATTCAAGCTTAGATAAGATGCTTGAGAACCCAAAATCTAAAACGTTCATCAACCATCTTGTTAGAGCATATATGCCAATTTCAAAAGTTGAAAAGGTTATGGATAAACCAAAGGGTGATTTTAAATGTGTTATTACGAAAGATTCGTTATTTTCAGTACAAGATATCTTTGAAGGAATTCAAACAGAAGAATTCAAGGATAACTTCATGAAGAGCTTGAAGACCATGTTTGATGAAAATGCTGACAAGACATCACCAGTAACTAAGCTCATTGGTGATAAGAAAATGGGTGTTACTGGAAAAGATACCACTACATTTATGTCTTATCCAGCATTTCAGGAGTTTTATAATTGGGTTATCACAAAATCACTTAAGGGTGATAAACATATTAATTGGTTATTAGGTTCTATTAAACGAACATCATTTATTGAACGAGCTGAAAATATTGAAGACATTGATGTTCAGAACAAGATCGTTAATATGAAAAAAAAGAATCCAGTAACAACATTTACACTTGGAGATGCCAGTGATGTATTATCAAAGTTAAAGAAACAAATGGATTCGGATGGAAACTAAACAAATAGTCATCAATCTTATTGGAGGACCAGGTATCGGTAAGACAATTCTAGCTGCTGATATATTTTCAAAATTGAAAAAAAATGGTGTTACCTGTAGTGTGGCTCCAGAATATATCAAGGAGTTATTGATGCGAAAAGCAATGAAAGAGATCACTTGTCAAGTTAAGCTTTTTGCAGAACAGCATTTTATCTTATTCAGCTTAACTGGTGAAGTTGATGTAATTGTTACTGATGCACCTTTATTGTTATTTCCATCTTATGATAAAACAAAGTGTCCTCATTTAAAAGCTTTGGTTTTAAAGGAATATAATCAATATGATAATCTTCTATATTTCATAGAACGAGATTTAAATGTTCCATATGAAACAGTAGGCAGATATCAAGACCTAGATGGTGCTAAACAAGTTGATGAAGATTTGAAAGGATTCTTGTCAGAAAATAATATTTCTTATGAAACCATTACTGGGATTGGCCCAGATTCATTAGAAACTATTTTTAAGGACGTTAAAATAAAATTAAATAAATGAGATTAAATATTGATTTAACACAAGGAAAGATTCAGAAGAATATATATTTTACTTCTGATTTTCACTTGTTTCACCACAATGTATTGCGCTTTGATAATAGGCCATTTACTGATGTTAATGAAATGCATTTGGAAATTGAAAAGGCTTGGAATGATGTTGTTAAACCAGAAGATATTGTTATTTATCTAGGTGATCTCAGCTTTGCTAGACGTGAAGATAAAATTACTGTTGAGAAGCTTGTTAATAATCTAAATGGAACAATTCATTATATCATTGGTAATCATGATAAATATGATGATATAAAAAAGTATAAAAAATTCGTCAGTGTTGATGACTATTTGGATTTATTTATAAGATTTAAAAAAGTATTGCCAGATGGTTCTTCTATTGATGAAGAAGTATTATTTTGTTGCATGCATTATCCAATATACTCTTGGAATAAGAAACATCATGGTAGTTATCATGTACATGGTCATTGTCATTTAAGTTTAAGTGAAGGTGAATTTCATAAGCAAAATCGAATAATTGATGTGGGTTGTATGGGATTTAACTATGCGCCAATTTCTTATTTGGACATAATAAAATTAAAAGAAGATATTGACTTTAAAGCGTCAAATAATCATCATTAATTAGAGTTAAAAGAGAAATAGAATTATGGGAAATAAAAAACTTGAAAACAAGAAATCTGAGGAATTTGATTCACAAGAGGAAGAATTACTTAAAGAGATAACAGAAGACATGGAAGTTCCACCAGATGAACTTGATGATTCAGAGGAATATGATGCCCAATCATTATCCAAAAATATTAGTTTTATTGAATTTGCTTTTTTAAATGCTTATTTATATAAATCATTTCGTGGAAAGACAAAAGATGTTGTAGTTACTTCTTATGGACAAGTAGATTCATTGGGACGAGTTAACTATGGTGGTCCTTTTGAAATAACCAGTTCATTTTGGTTTGCTGGTAGAATGGAAGGTGTGGATAATGACTTTATCTTCCAAACAAAGATGTATGTTGATAGTCGAAATGAGTTAGTCATTCAACTTAATACATCAGTTAAAAAAAGTATTCTAAATACAAAATTCGAAGAGTATTATAAGAAGCTAATAGGATTTGCCTTTAATAATTCAGAATATAAAGGTAAATGCATTAAGGTAAAATTACATGAGAGTAGCTTCAAGGGTATTGAAATAATTGATCTTGGAATTGCAAGCAATGTATTAATTCTTAATGCGATTCAAAAAAGATATATTGAGCATTTTATAAAACGTGTTGGTAGAGGTGGTAATGCTAGATATTTGTTGAATGGAGAACCAGGAACTGGTAAAACAGAATGCATTCGTGAAATAGCAAGAAGACTTATTCCACATGTCACATTCATTATTCCAGATTTCTCGACATCCGATGATCTAACTTCAATATTAGAAGCATGCGAAATATTTGATCAAGGTGTCATCATTATGGATGATATTGATTTATATCTAGGATCACGTGATAACGGAAGTTACACACAATTACTTGGTCAATTCTTATCATTCTTTGATGGTGTTAAGAAACGTAAGATAAGCTTATTGGCTTCTACTAATGATAAAGGTTTGGTGGATAAAGCTGCCGAAAGACCAGGTAGATTTAATTTCACATTAGATTATAGCTTTTTAGATGAAGATCAAATTGTTCAAGTTTGTAATATTCACTTACCAGAAAAATGGCAAATTAAAGAAGTTTATGATGCATTAAATGGCAGAATAAATGGAAAGAAAGCAAAGGTTACTGGTTCATTTATTGCTAATTTAGCCGACAACATAAAAGAAATGTCAGAAGATGAAGATGATTGGACAGTTAATGACACTGTAAGTCTTATTGAAGAATCGTATAGAGGTTTCTATTCAAGTCAACTAGAAAAAGAAAATCAATCAATGGGTTTCCAAACCAAACATTAAAAATATCCCCAATAATTTGTTTTATTGGGGAATTTTTTGTACCTTTGTTTTAAAATATGATCAAATGAAAAAATTCCTATTATTAATCTTTATGTTGTCAACGCTGACATCATTTTCTCAATCATTTAAACGATCACCTCGTTATTATTCCAGTGATGATAACACTAGAACTGGTTTAACATTTACAATTGCTGGTATTGCCTTTACAGGTGCTGCTTTGCTTGAACGAAATGTTTATTGGACCTATTCAAGCCCAATGAATATCTATAATGCTCCAATTGTTAGACCACCATTTTGGAAACAAACACCTAGAAATGCTATGTTTGTTATTGGAATTGGATTTACAATGACTGGATTATTTACGATGTTATCAAATCGATAAGATTAAATTTGGTTCTTCCAAATATTATTCATACCTTTGCAATCTAATCTATATTAAAATGATGGAAATCAAATCAAGCGCACTCAATCCTTCTGATTATGAAATTGGTGTAATCATAGCACGTTTTCAAGTACATAAATTGCATGAAGGTCATATTAAATTTCTTGACCAAGTATGTGAAAACCACAAAAAAGTTATTGTATTTTTAGGTATACCACAAGTTGGTGGAACTAAAGCAAATCCATTGGATTTTGCCACTCGCAAAGCAATGATCCAACAAAGTTACCCAGATGTAATTATCCTTCCTCATAAGGATCAACGATCTGATCAACGATGGTCAGACAATCTTGATTCTGAAATCCGAATTCCATTCGGTTCAAAAATCACAGCACTATTATATGGTAGTCGTGATTCATTTATCCCACATTACAAAGGAAAATTCCCAGTTGTAGAATTAATCACTGATGTGTATTATTCTGGAACTGAAGTCCGTAATCAAGTTTCAAAAGAAATTCTAAACTCAAGTGATTTCAGGGCTGGTGTTATTCATGCTACGTTTGCACAATGGGCAGTAACATATCCAACTGTTGATGTGGTTGCTTATAATGAAAAAGGTCAAATCCTATTGGGTAAAAAGCCAAATGAAGACCTTTATCGATTCATTGGTGGATTCGTTGATCGTAAGGATGGACGTTGGGAAGATGCTGCTAAACGTGAATTTTCTGAAGAAACTGGTGGATGTGAAATTGATGGATTGCGTTATGTTGCCAGTGAACAAATCAACGACTGGCGTTATGCTGGTACTGAACATGGTATCATGACAACTCTTTTCATTGGTAAATTCATCATGGGTCGCATTCAACCATCTGATGATATTGCAATGTTAGAATGGAAAGCAATTGAAGATTTTGACACACATCAAAAAATAGAGCAATTAGTTATGGTAGAACATGTTTCATTAATGAAACAATTGATTGATAAACTTAAAAATAAAGTTATTGATATTTCCAAATAAAACCATTTAATGGTTTTTGGGATTTAATATAAACTCTTAGTGTTGTGTAATCTATATTAAGAGTTTTAGCACACTTTCTAACTCCATGCCATTCCTTAATTAAATTATTATTTAAATCATATTGGAATAGAGTTTTTCGTAAGTTTATGCTAGTTTTATCTTTTCGTTCTTGTGATTGTTTTTTACCTAAATGAGCTATTCTTATATTATTTTTGGTTTCATCAGATAGTTTAAAAGCTAAATTACCATATCTTTCCTTTATTGTGTCAATTCTTTTCTGTATTGATTCTTTGCTTTGTTTACTACCTAATGCACCATCACCACCATCAGTTAAGTTAGTCAAGTAAGTACCTTCACTTCGCAATTTTTTAATATGAAAGATTTCTCTTTCAATCCAATTGTTTTGATCAGTAATTTCAATCAATTCAATTTTAGGTTTAAGTTTTTCGTTTAATAATTGTTTAATCCAATGATTTTTATGGGTTTTTGGTGTTAAATTACGTTTAGTTAAATGTTCATATAATCTTTTGGTTAAAGATTTTTTAGTTTTTCCAACATATCTAATTTCATTTGTCCTTGGATCAATTAGCTTGTAGATTAAAATATTCATTATTAGTTGTTTTATTCAGATTTATTTAGTTTCTTTGTATATAAATATCTGTTAGATGTGAAAAAGACTTAGCTTGGGTAAAATAATTTAGATTCTTTGATAATTATAAAAATGAAACGAATAAAAAAGAAAAAACGACCTGAATGGCAACCATTTGATGACCCAACAATGCTCAGAATAGAGACACTTGAAGGACGTGAATTTAATTCAATGCTTATTTCTTGTTTTGAATCACTTGGGAACATCAAAAGCTGTAAATTACATAACCACTTTATTGTTGGACTTAATTAGAATTGCATAAATATGGAAAACTCAGTAGGATATATTGTTCATTACTTAAAAAAAGTAGGTGAGCCAATAATATCAAATTTTAATTCTGATATAACAGAACAAAAATTAAAAATAGAAGAAAAGATAATACCATTAATTTTGAAAGATTCTTTCGAAAAATTTTTTGAAAACAGTGTCCCTACTGAAGATGATTTTAATCATTGGTATTCAAAACAAAATTTAATTGATCAACTTAAAACAGATATAGAAGGTAATGTTCTTCATTTAAATAAGAAAATTGAATATATGAAAGAACATACACCAAATCATAGAAATATTAAATGGTTTGAGGGACAATTGTATTCCAATGAAAAATTTTTGAGTAAAATAGAGAAGTTAAGATGAAACCAAAAACAACAAAATCATTTTTAAAATTATGTCTTGCAATTGCTCATACAAATAGAGATGAATTAAAAGGAATTGATAAGTTGTCTAAGGATGAATATCTTCAATTAGGAACGATTAGAGCTAGTATTCAAAATGAATTATGTGACATGACTGAGTTGTTAGAAAAGAATTCTCTCAAATATAATTCAAGTGAGGAATGATAATAGCTGGCACTGGACATAGACCTGATAAATTGGGTGGTTATACTGAAGCCAATTTTGATCGCTTAGTCACAATAGCCGAGAAATGGTTAAAGGGTCTCAAAGCCAGTAAGGTTATCTCAGGGATGGCTTTAGGTTGGGATCAAGCACTAGCTCAAGCAGCTATCAATTTAGAAATCCCCCTCATTGCAGCAATTCCATTCACTGATCAAGCTAAGGTTTGGAGCGATAAAAGCAAAGCTTATAATCAATACCTTTTAGATAAGGCACAAGAGGTTGTTAATGTGTCTGGTATGGATGATTATAGTGTAGAATACATGCAAAAAAGAAATATTTGGATGGTTGATAATTGTGATATTTTACTGGCAATGTTTGATGGGAGTAGTGGTGGAACCAAGAATTGCATCCAATATGCTGAATCACAGAATAAAAGAATGGTAAACGCATATGAATAAAACATATACAGATCATCGAAAACATATTTATGCTTCCATTAATGGTACAAAAGGCAATCTTATTAAATTAAGTAAATCAAGTCTTTTATCAAAAAATGAAAAGGAAAAGTTAACGGAAGTTATAGAAAAAATAGAAGAATTAAGGGTGGTATATTATAACAATAGAGGATCAAAACAGAAAAGTTAAACTAAACTTGTTTAATTAAAATTTATTTAGTACCTTTGTGTCGTAATTAAGTATAAATGATATTTCTATCAATACCATATTCTGATAAAAACAAGGCTGTAATTGAATACAGAGTCAAATCTATATCTCAATACTCAGCTAAGCTTTTAAAAGATGGTATCAGTTGTATATCACCAGTAACTAGTGGTGTAACAATCCTTCAACATGCTGAACTTCCAAGTGACTTTAATTTCTGGTGTAAATTAAGTTTTGACTTACTTATACTATGTAATGAAATGCATGTCTTAATGGTTGATGGTTGGGAAGGATCACTTGGGGTACAAGAAGAAATTAAATTTGCACAAGAACACAATATCAAAATCACGTATATTAATTTTAAAAATCAATAACCATGAACGAAGTCTCAACAACAGAACAAGTTAAAACGGTTGTATTGCCAAAACGTAAAGTTTATAAAACACCACGTCTATTGCTTGGTGATGCTTATACCATTGGTTCTAATAAATTCGAAAGCCCAGAGGCTAAAGAAAAATCGGTTTATTATGTAACATTCAGAAAAAATCTCAATACGATTAATCCTCATATTTACAGTAAAGCTGACAATCGTATCATCTTTATTGGTCTCCAACGTATTCTTGAAAAATTATTCTACGAACCAATCACACACGCTGAGATCGATGAAACAATCCGTTTCCTAGCTCATGCTAAGGTTACAATGGAAGGATTCAAAGAATATGAATTCCCAGAAGAAATCTGGCGCAGAGTTGTTGATGAATTCGGTGGCCGTCCCCCAATTAAAATTCGTGCTGTGCGTGAAGGAAGCGTCATTTATCCAAATGAACCAGCTATTGAAATCATCTCTGATGTTGATGGACTTGGTGTGTTGGGTGCTTGGTTTGAATCTAAAATTCTCCAAACTTGGAGTACTACTGAACGTGTTACACAAGATGAACACTTCTTATTGCGTATCAAAGAACGCATTCTTAAAGTTGATCCAGATATGTCAGAAGAAATGCTTAATTTCTGGGCCAGCATTACGATTACTGACTTTGGTGACAGAGCTGGTATGACACTTGAAGAATCAGAAGAACTTGGAATGGTTCACTTATACACCTTTGGTGGTACAGATACGTTTTCTGGTGCTTACCAAGCATGGAAAAATTCTGGTGAAGCAATTGGCATCTTCTCAAGTGTAAATGCTCTTGCTCACAGAAACGTACAATCATATACAAAAGAAAATGATTGTTACGAAGCGATCTATAACTCATGTAAGAACCATGAAATTGTATCAATGGTTGATGATTGTTATGATGCTAAAAACTCCGTAAAAAATATGTTATTGCCACTAGCTTTGAGAAGTCTCAAAGAAGGTAATGGTAAAGTAGTTGTTGCTCGTCCTGATTCTTCAAAAGAAGGATATACAACACTTGATCAAATCATTGAAATTTGCGATCTTTCAGTTGCAAATGGTCTGTTCACAGAAATGACAACCAAGACTGGTTCTTGGAAATGTGGTACATTATTTCACTTCTTGGACGGTGATGGAAAATCTTGCGAAGATATTCTTGAAGAAATCGATGCACTCATTGCAAAAGGATATGCATTCTACACTTGGGGATTATTCGGACAAGGTGGTGGGTTGCGTAATAATTTGAAACGTGATAACTTATCAGCAAAATATGCTTTATCATCTGTTGGTTCTGAAGATCGTCCAGTTGTGAAATTCAGCGAAACAATTGGTAAAGGAACATTACCAGGTCCTTTCAAATTGCTCAGAAGTAAAGAAGCATTGGGAGCTAAGAAAACCATTTGTTTTGAACATGAATCAGGTGAAGATGCAATGGTTACTTATTTCGATGGTACCAACATTTATAAACCATTTGGTGAAGGACAAGATGATGACTTCTTGATTATCAAAGCAAATATTAAATCTCAAATGGCAAGTATGCCTTTGAGTCTTGGAACAACAGAAAATCACAATTATCCAGCAAGTGCTGAAATCATGTCAACTAAACAAGCATTGTTGATTGAGTATGCACCAGCAAAACAATAATTTGTATGAAGGTTCATAGATACGAAGAATCAGAAACTGAAATAAATACTATTTCAAAACCATCAATTTTTCTTGCTGGTCCAACAGTTAGAGGTCATCAACCACATTTAACTTCTTGGAGATTTGCAGCTATTGAAGAATTTGAAAAGCAAGGTTTTACTGGTGACTTGATTGTTCCAGAATTTACCAGCAAAACAGAATCGGATAAAAATAAGGCATGGATTCCATTATGGGAATTTAATGGCTTGAAAAAAGCTGATTGTATAATGTTCTGGATTCCACGAACACGAGAGCTTATTGCATTAACAACCAATATGGAATTTGGTTTTTGGCAAGGTAGAGAACCAGAAAAAATGATCTATGGCCGACCAGATGATGCTTATCGTATTGGTTATTTAGATATCATGTGGAAAGCGGTATCAATAGAAAAAAATGGAAATAATTACATTCCATATATCTTTTCTACAATGGAAGAAACGATATCAGCATCAATAAGAAAAGCTAATTTAAGACGTAAATAAAATGACAACAGAAAAATTCATATTCTTTTGGGGAGGCACCTTTAGTCAATGGTGCCCTTCGCCATTTACAATAGATGGTGTGGAATACAATTGTACTGAACAGTACATGATGGCTAAAAAAGCTCTAGTCTTCGGTGATTATGAAGCTTTGAACAACATAATGAATACTGATCAGCCAAATGAACAAAAAGCTTATGGTCGTCAAATAAAAGGCTTTAATGCTGATATTTGGAATCGAGTATGTCGTAAGATTGTTTATGATGCAAATCTTGCTAAGTTTATTCAAAACCCAAAAATGAAACTTGAATTATTAAAAAGCGATGATAGAGAAATCGTTGAAGCTAGTCCTGAAGATCGTATTTGGGGAATTGGTATGGACGAAAATCATCCAGATATTTTAGATAAATCTAAATGGCAAGGAACTAATTGGCTTGGCGAAGCAATCATGCAAGTCAGAGAGAAAATAAAACAAGAAATTTTAATTAAAAAATTATTATGACAGGATTACAAAAAGACGTATTAGAAATTATCTTGAAGTCTCAATTAAATATTGAAACAGCAGTATTAAATCGATTAATTGAAGCAAGAGCACAATATGATACAAATAATATTGGTGATTTAATTCTAGTTACGAATGCTAAAATAGATGAAATTAAACGACAATTAAAAGCCTTTGATAATTAAGATTTATGATAACATACATAACTGGTGATCTTGTAAGAGATGCCGAACAATTTGACGTAATAGGTCACTGTTGCAATTGCTTTAATACGATGGGTTCTGGCATTGCCCCACAAATAAAAGCTAAATTTCCAGAAGCTTATGCTGTAGATAATGCTACGGTAAAAGGAGATAAATCAAAGCTTGGAACCATTACCTATACTGAAAACACTACTCCAATCATTGTTAATATTTATGGCCAATATGATTATACTGGACGTAGACGTAATGAAATGGACCTAGACTATAATGCATTGCGATCTGGACTTCGTTTAATGAAGCAGAAATTCACTGGTAAACGTTTTGCACTACCCAAGCTTGGTGCTGGATTAGCTGGAGGTGATTGGACTGTTATTGAACGTATCCTTCAAGAAGAATTTGCTGGTGAATATGTTACTATCGTAAATTACGAAAAAAACATTTGATTATTCGAAAATTTTTAGTACCTTTGTACAGATGACAAACCATTGGGATTTAAAATTTATTGAATTATCTAAACATATTGCTCAATGGAGTAAAGATACCAATCGCAAGAATGGTGCTGTAATTGTTGATCCAGATCATATAGTAATTTCAGTTGGATATAATGGCTTCCCAAGAGGTTGTGATGATTCAGTTGAATCTCGTTATGTGAAACCCCATAAATACTTATTTACCGAACATGCAGAACGAAATGCTATATTTCATGCTGCAAGACATGGTGTTACACTAAAAGGTTGTAGCATGTATGTAACAATGTTCCCTTGTAGCGATTGTGCTAGAGGTATTATTCAATCTGGTATAATTAAACTTTATTCACCAACACCAGATGTTGAACATGAAACATGGGGAGAGCATTTTCGAGCAGCTCTTCAAATGCTGGAAGAATCTAATGTAGAAGTAATTCTAATTGACTAATGACAAAAGAAACTGTAAGTGTTGGTATTGCCAACGAAGGAGAATTAAATTTGGATATTGATGTTGTAAAGGCATGGGTCCCAAAAGAAGTAAATGCATTTGGTGATACTGTCTTTTTCAGAAATGATACGACATTTGTATCAATGAAAAGAACTGATTTTGTAAAATTTTTTGAAATAAAATAACATGGGAATCATCAAGGCAATAGAAGTTAATCACTTCGAATATAAAGAAAAACGTAATTGGGATAAAACTTATTGGTTCTTTGACATACATGGAACCATACTTAAACCAAATTATGAATATGGTAATACACCAAAGGATTTTTATCCTTATGCTATTGAGTGTCTTCAATTTTTGACCAAATTACCTGATGTTGAAATGGTAATTTATACTTGTTCTCATCCACATGAAATTCAACAATATGTTGAATTATTTAAACAATTTGATATTAAATTCAAATTCATTAATGAGAATCCAGAAGTTGAAACACAACCCAATGGTTATGGATGCTATGATAAAAAACCTTACATGAATGTCTTATTTGAAGACAAGGCTGGTTTCGATCCAGAAACTGAATGGCTTGAGGTTTTGGAGTTTATGAAAACTAAATATGGTAATCAATAAAATACCATTAGATAAAGATAACCGAATGCTTCGAATAGGATTTGGTAAACATAATGGCTCATGGTTTTTTAGAATAGACTTATGGATTGCTGGATTTAGAATAACAAATAAAAAATAAATAAAAAAACATGAAAAATTTAACACTATTAGGACTAGCATTGCTAGTTATCGCACTTGCAACTGGCTGTGCTGACGTATCACATATTCAACCTTGCTTATTAGCATCTGAACATACTTATGGATTCTGGGGTGGTGTATGGCATGGAATGATTTGTCAATTCTCATTTATTGGTAGCTTATTCAGTGATGATATTGCTGTCTATGCTGTGAATAATAATGGAGGTTGGTATAACTTCGGATTCGTTGGTGGTCTTTGGTTCTTATTAAGAATGCTTAATCTTATTATAAAAGGAAGCAAGAAATAATGATCTTCTTTAAAAAGAAACGAGTTGAGTTAGGCGATGGTCATATCATTCAATATACAATATTTGAAAGCAAGTATCTAGGTGGTATTTGGTTGTATAATTGGAAAACCATTAAACAAAACAGATTTCATACACACGCATTTAGTAGTATAGCGTTTCTTTTAAACGGAAAATACACAGAAGAAGTAATTGAAGATGGTCAGATAAAATTCAAGGTAGTTCATCAATGGCTTAAGCCTAGATATCTACCAAAGAATTACTGTCATAGAATACTAAAAGCTGATCCTAGTACTTGGACTATTGTTTTCTTTGGTAAATGGATACCACACTGGTGGGAATATTTTGCAGATACAAAAACTTGGGTAAAGTATGGTTGGGGCCGAAAGGTCCTTGAAAAGAAAAGTGGAGACGAAACAACGAAATTATGAAAAAGAAAATAGCAATTTTTACTGGTGCTGGAATTTCAGCAGAAAGCGGTATCCTTACATTTAGAGATGTTAAGGATGGTCTATGGAATAACTATAGAATTGAAGATGTCGCAACACCAGAAGGTTGGAAGAAGAATCGTGAAATGGTGTTGAATTTCTACAATGAACGTAGAAAGCAATTACCAGATGTTGAACCTAACCTAGCACACATATCACTTGTTGAATTGGAAAAGAATTATGATGTAACAATCATAACACAGAATGTTGATAACCTTCATGAACGAGCTGGATCAACAAACATAATTCATTTGCATGGTGATCTAACCAAGGCTAGAGGTTGTTTATATGCACATAAATCTAGCCCAGCTGACACGATCATTGATATTGGTTACAATGATATCAATCTAGGTGATAAGTGTCCTACGACAGGTTCACAATTACGTCCACATATTGTATGGTTTGGTGAATATCCATTTGGTGTATCTGAAGCAACACGAGCAATACTTGATGCTGATATCTTACTTATTATTGGAACCAGTCTACAAATTGGTTATACACTTCCAATGCTGAATAACGTAAAACGTGTTCCAGAACAATGTGAGGTTTATTACATTGATCCATCGCCAATGAAATACTTGGATAATTATGGGATCAAAGTACAATATGTGAATAAAAAAGCAGTTGAAGGTGTTGCTGAAGTAGTAAAAGAAATAATGAGCAGAGAATCAATCACTAATTAAAATGTATAAGCCATTACCAACATATCTGACAATTAAACCATCTAAAATTGATGGACTAGGGTTATTCACAAATGATAATATAGATGCACAACATCTATTGGGGATAACACATGTTCGTGATGATAGATTTCAAGATGGTTATATCAGAACACCATTAGGTGGCTTCTTCAATCATTCAACTGAACCAAACTGTTATGTTGAAATAGAAGGTGATTTTATTAGATTGATTTCATTAAGAGAAATAAAAGCTGGTGAAGAAATAACAGCCAGCTACACATTATACGATCCACAAAAATGAGTGTAATTATATTTGAACTAACAGAACAACACGTAAAGCTTTTAAAATACTTACGTTGGAGTATGAATAAGGAAAAGATCATTAGCGGAGTTGCTGATGATGGTGATGATATTGCGCCACCATTTGGTGAAAATAATATCTATGATGCTATGGACCTTATTCTTAATGGACAGCCAGCTGATTTTGACCCATTGAATACTAGTGAGATTAAAATTTATTCAGATGAACAAAAATCAGAATGGGATAAGCTTTATAACGAATTACCAATAGCTTTGGAAGTAATATTATTTAATGGAAGTTTTGAATTAGGTAAGTTCAAGACAAAGTATCATGATAGAATTTGGAAAAAACTTAAACAATAAACTAACTATGAAAACAATTAAAATTATTGGAATATTTTTACTAGTATTACTGGTAGTATTCATGATCAAAGGAATGATATTAGGATTCATGTTCTTCTTCTTTTGGTTGAAGCTTGCGTTTATCGCTGGACTTATCACTGGACTTATTTATCTCTACTTTAAATTCATAAGAAAATGACAATAGGCATATATGCTGGAAGCTTTAATCCTTTTCATAAAGGACACTACGATATATTATTAAAGGCTGAAAAAATCTTTGATAAGGTCATCATAGTACGAGGTGTTAATCCAGATAAAGCTGCTAGTTCTTGGGTCCTACCTAAAACCTTAATGAACAGAGAAGTAATCATTTTAACTGAGTTAGAATTGATTACAGATGTTGTTAAGAAATTACAAGGTGATGGTGAAAATAAAGTCACATTGATTCGTGGCCTTAGAAATACTCATGATCTTCAAGCAGAGATCAATTATTATTATATTCTTCAAGACCTCATGCCAGATATTCAAATGGTTAGTATCTTTACTGATAGGCTTTTACCACATATTTCAAGTAGTCTGGTTAGAAGTTTCGTGAAATATGGTAATGAGACATATAAAGATTATTTGATTGAATAATTTGTTATTTCGATAAATTATTCATACCTTTGTGTCGATGACTGAAATAGAATTGATCTTATATTTATTTCCAAAACTAATAGTAGCCACCTTATGTGGAATTATTATTGGTTGGGAACGAGAAATGAAGAATAAGGTTGCTGGTATAAGAACACATGTATTAGTCTGTGTAGGGTCTTGTTTATTTACCACTACAAGTTTTATCTTAGTCAATCACAATGTTGATCCGACACGAGTTATTGGTCAAATAATTACAGGAATTGGATTTCTTGGTGGTGGAGTTATTTTTAAACATGAAGATAAGGTTGTTGGAGTAACATCAGCAGCTTTTATTTGGTTTATAGCTAGTGTTGGTGTATTGGTCGGAATTGGTTATTTATTTTCAAGCTTAATCATAACAATTGGATTACTAGGTGTTTCTATTATATTAAAAACACTAGAAAACAAATTAAAATAGTAATGGAAAATACTACTAAAGGATTTTTAATAGGAAGATCGGATTATACCAGAAAACAAATGGAGTCTGGTGAATCAAATGGTGGGTGGGGTGCAACTACTGAACTTTTCTTAAATACTATTTCAAATTATGAAAAGAATGGTTTTACAATAAAATTTGAAACATCTCTTTGGAGAAAAATTTTCGGATGTGGAATTTACAAAGTAATCGCATATAAAAACTAAAACATGGACTCTTTATTGTTTTCATTAGACGGTAGAATTGATTTGGCAAATGAAATTGTCAATAATACTAATCAATTTTGTCAACCAGAATCTCCTACTAAAGAAGGACGAGTAGAACTTGGTATTTTGAATTCACAAAAATTCTCTGATGGAGAGCTTTGTGTTGATTTCACTGATTCAGTTCGTGGTAAACGTGTTTACATTTTATCAAGTCCTAATACTTCTGATGAAATCATGAAGCTATTATTGGCTATTGATGCTGCTAAACGTGCAGCTGCAAAAGAAATCATTCCAATCCTTCCTTACTTTCCTTATGCACGTCAAGATAAGAAAGATCAATCACGTGGTCCTATTGGTGCTAAGGTGATGGCTGAAATGCTTGAACAACGTGGTGCAACTTCTGTGATTACGTATGATTTGCATGCTGATCAAATTCAAGGATTCTTCAATATTCCAGTAACACATATTGAAGGAAAAACTGTTTTTGATGACTATATTGAATCACTAGTTACTGGTGAAACCCATAACTTTGTTTTCTGTGGACCAGATGCTGGTTCTGGAAAACGTGTTAAACGTATGAAAGATCAAATGATGAAATATCATAATCTTGCATTCAATTATGTCATGTTGGATAAGACAAGAAAAGCAGCAAATGTAATTGATGAGATGATCATCATTGGTGATGTAACTGGTAAAGATGTAATCATTCTTGATGATATGGTTGATACTGGAGGAACATTGTGTAAAGCAGCTGAAGTTCTTATGACTGCTGGTGCAACAAGTGTAAGAGCAATTATCAGTCATGGTGTGTTATCTGGTCATGCTTTTGAAAATATTGGTGAGTCAGTATTAACTGAATTAATAATCAGTGATTCATTGATTAAGCCAAATTATCTTCAATTATGTGGACGTAATTATAATGAATCAGCTTGTATAAGTATTAAAAAAGGCTGTGATAAGATTAGAGTGATAAGTGTTGCTAAACAAATTGGATTTGCAATGGCAGCATTAAATAACAATTTAAGTTACGAGGCATTAAGGTCTCACAACAAATAAACTATGAAAGATTTTTTTGATAACACACGAGGATTAAGATTCATTCAATTCTCTTTAATTGTGGGGATAATCATTCTGGCTTCCAATAACATGGATGGTTGGGGTTGGTTAATGTTTGCTTTAATAATAACACTGTAATTAACCGTCAGCGATGGCATAAATTGATAAAGATGTTGGAAGGAATTAAAAGTGAACAATTAGATATAGCTTCTCATTTGAGAGAGGAGCGAGATGAACTGAAATACAGATTAGCGAGGTATGATGATTTTTGGGAATGGTTTGAAAATGAATACGGAGAAACAGAAGTTGAAGTATGGGATAAATTTGAGAAGCATGAAAATGAAAATAAGAGTGTAGAGGCGGTTAAATAAACTAAACAAAGGAATAACAATGGAATCTAAAATACCAACACTAATTGAATTCATCGGAACAACAAAGTTTGATGAACATGGATCAGGATATATTTGGGGTATTGATAAAAAAGGTGATCACCAAATGTTAGCTGATGTAAGAGCATGGGGTGCCATTCAAAATCTATTCAAGAATTCAAAAGGAGAAATTGATTTCGAAAAAGCGGAGAAATTTCAAGATGATCTTGGTAAATTCATTGCTGATGCAATGAATGAAAAGGTAAAAAAGGAATCACATCCAACACTACATATAAAAACTTTGATAGATAAATTCAAATCAGAAGAATTACCTGATGCTGAAGAACCATTCCATCATGAAGCAGAAATATGGGCAGGGATGCAAAGATTTATAACTTGGTTAAATATTCAAAATGAAAAAGAAAACAAATAAAACTGACTTGTCTTCACGCATGAGAGCGTATGAAGCATGTTATGATATAAAGGTACCAGCTAGAACTTATGTCATAATGAGACTTGATGGTAAAGGATTTAGCAAATACACACAGATGTTCAATAAACCATTTGATGATAATTTATCAAATGTAATGGATTTTGCTACAATCGAATTATGTAAATACTTAAATCCTAAGTTTGCTTATACTCAATCTGATGAAATCAGCTTGATGTTTACAGATATTGAAAACATTGAATCAGAGCTTATCTTTGATGGTAAGATTCAAAAGCTATGTAGTATTTCAGCATCAAAAGTAACAGCTGCTTTCAATAAGAAAATGCTTCAATTAATGGCTATGTTTAAATATAGCAAAGAAGAACTTGCAAGCAAGCTTATTAGTGGTGATTTTGCTGAGATTGATGCTGTATTTGATTCACGTGTTTATATCATCCCAGACTTCCGTGAAGTATCCAATTATTTTATCTGGAGACAACAAGACTGTACACGTAATAGTGTAAGCATGGCTAGTGATGCATATTTCCCACACAAGCAACTTGAAGGAAAATCAAGTAGTCAAAAGCAAGAGATGTTATTTTCTCAAAAGGGTATCAATTGGAATGACTATAAGACGAAGTATAAACGTGGAACGATCATCAAACGAAATATTGTAACATTAGATGGTGAAAATGGCATTCCAGTACAACGAGCCAAATGGTTACCAGATTATAATTCTCCGATATTTACAAAAGAAAAAGAATATCTTTACAATCTAATCCCGACTATCAAATAGTTGGGATTTTTACTTGCATCCTAGAGTATTAATTCGTAAATTTGTAAAAATAACAGGGATTTAAACTTAACAGATGACCTTTAAAAATTTATCAGAAGAGCAAAAAGAGTATATTAAAAAAGTATACCAAGAAATAACCGATATATCTTGGGAAAAAAAAGCTTTCATGTTGGGAGAAAAATTCGGAGTAAGTGAAAGAACGATTAGAAACTGGTGTTCTAAAAAACTTGGATTGAAAGAGAAAGTGGATGTTGAACCAGAACAATACGAACAAGCAAAACAACGTAAGTTCGATAAAACAAAAAATAGATTTATTATAACTTGGGGACAAAATAAAACAAAGGTTCACAAGAAATTCTATAACAATATGGAAGCCTATGCTAAAAAGATAGATGCTGATATTCATATTGTATTGGGCCGATATCGAAATCCAACAACAGTAGAAGAAGCTGGTAATGGTGAAGATTATTGGGTTGAAGAAGTACTTAAATATTCTGATGCTAGCAGACACAATATTCACAAGTATTGTTCTATCATGTCAGATATCAAGATTCAACCAACTGCAACCAATCCTATGAGTGGTATGCAAGGTATGAGTGGAATTAATTCATGTATCTTTGGTAGTCCTAAGGTTCAATTGGAAATGATTCCAGTACTTGATGGTAATAAGCCAAAGATGATGTTATCAACAGGAGCTGTTACCGTTTTAAATTACAGTGATTCAAAGTCTGGTAAAAAAGGTGAATTCCACCATACACTTGGTTTTTGTATTATTGAAATTAAAGACAATGAAGTATTCTTTGTTCGTCAAGTAACAGCTGATGATAAAACAGGAAATTTCAGTGATCTTTATTATCGTGTAGAAGATGGAAAAGTAAATAAGATTGAAAGTATTGAAGCAGTTATCTTTGGTGATATTCACTATGGTCATCATGATGAAAAAGTATTATCTTCTACAATGAAGATGCTTGAAAAGATAAAACCAAATCATGTTGTATTACACGATGTGTTTGATGGTAATTCCATTTCACACCATGAAATGAAAAATCCATTCATTCAATATGGTAAAGAGATCGCTGGTACCAATGATTTAGGGAAGGAACTTGATGTGATGATGGGTGGATTAAAAGCATTTGAGAAATTCAAAAATGTTGTTATAGTAAGAAGCAATCATGATGATTTCCTAGATAGATGGCTTATCAATGAAGATTGGAAGAAACAACCAACATACAAGAATTCTAGGCTTTATATGCAGCTCTCTGACACGTTATTGGAACAATATAGTAAAGATACACATAGAGTTGCTGGCGTAATTCCAGCGTTGATTAAACAACGTTATCCGAAGTTTATTACACTAGATCGAAGTTCATCATATAAAGTTAAAGGTGGATGGGAATTAGGACAGCATGGTGATATTGGTTCTAATGGAAGTAGAGGTTCATTGCTTCAATTCAGAAGACTTAATACCAAGATAGTTGTTGGCCATTATCACACACCAGGTCGTAAGGATGGAGCCTTAGCTGTCGGAACTTCTACAACAATGCGTGTTGGTTACAATCTTGGACCTAGTTCATGGTTACAATCGCACATCATTATCCATGAAGATGGTAGAGCACAACACATCAACTTCATAAACGGAGAATTTACTACATTTAAATAATATAAAAGAAATGACAACTAAAATTAATTATGAGAAAATGATAACTGAAGCTATTTTAGGAAATAGAATAGTATATGTTGAAAAACATAATGATGTTGTTTTCTATGCTAAAACTTTCAAAAATAAAGAAGAATTAATTAAATGGTATAATAATTCAGCTTCTGATTATACAGAAATGAAATACTTTACAGCAGTTGAGGCATATAAAAGAGCGTGTAATCAACTATTTATAACATACTTAGAAAAATTCGAAGAACCGTATGAATATGGAAATAAAATATTTACTGAAGATGAAGTGCAAAACATATTTAGAAATATGTCATCTTATGATGATGTAACAAAAAATATTAAAGTTGAAAATTTTTTTGATGGAATATATGAAGGTAATAAATTAATGTTACCAATTAATTTACCTTTACCTAGCAAAGTTGAAATACTTGAAATGATAGCATATGATGATTTTTCAGACCCATCTCTTGTTAAAGTGACTCGTGAAATTTATTAAATAAGTTGTTAATTTAAGAAAAAAGCTGTACCTTTGTAAAATGGGAAAAGAAATAGAACGTAGATTTTTAATGGGGAATTCCCCAATACCAATACCTGATGCACATGAAAAAATGCGTATCAAACAAGGGTATATTCACGTTGAGAAGGGCAAGCAAGTTCGAATTAGATTAACCAAATGGCATGATAAGGAATTTGCCAATGTATGTATAAAATATACAGCTAAACTGGTTCGTGATGAATTTGAATTCAGAGTTACTGAGCTTAAAGAGGCTAAGGATTTATACAAAAAATGCAAATGGACTCTAGAAAAGAAACGACTTAGTTTTAGTATTGGAAAAGAACACTACGATATTGATACTTATCCAAATGGGATGGTTGTTATCGAAGTGGAATTCAAGTCCATAAAAGATATGAAGAAATGGATCAAACCTAAATGGCTTGGTCAAGAAATAACAGGAATCAGCAAGTTCTCTAATATTGCACTTGCTAAGAAAAATTTGAAGTTTAAAAAGTAATGGATATTGTTATTGATTTTGATGGAACTGTCACTACACATGATTTTCCACGTATAGGAAAAGATATTGGTGCTATTCCAGTTTTGAAAAAGCTTGTGGAAAATGGTCATAGGCTTATCTTATTTACTATGAGAAGTAATTTTAAAGGTAATACTTTAGATGAAGCTGTTAATTGGTTTAAGATAAATGATATAACATTATTTGGTATTCAATCGAATCCAACTCAATCATATTGGACTAAAAGTCCTAAAGCTTACGGTCAATTAATCATTGATGATGCAGCATTGGGATGTCCATTAAAAGTAGATTCAACCTTATCTGATCGACCATTTGTTGATTGGGCTAGAGTTGAGAGTATACTGATGCTGGATTTAGGTTTAATTGCTTGGAAGCCAGAAATAGAAGTAAAAGATATTGATTTTTCAAAAGTAAAAGGGAAAAAATTTAATCCAGACGAAAATGTATAAAGTAAGAACACAAGACTTAAAGTCTTTAAAATCACAATTAGAAGCTAGTAATAATTTATTGGCAAAAATACGTGTTTCTAAAATGGGGGGAAAACCTGTAATTGTTACAGATAAAACAATTCAAAATCAAATTGTCAAAAACACAAAACAAATTAATCTTTTGAAGAATGAATACTACATCGACTAAACCACAAATATCATTTGATGAGTTCTTGGCTATTGAATCCAAGTTGGAAATTCGTATTGGTCAAATCATAGCAGCTGAACGTGTTCCTAAGAGTTATGGAATCAAATTGACTGTTATCTTTGGACCAAACCAAGAAGATGAAAAAACAGCGTTTACCAATCTTGGTAAACAATATGAACCAGAGAATTTAATTACACTTAAAGTTCCATTCATTACCAATTTAACACCAACAGAAATCAAAGGTGTTAAAAGTGAAGTTATGATAATGGTTGGTAAATCACTTGATGGTAAGGATCAATTCGAAGATTATTCTGTTGGAACACAATTAATCTAATGGACAAGAAGGTTAAGATAAAATGGTTTGTTAAACCAGAAGAGCATGATTACCCAGCTGCTAAATCATATTTAAGGTTGGTTATTCATCCATCTAGAGTTGATGGAATCATAGCTAGACTTAAGAAGGCTCCAATGTCCACATTTAAGGCTAAAGACGTTTTCAGAGCATCTGGTTTATCTTTATTGGGTGTTAGCAATTCACATGTTAAAAAGAATTGCAAGAAGATTGATAAAGGAGAAAAACTTTCACCAATACTATTAGTTGTTGATTCAGTCAATGGTAAAGTAATCATTGCTGATGGTTATCACAGACTATGTGCTGTGTATCGTTATAATGAAGATATACTAATCCCTTGTAAAATAGAAGTAATATAATATGGCAAAGACAATCGCAGCTGGAATTTTTATTATAAGACGAGATAGGAAACTATTGATTTGTCATCCAACAAATCATAAGCCAGACTTTTGGTCCATCCCTAAAGGGAAGGTAGAAGAAGGTGAAGGAATAATGGATGCAGCTATTCGTGAAACATTCGAAGAAAGTAACATTGATTTGAATCATCAAATGGCTGTTGCATCTTTCAATGTTCATTACCTAGAACCAGTTAATTATGGTCATAATAAAAAGATGATTTATCCTTTTATTTATATCGAGCATGATTTAACTGAAATGGATTGGGATAATCTTGAGATCAAGTGTAATTCAAATGTTCCAGTTGAACGTGGTGGTTTTCCAGAAATGGATGATTATAAATGGGTAAGTCTTGAAGAAGCTAAACCTCTTGTACATGAAACACAAGCAGCTTGTTTACCTTTTATTGAAAAGATAATAGCATCAAAAATTGATTATGAAGCTGGACTTACACGGAATCAAGCATGAAGATGTTCCTAGATTGATGGATGCATTTATTTGGGAACACATGCAAAAGAAATCAACCTACATTCAAGTTGTAACTGGTAATAGTTCAACAATGAAACAAATAGTAAAAAATGTAGTTGCTGAATATGGCTTTGATGTTTCTGATGAGTTTTCACCTAATGGACAAGTAATGATTAATCTTGTATAATGTGGTATGTTTATATTGTAAGATGTATTGATGAGACTCTTTACACTGGAATAACAACAGATGTAAATAAAAGAGTTAAAGCACATAATGATGGTAAAGGTGCCAAATATACTCGTACTAGAAGACCAGTGATTCTAGTAGCAGAATTTGAAGCTGAAAATAGAAGCAAAGCTAGTAAAGAAGAATATCGAATAAAACAACTAACAAGAGTGCAAAAATTAAAATTGATAAATGAAAACAGGAATTGATTTAATAGCTGAAGAACGAAATCGTCAAATAGAAAAAGAAGGATTTAGTGAAAAACATGATTTAGCTTATAAAAATAATGAATTGGAAGAATATGCCATGTTTTTATTAACTGGTGATGTTCATTATTTTCCAAATGGTTGGGATATTGAATGGAAGGAAAAACGATTCAAACGTAGTCGAAGAGAAAACATAATCAAAGCAGCTGCTTTACTTGCTGCTCATCTTGATGCAACAAAAGTGAAGATGAAAAAATTCCTTTTGAATACAACAAGTGAAAGTGGTGATCATTATACTTATTTTATTAATCACCATAAAGAGCCAACTGATGAAGAAATTCATGCTTTCTTAATGGCAAATGCCACTGATAAAGATGGTGATGATCTTTATGAAAATGTAGCATTACTTCAAGAAATAATTGAAACTGACTTCTTAACAATACCAACCAAATAATTATGAAAGAAATGTATTTTGTTTACAATGGAAAGACATATCGTAGAGATGTGGAGATGATGGGTGATGTTCACTTTATCAAATGGTTCTATTCCAAAAATGGTTTTGATAAAGAAATTTATGATCAAGATTTTCAAGTTGAATTGGAAGATGCTTATGAAGCAACTATCATGAATGAAATAATGTTTGCTGCTGCATTACCATTAATTTAATGAAGGTAAAAAAAGAAATTGATTTGGGTGAATATATCATTCGTATAACATACAATGATAATGGTAATGGATATTTAAAAGTATCTGTGTTGGATGAGCTTCACGATGAAGTGGAGCATATTGAAATAATTAATGAAGAAGAAAATAATAACGATATCAATCCAAATTTAAATTGATGAGTAAAGCAATAGAAATACAACCACCTAATGAGGTGAAAGTAGAAAAAGGATTCACATCTGTATTCCTAGCTGGTTCCATTGAAATGGGCCTAGCTGAAAACTGGCAGAAAAAAATAATAAAAGAATTGCAGAGTAAACCATTTGTTTTCTTAAATCCAAGACGAAAAGATTGGGATTCTAGCTGGAAACAAAAGATCACAGACAAAAACTTTAATGGACAAGTAACATGGGAATTGGATGGACTTGAAATGTGTGACATTGTTGTTATGTATTTTGATCCAGAAACCGAATCACCTATTTCATTATTGGAATTAGGATTATATGCTAGAACTAAAAAGATGGTTGTTCTTTGTCCAGAAGGATTTTGGAGAAAAGGAAACGTTGATATCGTTTGTAAGAAATATGGTGTTGATCAAGTTAAGACTTACGATGAATTAGTTGAATACTTAAAAAACAAAGTGAAATAAATGAACAAAAAGAAAAAACAACATTTGCTTAATAGAGAAATCAGAGCAAATGAAGTACGAGTAACAGAAGGTGGAATCATGTCCTTGGATTCTGCAATTGCATTAGCTGAATCAAAAGAAATGGATTTGGTTTTAATCAATGAACATTCTGTACCACCAGTTTGTAAGATTATGAATTATGAAAAATTCATTTATGAATTGGGTAAAAAGCCAAAGAATAAAACTCTTGAAATGAAAGAGATAAAACTTGGTCCAAATACTTCTGAAAATGATTTGAGTTATCGTCTCAAACACATGATAGAATTCCTTCAAAAAGGTCATAAGGTAAAGATTAGCATGCAATTCAAAGGACGTGAAATGTCTTATATTGATAATGGTAAAGCTCTTTTATTAAAGGTTATCGTATCAGTAGAAGAGTATGGTGTTCCAGAAGCAATGCCTTCAATGGAAGGTAAAAAAATGTTTGTTACTCTTAAGCCTAAAAGTAACAAATAAACTTTACATATTTATTGAAAATCGCTATGATTGTACATGGAAAACCTTGTACGATCATACCTCACCAGACACTACTATGTTGGAATTAGTGACATAGGAAATGATGGTATCTATGAATTAAGTGATACCAGAAGACATAAAGCACCAATATATGCAGAAAGATTAGTTAATGAACTTTCTATAATATTTTTTCTTGATGCTGAAATCGTCAAGAAAATAATAAATGATTGGGCTGTTTGGATAAAAGGAGATATCGATCTTGAATTTTATTGGAAAACCATTGAAGCCTTTTTTCCATTAATTTCAAATTTTGTTCCTAATACATTTTCAAATGATTTAATTTCAGTTCAACCAATGGATGGTCCAACAGGTCAACTTGTTTACATGGATTATATATATTCTGGAAATCCTTCACCAAATAGAAATGACATGATCAGAAGATTACATGAGGAACAGGAAGACAGAATTCAACGAGAAATACATCAAATAAATGAAGAAAGATCAAGACAATCTTGGTTTAATCGTTTATATTAAAAATTTGGAAAAATGAAAATAAATCACTACCTTTGTCAAAGATGAAATTTAAAACAAGACGTGGCAAATTACAAAATAAACTGGAACAAGCTTTAAAAAATAAGGTTAGTTCAACTGATATTGAAGCAATACTGATGTTTGTTGATGAATATGAGAAAGATAATTTAGCTACCATTGAACAGTTAAAAAAGATAAAAGTAGTAACAACAACAAAGATTAATGGTGCATTAAAGAATGCAATAAATGCTCATGGTCCAATAACTAAAATCCTCATAGGAAGTGCAACAAAGCGTATATATGGTTCTTTATTGGAACCACCACCATTAACATTAATGCAAAGAATATTAAAAAAATTACATATAAAATGACAACCTTTACAAAACTAGCGATATTTGATTTTGATGGCACATTATTTTGATTTTGATAAAAAACGAGATATTTATAATAAACTCGTTTATGGAAAAGAAATATGGATACATTTACAAAATAACATCACCAACTGGTCGAATTTATATTGGAAAAACAACTAACTTAACTCTTAGGATTGATTATTATAGACGATTAAAATGTAAAAAACAACCACTTTTATTTAATTCATTATCAAAGCATGGTTTTAGTGGTCATACATTTGAAATAATATATGAAGGCGAAAATACATTAATCGAATTAAATGAGTTAGAAATTTTTTATATTGGATTTTTCAATTCATTTCATGGGAGTAATGAAAATGGTATTAATTTAACTTTAGGTGGTGATGGTGGATTTGGTAGAAAAATAAGTGATGAACATCGTAAGAAAATAATAGCTTATAATAAAACAAAGGTTTATAAAAAACACACTGAAGAAACAAAAAAATTAATTTCAGAAACTAGAAAAAAAACAGGTAGCACATCAGCACATAAATTAGCTTGTGAAAAATCTAAAGGAAGAAAAATAATAAAAAATGAAATTTGGATTAGTAATAACGCTGAAAGTATTAAAAAACCCATAATTCAATATAATTTAGATGGTGAACAAATTAAAGAATGGAAAAGTGCTAAAGATGTGGAGGAAGAATTAGGTTTTTCTAGAAAAAATATTAGTATGAATTTAACAAAAAAATCAAAAACAGCTTATGGATACCTTTGGAAATACAAGAAAAATAACTAAATTGGCCATCTTCGACTTTGATGGAACGCTTATTAATACACCATTGCCTGAGACGGGAAAGCTGCACTTTCAGAAAAAGACTGGCAAAGAATGGCCACATAAAGGTTGGTGGGGTCGAGAGGAATCACTTGATCATAGAATCTTTGATATGCCATCCAATCCACTTGTCATTGCAGATTACGAGAAAGAACGAGCATTACCTGAAACAGGTGTTATTATGTTGACTGGTCGTCTACAACACTTGGCTGATCATGTTAGGGATATCCTTGAAATTAAAGGCTTGACCTTTGATGGTCATCATTTTAACAAAGGTGGTGCAACTGAAATAGCTAAGGTTAAAACACTTAACAAGCTATTGGACGAACATCAATCAGTTACTAGTGTTGAAATGTGGGATGATCGTTTAGAACATATCCCAGTGTTTGAAGCTTGGGGCAAAGAGAAATGTCTAAGTGGGAGACTCACTGATTTTAAAATCAATTTTGTACTAAGTGATAACCACGGCAAATAACCGTGGTTATTCTTTAATTTCATCAAAGGATTACATTTGGATAATTGCTTTTTTATTTGTACCTTTGTATGATGATTGATAAATCCTTGAAAATAGCATTGACAAAAAAGAATGGAAGGCATAATTTCAAGAAGTTACTTGAATTTATGGAAGCTTCAGGGATTGATTTTAAAGACAGAAAGATTAAATTCAATACTCTTGGTGTTGCAACAATGTATGGTCTATTCATTAATTCTGAGGAATTGAATCGCTATAATGATAGTATAATATTCTATGTTATTTTACACGAGATTGCCCATTATAAACGCATACAGAAGATGGGTAAAGAAGCTTTAATCAAAGCATTATCAGCTGAAAATTTTGAAACCTTTTTTGAGCATGTCGTTGGCGAAGAAATAATAGCTGATAGATATGCGTCATTGCTTTATTTATGGTTTAATAAAGAAACATTTCCATCAATATGGACCCAAGAATTATTTAAAGAGGATAAACGAAACAATTATAGACCAATAGCTGCTCGTTTATTTGGTGTGATAAAAAATGATGAAGAAAATTACAAAAATTTATTGGAGAGTTTTTTAGTATGACCAAAAAAGTTAACGAAACGATATTAGCAATTCATGAACGTAGGAAATTCTCTTGTTTTTGGGAAGCATTTGATTATTTCAAATTAGCAAGCTATACTGAATTAGATGCTATGATGATTGCAATGGAATTGTTTGATGGACAAGTTTGGGATAAAGTAGTAAATGCATCCAAAGGTGATAGAGATAATAATAAAATGTCATTCATGAGTGGATCAACAAGCATTCACTCTTATAATCAATTAAATGGTCTTTTTGGGAATTCACCAAATGAATCTAACCATGTAAAACCAGATAATATTATTGTTCATTTATTTGTAATGACAGATAAGGCTAACCCTAAATTAAAACTTATATATAAATCATACATTGAAATAAAAGAATATGAACCAGTACCAGAATTTGAATCCCAAATTAAAATGATTACTATTGAATTAACAACTGAACTGGCTATCAATTTATTTAATGATGGGTATAAAAAATTATAAAATGCTAAATAAGATTTCCACAAAAGCACCAAAAGCACTTGATAAAGAAACTATTAAGGCTGAGACAGCAAAGCTTTACATCAAGCTGGAACAACTTCATAAAACAATGAGAGCTGAATCTAAACATTCAATTCTAATTGTGTTACAAGGTGTTGATGCAGCTGGTAAAGATAGTACAGTTGATAAGCTTTATCATGGGTTATATCCAATGGCAGTAAATGTCCATTCATTCAAGGCTCCAAATGATTTTGAAGCATCAAAAGATTACTTATGGCGTATTCATAATCTCATGCCTTCAAAGGGTAATATTGAAATATTCAATAGATCACATTACGAAGATATTCTTTATCCTAGTGTTCATAAAACCTTCCCAGAGAAAGTTATTGAAAAACGTTATAAACATATCAATAATTTTGAAGAAATGCTTGAAGATAACAATACACATGTTATCAAATTTTATCTCCATATTTCCAAGAAGGAACAAGTAGCTAGATTTAAAGAACGTGCAACATCACTTGAGAAGAAATGGAAGTATAATGCCAATGACTTGATTGAATCGAAGCTTTGGGATGATTACATGAAAGTCTACGAGAGAATTTTCAATGAATCAAAGATAAAATGGAATGTTGTTCCAGCTGATAATAAATGGTATAGAGATTTTTGGATTGCAAAAATTCTAGTTGCAAAATTAGAAGCACTGAAAATGGAATACCCAAATACATTAAAATAAATGAGAGAACACACTGAAAGCTTTAGTAGGGAAAAAGTTGATCTAGATGATCCAGAAATCTATAAGCATTTACCAGATAACGTTGAAGATTTGAATAATCGAATGCTTCGTGAGATTGATTATGCAACATGTTATATGGATTATTGGCATCCAGATATCTTCAATACTAAACAAGAAGAACCTAATATGAGTGAGTCTTGGACAGAAGAAGAGATTGCTTTAGGCTATCCAGATGGAGTTGCAAATTCTGGTTTTTATCAAAGACAACGAGTTTATAAATTAATTGAAAATTTTACCACTAATAGAGGTAATAATTGGAAAAATATTATGTGGTTCAAAGAACAAGTCTTCTTATTTGAAGATGAAATAGAAAATATGTGTTAATATGATCAATTCAAATTTCAAAACAATACAAGCAATTGAATTTTATCGAGGATATGTTATATCTATCATTTTAAAAAGATGGGGTATATCATTGGAAGAAGCAAATTCAGAATTTGACAGATGGTTGATTCATGATAAAGACTCTATTTGTTTTATAGCATTAGATGGTGATAAACCAATTGGTACTGGGGTATTTGACACAGTAAGAGATGAAGATGGAATGGATATTTCACCATATAATACATTATTATGGATAGAACCAGAATATCGTGGTAATGGATATGGAAGAATAATGTCAAAATTAAGATTTGATTGGGCCTTATCCAAAGGATATCAAATAATTTATCTGGATACATTGGATGCTGCAAAATATCATGATAAATATGGTTGGAAGATTGTCAAACATCTAATCTATGAAGATGAAGAATTTACTATCATGCAATTAATACTTGATGATAAGCTCTCATTCAATCAAACACGAAACATTTATGAGTTTGGTCCCATATTAAAACCTTTAGTTGAAGATTTCGATTTAGTATTTTATCAAACATCATTGGTATGGTGTAAAGTAATTCCTTCTACTCATGGCAAAACAGATAGACTATGGGAAGTATGGCTGGTGAAATTAGGTAATAAACCAATTGGTATTTGTGGATTATATACACTGAATGAAGCTAAAGATACAAATGAACTTTGGCTTGGATGGCTTGGTGTAATACCAGAATTAAGAAATATGGGATTTGGCAAGCAAATCATGATGCATTTATATGAAAAAGCTAAAGATTTTGGTTGTAGTAAAATATTATCTTATGTTGATAAAGGTGGTGCTCCATTATCTTTTTACAAAAGAGAAGGGTTTACAATTATTGGAACAGTATCTGAATACTGTAAATCAAATGGATTGAAAAATATTGATGGAGATGATTTTGAAGATGGAGATGATTACGTTATAATGAAAGAAATTTAATAAAATAAAAACAAAAATATGATTAATATAGGAGACATTTTAGAGGGGAAGATAGCAATGAATGCTAGTGGCTCAGCATACTTGGTAAGTAATGATTTACCAAAGGATATTTATATCCACAAAAACAATACGAATAAAGCATTACATTTAGATACAGTTAGGATCAAGGTTATACCAGGTAATGGACGAGCACTTGAAGGTGAAGTATTAGTAATACTTGAACGATTTAGGACAGAATTTGTTGGTGTGATACAAGTATCACCACGTTATGCTTTCTTTGTTCCAGATAGCAATAAATTACCAATAGATTTCTTCATTCCAATCACCAAGATACTTGGTGCTAAGGATGGACAAAAGGTTATTGCTCGTTTAACTGAATGGAAAGATGATGCTAAAAATCCTAATGGTGAGATCATTCGAGTAATCGGTGATGCTGGTGAACATGAAACAGAAATACATAGCATCCTAGAAGAATATGGTCTTCCTTATGATTTTGATGGTGATGTGATTGCAGAAGCAGAAGCTATTTCAGATATCATCCCTCAATCAGAGATTGATAAGCGTAGAGATATGCGTGATGTATTAACCTTTACCATTGATCCAGTTGATGCAAAAGACTTTGATGATGCGTTATCGTTTGAAAGCATTATTGATGGTGAGACAATGGAACGAGTTTATATTGTTGGTGTTCACATTGCCGATGTAAGCCATTATTTGCGTCCAGATACTGCATTAGATAAAGAAGCATACATGAGAGGAACCAGCGTTTATCTTGTTGATAGATGTGTTCCTATGCTTCCAGAGCGACTTTCAAATGGATTGTGTAGTCTAAGACCACATGAAGATAAATTATGCTTCTCAGCAATATTTAAGCTTAATGAAAATGGTCATGTACTTGAAGAATGGTTTGGAAGAACAGTTATCAATTCAAATCATAGATATTCGTATGAAGAAGCTCAAGAAATAATTGAAGCTGAACTTGTGAAAAAATCATTCTTTTCATTGGCAGAAGAAATTGATTTGAAAAATGCAATTATCACCCTAGATCAAATAGCTAAGAGAATGCGTAAAGCTCGATTAGCTAAGGGTTCTATTTCTTTTGATAAACAAGAAGTTCGTTTCAAATTGGATGAGAACAATAAACCAACAGGAATTATTTTCAAGGTTGGAAAAGATTCAAACAAGTTGATTGAAGAATACATGTTGTTGGCAAATAGACGTGTTGCAAAGTTCATCAATGACAAGAAATTGCCAATGGTTAATCGTGCCCATGATAAACCTAATGAAGAAAAATTGGAAAACCTTAAAGACTTCATTAAGCAATTTGGTTACGATATCAAAACACAAGACCCAGTTGAAATTACAACTACACTTAATAAGCTTCTTACTGATGTTAAAGGAACGTCAGAAGAAGATATCATTAGTAACTTGGTTGTTCGTACAATGCAAAAAGCTGATTATCGAACAGCAAATATTGGTCATTATGGTCTTGGATTTAAAGACTACACACACTTCACAAGTCCTATCAGACGTTATCCAGATGTAATGGTTCATAGATTATTAGGAAGATATCTTGATAATAAACCAACACCTAAATTGGAACGACTTGAAGGAAGATGTTTATACTTGTCTGAAAGAGAAAAGAAAGCACAAAAAGCTGAACGTGAATCAATCAAATACATGCAGTGTATTTACATGTCAGAACGTGTAGGAAAAGTTTACAAAGGAATCATTACATCAGTAGCTGATTATGGTGTCTTTGTTGAAATCCTAGAAAACAAATGCGAAGGGCTTGTGAGATTATCAGAAATTGGTGGTGATACCTTCACAGCTGATACAAGTAACTATTGTGTGAAAGGAATTAATACAGGTGAACGTATTAGACTTGGTGATGAAGTAATGATCGTAGTTAAATCAGTTGATGTTGAAAGAAAGAATATTAATTTAACACTTATAAGACTATAATTATGTTTGATGAACAATGGGCATTAAAAATGGCAGTTGATTCAGCCAATAACTCTAAATGTAAAAGCCAGCGTGGTGTAGTTATTTGGAATCGTAAAGTAGGATTGGTTAGTTATGGTTGGAATGCACCACCATTACCACATGTTTGTGATGGTAGTGAAAAATGTAGAGCTAATTGTGCTAAAACTGCTGTACATGCTGAACAATCAGCTCTGATGAAATTACCAATGGTTCCTTTTATTATAGAAGCAGCTGGAGGTATTGGTGAATGTGAAATGCTTCATGTAAAGGTTGTTGATGGGAAAGCGGTTACAAGTGAGAAACCTAGTTGTTGGCAGTGTTCTAAGCTTATTCTAGCTGCTGGACTTAAATATATGTGGTTATATCAATCAGAAGGTTATGTGAAATACACACCAGAAGAATTTCACGAACAAACATTAATTAACTGTGACTTAAAATAATATTTATGAATTTTTTAGAAGAAATCATAACAGAAGAAAATATAGGTGAAGGATTAATCACAAGATTTCCACCAGAACCAAATGGCTATCTACACATAGGACATGCTAAAAGCATTGTACTTAATTTTGGCTTGGCTGAAAAATTTGGTGGAAAAACAAATCTTCGTTTTGATGATACAAATCCAACGACTGAAGATTTAACCTATGTAAATAGTATCAAAGAAGATATTACTTGGTTAGGATTTAAATGGAACAAAGAAACATACACTAGTGATTATTTTGATCATTTATTTAGATACGCATTAAAATTAATTTTTAATGGGTTAGCTTATGTTGATGATTCCAGTGCTGAAGAAATAGCAGCAATGAAAGGAACACCTACAAGTGCTGGTATTGATTCTCCATATAGAAATCGTACTATATCAGAAAATTTAGACTTGTTCTTTCGAATGAAAAACAGAGAATTTGGTGATGGTGAAAAAACTCTCCGAGCTAGAATTGATATGGCATCACCAAATATGCTAATGCGTGATCCATTGCTTTATCGAATCAAACACATAAATCATTATCGTACAGGTGATCGTTGGTGCATTTATCCAATGTATGATTTTGCTCATGGACAAAGTGATTCAATTGAAAAAATTACACATTCAATTTGCACACTAGAGTTTGAACCACACAGACCTCTTTATGATTGGTTTATTGATAAGCTGGAAATCTATCCATCAACTCAATATGAGTTTGCTCGTTTGAATATGAACTATACCATAATGAGTAAGCGTAAACTACTTGAATTGGTTAATGATAAACATGTTAATGGATGGGATGATCCTCGTATGCCAACAATCAGTGGGTTAAGGAGACGTGGATATACATCAGATAGCATTCGTAAATTCTGTGATCTAGTTGGTGTTGCTCGAAGAGAAAATATCATTGATGTGAGTCTTTTGGAATTTTGTATTCGTGAAGAATTAAACAAAACTGCTACACGTAGAATGGTTGTTGTTAATCCTTTGAAGTTAATCATTGATAATTACGAAGAAGGAAAAACAGAAAATTTATCTAGTGAAAATAATCCAGAATTGGAAGGTAGTGGAGAACGAAATATTCCATTTGGTCGAGAATTATGGATTGAACGAGATGACTTTATGGAAGAACCAATCAAAGGTTTTTTTCGTCTTGCTGTTGGATTAAATGTACGATTGAAAAGTGCTTATATTGTAAAATGTGAATCCTTCTTGAAGGATGATAATGGAAATGTAACAGAAGTTCATTGCACATATTATCCTGATAGTAAAAGTGGAAATGATGTAAGTGGTATTAAGGCAAAAGGTACTATTCATTTTGTTAGTGCTGAGCATGCAATTCCTGTGCAAGTAAATTTATATGATCGATTATTTAATGTAGAAGAACCAGAAGGACTTGCAGATATTAACCCAAATAGTTTAAAGATAATCGACACAGCTTATGGTGAACCAGATTTGATTAATGCAAATGCTGGTGATAAGTTTCAATTTATTCGCTTGGGATATTTCTGTGCTGATAAGGAATCAGGTCCAAATAAATTGATTTTCAATCGGACTGTTACACTTAAGGATTCATGGTCTAAAGACAAAAAGTAAGATGAGTGATGAATTATTAGTTAGTAACTTTTTAAACAGAAATTATAAAGTCACATTAGCTGATGATATTATAATCATTGATGTTATTTATAATTCAAAATTGGATTTTAACTTATTAAAAGTTAATCTTAGAATTATATTTGGACATTTACCATGTTTAAATAAGGTTTATGATGATTGGTTTGCAAATGGAGTTAAAGTTTTTGCAGCTAATTTTAGTGATTTTTTATCTAAATGTAGTGTACAACTTGGACAAACAAATTGGAGTGTAAATCATGTTGTTTATGGAAAAATAAATCCCAATTTTTTAGCTAATTATATTGTGGAAAATGATGAAATATTGAAGCATAAATCAGCTTTGAATAAACTTTTTAATCAATGGTATGATGATAAAGTAATTGAAGCTTCAGAAAAAATGATGGGATATAGTTAAAAATATCTTGTATGGATCACATTAATGTTGTACCTTTGTAAAAAATAATCAAATGACACTTATAGACGCTTTCAAAAACAATTTCCTATTCGGAAATAAATACAAAACGCATTCAGAAGCAATAATCATTTCTTGCTACTTCAATCCGCAAAACAATCCTTATCGTTTAAAGGCATTCAACAAGTTTTATGATTCAATCAAGCATCTTAATCATGAGATTATTGAGTGCTTGATTGATGGTGCTCAACCACAATTATTACCTAATTGGCCTGAGAATCCGCATATTACGACAATAAAAACAGAAAATTTACTCTGGCATAAAGAAACCCTATTGAATCTTATTGTTAAACGATTGGACCCTAAATACAAATATGTGTTCTGGGTTGATGCAGATGTCATCTTTACCAATAAGAATTGGTTGGTTGATAGTGTTAAATCCTTACAGACAAACAACATAGTTCAACCATTTGAATACTGTATCCATTTGGATCAAGATCAAATGGAACCAGACTTTGATGTAACACATGAATATGAATATGTAAGTGATCCAAAAACAAGACATCCAAAAATGTGGAGAAGCTTCTCAGCAAATCATGCTGATACTCATGGTATTCTTTCATGTAATTCCAATTATGATAAGCATGGTCATGTCGGATTTGCATGGGGTGCAAGACGTGAAGTTTTAGATGCTGTTCCATTGTATGATCGTGCTTTGGTTGGTGGTGCTGATCATGTCATTGCACATGCAGCTGCTGGTCACTTTGATCATTCTTGCATTCAAAAATCATTTACTGAAAATCTGGATGAGATCAATGCTTGGTCCAAGCAATTTTATAATGTAGTAAAAGGTAAAATTGGATATGCTAAAGGTGACTTGTATCATATTTGGCATGGTGACATAGCTAAACGTCAGTATTTGAAACGAGTTCAAGAATTCACACCAACAGTTAAAACTATAACTGAAAGAGATTCAAATGGCTTACATATAACAAAGGATGATACCTATGTAAGAGATTACTTTAATCATCGTGAAGTTAAAACTGAACGAGTAAAGGATTCATCATATTATGAAAAACGTTCACAACTTCAACAACAGTATCCAAATGGTGATGATTCATTCATTGAATCACTGATTTGGGGTTATGTAACTAATTCAACTCTTATGGGAACCATGATGGGTGGTAATATGATGGGTGCAATGATTGGAGATGCTTTAAACAATGATGATCAACAAACCATACAACAAGTAGATACACCACTTGATCTTGGAGTTCAAGGTAATGCAAGTCTTGGTGGATTTGATGCTGCTCCAACAGATTCAACTGATTACACACATAGCGAAAATTTCTCATAAATGAAACTGGAATTTTTATTTGCTTGGTATGACATTTGGATTGGATTTTTATGGGATAGAAAAAACAAATGGCTATATTTCTTTCCACTACCAACACTAGGTGTGGTATTAAAGTTCAATCTATTTAATAATTGGATGGATGAATTAAAAATGATTGCTTTTAAATTCTCACCACATCAGTATCCACTAAATAGTAAATGGATGATAGAGTTCTGGAAAGAAGTTTATTATGATAAAAAAATGACACCACAACAAGCGTGGGATAATTATACAACAATGATTGATTAAGATTATGAAAGTAATTTGCATTAGTGATACACACAATCAACACAATAAAATACCAAATAAGTATTTGGAAAATACTGATGGAAGTATTGAGACTATCATCCATTCTGGTGATATGACTGGTCGTGGATATATTGATGAAGTAGTCGCTTTTTTACGATGGTATAATGATTTGCCATTTAAGAATAAAATACTCATAGCTGGTAATCATGATTTTTATTTTGAACAAGCTAAACCAGAAGATATTAAAACACTATTAGCTAAATATCCAAATATCATTTATCTTAATGATACAGGATGTGAGATTGATGGAATAAAGATATGGGGAAGTCCAGTTCAACCTTGGTTTTATAATTGGGCATTTAATCGTGTAGGCCCTGCGATTTGTAAACATTGGGACCTCATTCCTTTGGATACAAATATATTGATCACACACGGACCAGTTAAGGGATATTTGGATATGACTATGCAAGGTGATATAACTGGTTGTCCTTATTTATTGGAAAAGATAAGTGAGTTGGTTAATTTAAAACTTCATGTATGTGGACATATACATGAAGGTTATGGACGTGTTGATTTTCCAGATGGAGGTACATTTGTAAATGCTAGTGTATTGAATCATAATTATGTAATGCAAAATAAACCAATCATAATAGAAGTAGTTCTATGAAAGATTCACTTATATATGGAACATTATTAGGTGATTCTTGGATTTTTAAGAATGAAAAAGGAGATTATGTGTTTTCTTTTTCTCAAAAAAATAAAGAATATGCCAAGTGGAAAGCAAATATATTGGGATATCCATATGGAGAGTATAATAGAAAAAGATATGACATTAGAACTAAAAAATATTATACAAATTTAACAATAGTTGTTAAAATTCCATTAAGTAAACGAAAAAGAATATATGATAAATTTTATAAACCGAATAAAATTGTTACCACAGAAATATTAAATAAATTAACAAATAAAGGAATTTGTCTTTGGTATTTAGATGATGGTAGTGTATATTATAATGGAAATAATTGTCATATTTCATTATCTGTAGATAGTTTTACGGATAATGAACGAAAACTTATCATTAACTATTTCAAAAAGAAATTCTCAATAATTTTTAGAGTATCTAGAAAATCAATACGATTAGTTAACAGAAAAGATTGTGAATTATTTATGAAAAAAATAAGTAGGTTCATTCCTAAATGTATGGAATATAAGAAATTATCTGTTGCTATTTTAAAACATAAACAAAAATGAAAATAATTGCTCTTGGAGATACCCACGGAAGAAATAAATGGAAAGAAATAACTGCTAAAGAAGATGATGCCGATAAGGTAATCTTCATTGGTGATTATTTTGATACCCATGATCAAGGTCATAGTCCTAATCGTCAGATTGAAAATTTTAAAGATATTTTAGCATATAAAAAAGCTAATCCAAATAAGGTTATTTTATTATTTGGCAACCATGATTTTCATTACATTCGTAATATTGGTGAAACATATAGCGGATATAGTGCTGGATATGCACATGATATTGGAGAATTGATTGATTTGGTAATCAAAGAAGACTTGGTTCAAATGTGCTATTTACATGATAAGTTTTTCTTTAGTCATGCTGGATTAACAAAGACATGGGCTGAAAAATTCATAGGTAATTCTAATCCTATGATAAACGAAGTATTAGTTCAAGGTATTAATGACCTATTTAAATACACTCCAAATGTGTTTAAATTTAGAATGGGTAATAATTTAAGTCAAACAGGTAATGATGTAACACAAGGACCTATTTGGGTTAGACCAGTATCATTATTGAAAGATATGGTTGATGGAATCACATGTGTTGTTGGACATACAACAGTAAAAAGATTAGATTTGAATGAAGAATTCCCTAATTTAATTTTAATTGATTGTCTTGGAACCAGTGGGGAGTATTTGGTCATTGAAAATAATGTCCTAAGAGTTGCAAAATAGTTTGTTTATTTAGATTATTCTTCTTACCTTTGTACGTTAAATAAAAACTAAAATGATTAGAGTTGGTCTCACAGGCGGTATTGGGGTTGGTAAAACCACCGTTTCTAAATTATTCAAGGAATTAGGTGTTCCTGTATTTAACAGTGATCTTTGTGCTAGAGAATCTGAGAGTGATCCAGAAATTCAAAAAGCCATTCAAGAAATCATTCATGAAAATATCTTTGTTGATGGAAAGCTTGATAGAGCTGAAATGAGAAAGATCATATTCAACGATAAGGATAAGCTTATTCGAATCAATAAAGTAATAACACCTTACATCAAAGCACGTTTTGAAGAATTCTGTATTGAGAATAAACATAAACGATATGTAATTCTTGAATCAGCAATCTTATTTGAAACTGGAGCTAATGATGGTTTTGATATTATCATAACAGTTACAGCTGACACAGATACCAGAATTAAAAGGGCTATGACTCGTGATAATTCAACACTAGAAGATGTTGAAGGCAAGCTTCGTAATCAATGGCCAGAAGACAAAAAAATAGCTGCATCTGATTATATCATTTTCAACAATGGAACAGATTTAATTGATAGCTTGGATGTATTAACCAAGCAAGTAAAAGCATTAGATAAGGCTATCATGTGGGATTGGTATACATCATAAATAATGGGATTACAAATCAAGAAGGGAACATGTCGAAGCGTTATTCTTATTGGTCCATACGCTATTAAAATAGCTAGATTCTGGCATTCAAATTCTGGTTATCGTTGGAAGTCTTTTCTTAGGGGAATTCTTAGTAACATCGATGAAGTTTATTGGTATAAGCATTCCCATCAAAAAGATAAATTATGTCCTGTGTTATTTAGATTACCACTTAGTGTGGTAATAATTATGAAGAGGGCTGAATCATTAAGTATTGAGGAGTATAACAAAGAAGCATTTGCAAATGAATTTAAAGCATTACCACTAGATAACAAGATTCAAAATTTTGGTAAACTAGATGGTAAAATTGTTTTGGTTGATTATGGAGATAGCCCATTTATGTGTGAGGATTGTGATTTCATATTTAAACATCGCTAAAAATGAAAAAAATAACTGAATCATGGTGGACAAAATGTCTTAATGATAAAGAAAAATTAGAGCATTGGCTTGTAGCATTATATAATAATGAAAAAGATGCTGAATTTAGATTTACATCTTTTGGAATTGATTATTGTTATAATGATAAAGAAAGTTATAAGATTTTCATGTTGATTGCAGAACAAGAAAGACATCACGCTATCTTAGTTGACGAAATACTAAAAAAGCGTAATATTACATTATATGAAAAATCTTCTAACAATGGAAGATATTGGAGAAACACTCTTCCTTGTGTATGTGATATGCAAACAGCAGCAGCAATTGGAGCTTATGCTGAAGGACTTTCTCTCAAACGTATGAGAGTAATCATTAAGGACCAAAATACACCAGAAGATTTAAAAGAATTATTTAAAATAATTGAACCAGAAGAAGCTTATCATGCAAAAGCACTTGAATCTATTGCTACTAAATATGGAATGAAAAAAGTTAAAGATTGTCATGATAAGGGATTAGAAGCTTTAGGGTTAAAAATAAAAAATAATGAAATCATTAGTTAAGAATAAAAAAGCGACTTTTGAATACTCAATTCTAGAGAGATATATTGCTGGAATTAAATTACAAGGATCAGAAGTTAAATCTATAAAAGATAGCAAGGTTTCAATATCTGAAGCTTATTGTTTTATTACAGATGGTGAAATATTCATTAAGGGAATGCATGTTACTGAGCATAAAGAAGGTGGAACACACAACAATCATGTGCCGACTAGAGATAGAAAGCTTCTTCTTAAGAAAAAAGAAATAATTAAATTAGAGGAAAAAATGTCACAAAAGGGCTTGACTATTGTACCTTTAGAGATTATCTTATCTCCCACTGGTTTTATTAAACTGGAAATTGGTCTTGCTAGAGGCAAAAACCTATACGATAAACGGACTTCGTTAAAGGATAAGGACCTTAAACGAGAATTAGAAGGAAACATATAACCCAACAACTAATGTTAGAAAAAATAGAAGAAGGTGATCATGTAAAATTATCAGAAAAAGCATTATCAGAATTTACTGGTTCTTTTAAACAACACATGACTAAAATGGTTTATCGTGTTGAAAGAAAAGATGCTTCTGTATTTCAAGGTGTAATTTTATATCTTCATTGTGGAACAACATTAAAATTAGATGAAGCAGTTAAGGTATCAAAAGATATACCATTATATACCTAAAATTTTACTTGCATCAATAACAATTAAGTAGTATCTTCGCAGACACCCCTTTCAATAATACCCACCTAATACCAATTTATGAAGCAGTTAGTCATCACCAACAGAGTTACGAATAGAGAGACGGTTTCCTTCAATCAATATCTTAAGGATATTTCAGAGATTGCGATTTTTACTCCAAAAGAAGAAATGATTTGTGCAGAAAAAGCTAGTCGTGGTGATAAAAAAGCGATGGATGAATTGGTCCAAAGAAATCTACGCTTTGTTGTATCAGTAGCTAAACAATATGCTACTTCATTAAATCCATTGGAAGACTTAGTAAATGAAGGTAACATTGGCTTAATCATTGCCTCTAAACGATTTGATCCAGCTACTGGATATAAATTCATTTCTTATGCTGTATGGTGGATAAGAAAGATCATTTTAGAATACTTGGCTAAAAATGGCCGTTTGGTCCGTCTTCCATCCAATAAAATTAACAGCTTAAACAAGCTTGATAAAAAGATCAATGAACTAGAACAAAAGCTAGGTCGTAATGTTGATATTCAAGAAATCATTGATGTGTATGGAGAAGAGCTTGGATTAGCATCTGATGAATCACCATATAAAAAATTAAGTGATGAATTTGAATTCTTGGATGTGTTGAATGGATATAGTGTTGACTCATTGGATCGAGAAATCAGCAATGATAATGGCAATAGCACTTGTTTAGGTGATACACTTTCAGATGATACAACATTTAAAGCTACTGATCATGGTGTGATGGAATCTAGTATTAAATCTGAAGTGGCCAAGATGTTAGATGCTCTTAAACCAAGAGATAAATACATCATGATTGCTTTGTATGGATTGGATGGCAATATTCCAAGATCATTAAAAGACCTAGGTGATGAAATTGGCGTAACACGTGAAATGATTCGTCAAATAAGAGAGAAGAATTTATTGAAATTGAAAAAAAGACTTCTCCATTCTAATATTAGAAATTCTTAATTATGAATAGAGGTGACTTAAAACTTTATATGATTTATCTTATTACAAAAAACTGGAGATGGCTTAAGTTTATTGTTCTAGGACTTTTAATTTTTATGTCATTGAAGATATTCAATGCGTTTTAAATCCTATTGTTCAAATGAAAACAATAGTTATAAGATATTTGGATAAAAATTATTATGTCCCTCTTTCAACTGTTTCATATACGTTAATTGATCGTTTTAATAGAGAACCAGTTGGTATTAAAACACTATTTGCTAGTCTACAACTCATCTTCAATATTACAGAAGAGGATACTCTATCAATTTATAATGAGTGGATTGATAAGCAGTTTAATGATTATTATGTTAAGTGATGAAAGACATTGTAGTTAAATACTTAGATAAAAACTATCGTATAACTCTTTCAACATACGTTTCATATTTCTTGTTTGATCGCATTCAAAAATGTGAAGTTAGATCACTTGATGTATTATCATCACTAGAATCAATATTTGAATTAGATAAGTCAGAAATAGAACGTATCTATGTTGAATGGGCTGAACAAAAAGAAATTGAATTAAACAATAGAATTGTAGATATACAAACAAAAATATTTATAGAAACAGGGAGAGCAATACGGCTATCTCCAGTTGAAGTAAATACTTTTATTAGTGAGGAAGAAGCATATTATGAAAGAGGTATCTGAACAACAAGTGATTCATGTACACATTTGTGTACATAAAAGCTGATTTTTGGCTTTTTTAGGATATTTATTAGGAAACCAATAGGTTATGAACAAGAACGACATCAAAAAGAAACTACGTGAATCACTTTCGATCCCAATACAAGAAAAGGCCCCAAAAGAGCCATCTGCACAGAGAAATGAGAGAGATTATGACAAAGAGTATTCTGAAGTTCAGACGAAACTTCAAGATACAATGTTGAAACAAAGCCAGGTTATGGCAGCTGCTGGGTTGGGAAATCCAAAAGACGCTACTGATAGGTCTTTGTTTAGCAAAAAAGTTCGTAAGGACACCAACGATGAAGGTGGCACCTATATGTTCGATGACAAGGAGCTAGCAGCTGTTATCAAGGTATTGAATAACCCAGCAGCTTATCTAAACGTTAAAAAACAATAACTCCCAAATCCCCGACTAGTGTTGGGGATTTCCATTTATGCAAAAATCTGGGAAGATAAATAAAAAAATTTTATTTTCCAAATTTTTTCCGATATTTTATTCAAAAGTTATTAACATCTTTTTTTGAGATGAAAATAATAACGAAAGCCCAACACTTTAACAGTGGTTGGGTCGCATGGCTTCAATGTAGTTGGTTAGACCACAGGTTTGATTATTGAAGTAAAGGTAATGAATCATTTTGACTTAACCAAATATATTAAGATAAAAATCACTTGGTGTTATTGAAACATTTTCGTAGATTTGTAAATATGGCGACAGAAGTAAAAAAATTGAAAGAACTAGAGTATGATGAACTTATTACTTTAGGTGTTATTGAGAAAGATGAAGATTTATCTACCATCTTCAAAGAAGAGATAAACCTATCTTTCAATGTCTTAAGAACTCTAGCAAAGGAAAATAAACTAAGTGATAATACAAAATCACTAATGAGAACTTTATTTGATAAGGTAATATTAACTAAAACCGATCTTATAAACAAGTATACCAATCTAGCACAATCCATTGGTAAAACGATTAAAGTTCTAGATGATATTCCAGTAATCATTGAAGAAGTTCAAATTAATAAGACAACAAAAAAAGAAAAAGTTTTACCAAGAAGATATGGAAAAGCTTTAATTCAAAAAGATATTCAGAAGCAAGGTGGTAAACCAACCAATGCTCAGATAACAGCATTAGCCCTAAACGATTTAAAGAACGTTTACGTGAACTTAAATGCTAGATTGATAAAAGATATGCTTACTGATAAAAACACGCTCACAGATGAAGATTATCGTGAAATTCGATCAACCATTACACTGGTGAAGAACAAGTTAAAAATGATACTTAAGAAAAAATAAGATAAATTTGGATGTATGGTATTTTTTCCTTACCTTTGTTAGGCAATAGATATTCATTAATAAAAACTAAAATGGCAAAAACGATTAAAAAAGCAAATTCTAAAAAAGTGGCTACCAAAAAGGCAGTAGCAAAGACTACTTCTGTAAAATCCAGTGGCAATAAAGAACTGGATAAAATGCTAGCCGTTATCAAGACTGCAACTAAGAATGGTGATAAGAGTGTTGTTGTATTTACAACAAACCGTAGTCATCACAAAGCAAACGTCAGTACTACTGGTTGGGGTGTAAGTGATTTGAAACCAAAGTATCTTGACGCATACAAAAAACTGTTGTGTCTCCACAATGTTGATACTAAATTGGTCAACTTTGGTGAGATGTCAGTTGAATGGATTGTGAAGATCAAAAAGTAAAAAAAATAATTTTAAAAAAGTCGGTCTATAATTTGGTAGATCGACTTTTTTTTTCTACCTTTGCCTTAACCAGTAACCTAATCAGTTACATAAAACCAAACAGCCATGACAAAAATTGCAAAACTTGTTGAAGTATCTTTAATGGTGAGAATCATCATTGATAGTGAGGCAACAGAAGATCAAATCATCGAAGCTACATATCCAAAATTACAAGCAAGCTTAGATAACCGAGAAGTTGGTGAAAATATTACCTCAATTGAAGATGATACTGAGTGTCCTTATGATCCTGAATTTGATGGAGCTGAAGTAGTTTGCCTTAATTGTGGGTTTGATTTTATCTCAACCAAATTAAATACTCACACAGATGCTCTTGGTAAGCATTGCACTTGCCCTAAATGTCAATCAAGTTTTGATATTGATGGTGATCGATCTGAGGAAGTATATGCTCAATTGGTGAGTGAATATGCAAAAGCTGACGTTGTAAGTGGAGAAATGTATGACAAGGTTAAAATTAATCTTGAATTTAGTGAAGGTGATGTGAAAAAAGGAATCCAAAAATTTTTGGATTGGGATGAATCCCCTGCTAAATTTACCTTAAAACGCAATAAAAAATACTGGAAAATAATTGATCTATAATTTGCATTTATCAATTATAATATCTACCTTTACATCATACCAAAAACCAATAGCCATGACAAAAATATCTAGAGAAGATGTATTACAAGTTGCGAACCAATTAGGTTATAAACCAACTGAAGCCCAAATCAATGAAGTACTTGAAATGTATCCATCAGAGCAAGAATCTGATCCAAGTGGTACATGGAATTTAGTAGTCGAACAGTGTTTATCGACACTAAATGTGGAACAAGTTAATGCTACTCCACTTGAGAAGTTTTTGCGAAAAAGAGCAGAAGAATTGGATAGTGATTGGGAAGATGTACCAATGTGGGTGATTAATGCATCCAATGAATTTTTTGGTGCTAAAAAATAATAAAATAAAACCACCAGTAATTTGGTGGTTTCGTTTTTTTTGTTTACCTTTGGATCATAATCAAAAACACTAATCATGAATATTACACCAAGAAGCATACTCAAAGGGAGAAACAGTGATGGTAGTAGTTTTAGTGTTGCCCAATGGGATTTTAACACTATCTCCAATATGCAAACAACTGGTTTGTTGGTTGGATTGGTGGTCGGTCTCATCACATCATCAATTGCATCCCCAGTTATATTATTGTTTAGCCTTTTAGCCTTTAATGGTAGGCTTAATATGGGATTTATCCTCTCAGCATTAATCAGTGGTTATTTTTTGTTGGATTGCCACAATGGTTGGATCACAATATCAGCGATCAATATCTTTTTTACTGAACCTACAATCAATTTACTAGTCAGTATTAATACTGCATCATTACTGATTAGTCTTATCTTGATCTTGTTTGGAGGAACCATCTATGGTATCATCAACTCACCAGTTAAGGATATCAATGAGTTAGATGCTCAGTACTTGACAACAACAGAGCGAACTAATTTGAATGGACAGCTTACTAAACGATTGATTGGGTTTGCTGTGATTATCTTTATCATTGGATTGATTGGATTTAGTGTAGGTGTGAGTGTAACTAAAAAGCATAAGGGGTGGGTTGAGTCCAATATTGAAAATGTTGAAGCGCAAAAGAAGGATCAAAAAGAACAAGAAGATCGTGATGCTATTGGCAATTATCCAACCAAAGAAGCACGAGATGCACATTTTGATAGCTTGCAAAAAGAGTTTGGAAACTAAATATAATTAAAATGCGAAGCACTGAACATAATCCAATAACAATAGAAGACCTTAAACATAGAATAAATAAAAAAGAATTGATTATGGGAAATAGAGAAGGTATTATTGGTTTAAAACGAGAATTAAAACGATTGAAAAAAGAAGGAAGAACAAGAAGCTATCCAATATTTGTTGCACATCCTGATGCTGAATATTGGCATCTTGAATGGATTAAAATAGAATAAATCTAGTTATTTATTTGGTAGTCTCATTTCTTTTTATTACCTTTACACCATACCAAAAAACCAATAGCCATGATAATCGTACTCCACGACAACAACAGTGATATCCTTAAGGATATCCGTACAGGTATCAACATTGATACTATCCACAAAGTAGCAACTGAAAAAGGCTTGATTGCCTCTCATCTATTTGACATGAGTTGGATTGCACTTGCTGAAACACCAACTGGTGAAGACATTTTTATTGCTCGTCAAACTGACAGCATCAAGTATAATGGTAAAGAGTATCCTGTCCGTACTTTTAATGTTATAATGGAAGGTGTTGAACATACAATTACAATTGCAAGTGAATCACTATCAGAAGCAATTGGGATCAATGATGAATATGAAGGAACACTTGGTGATGCTGAAGAAGCAATTGATCAATCCATTTATTACTATGTTGAAGATGAAGTGATCGGAATTGATGCAGAAGAAATCTGCAAAGATTATTTGGATATTGAAATGGAATTTGTATCAGAAGAGTTTTAATATTTGGTTATCTCAGATATTTTGTTTACCTTTATCCCATGAAAATTAATCCAACCCTATTGAATTTAGCTGATGTGTTTAATAACCTAAACCACTCACAAACGTGGCAGTTTATTAATGAGTTACGTGAAATTAAAGCTGAATTAGAATCATGCAAGAAGGATTTAATGGTGATGCCAGTTGATTTTGATAAGAAGATACTGGAAGTTATTACCCTAGAACAACAACTAGGTTTTTTGAATCGCAATATCAAAACTGTTGAAGAAGCATTGATGGCTCATGAAACAAAGTGTTTTGAAAAGCGAATCAATTTTGAAAAATCCACCAATCTTAAAGGTGTCCAAGTATTTGGATTGAACTGATGAAACTCATTTGTAATACTAAACCTGAAACTGTTGATTTACCATTTGAAGTTGGTGAGACATACTTTACCAAAATCATAGCAGATGATAAATTTACTGTTGATCGAATTGATAAGGATGAGAAAACAGGTCTTGTTAGAATGTTACATGGAAGATATGAGAAGTCGCCACATTTGTTGAATTGTGGATTACCACCTGAAAGATTGATTGCTAGGAAACAAGAGACTGGAAAAGTTTTAACCATTTGCTTATGTCCACATTGTAAAGGAGAAATAACATCATGAGAAAAGCAATAGAAAAAGCTATACGGGAAACACTGGTACTAGTCAATCCACAGAGTGTTGGATTTGCTGTGGATAAGATTATTGGTTTATATGAACCGAAGAATAAAGTTATTGCATGTGCTGATAAAAAAGCCAGTATTTATAATTTTGCAGGGCAAGATTTTAAATCAATTACTGGTTATGATCATAACTCCTATATCCCTTATGATAAGGTATTTGAAATAGCACAGAGTATATTTGAAAAAGGATTGAATGTGATGATTTATCATTTACCTGAAGGGAGTGATAAAGAAAATAATAAGCATGATGTAATTTTATTTGTTGATGATAAGCGTTTTTCTCCACGATAAATTTGGTGGATTGAAAAGTTTTACTTACCTTTGCTTCACACTAATAAACTAAACAGCCATGAAAAATAATACAGCAATACTTAATTGTGAAACTAAGATCATTAAGTTTAAATACTTGAATGAAGAGTTTACTGTAGACCTTAAAGAAGGTGATATCCAAGATAGTTGGAATACAATCACTGATAAAAATGGTGTAATGTGGGATGTTAATTTTAGTTGGGAAGATGAAAAAGGAGAGAAGCCATCATTTGCTGTTTATGGTCTCAAAAAAAATGGTAAAGGTGAATTGAACATTGATTATAACAAGGAGACCTCAATCAAAATCGGTAAATCTGATAGAAATATCTATTTTAAAGAAGATCGATTTAAATATGTCTTTAATCCATTGTTACCATTAGTTTTTACTGTATTTGACGAAAATGATGAGTTGGTATTGAAAACGAAACGTGGAAATAAAGCCAGTGACACCAAGTCAAACTTAACAATTAATGGTGGTAAGCCATACATGATAGTAACAGACTCAAATGGTGCAACAAAAAGATTAGATTAATTTGTTATTTTGAAATAAATTGTTTACCTTTGTCTTATGGATAACAAAATAGTAAATTTAACTGAATACGAATTTTACGAGAAATTTAACACTATTACCAATCACTTAGATAATAACGCTTCCTTTAGTGGAAAGATGTTTGAAACCTATGGTGAAGAACTGGATTTTGTTATCGAAATGGCTAAGGAACATCGTGTTGTTACCATCATTGAAGGTGAAGGCGAGGAAGAAGATGAAGAAGGGTTTTTAATACCAACAATGTATTACTCAAGTGGTATGCATCATGTTAATCGTCTTGGTTATTTAATATTGGATCAGCCATGTGACATTGATTTTGAAGTTAAAATAGATTAATATGACAAACGAAACTATTTGGGGAACTTGGTATGGAACACGAATAAAAGTGTCTGAGTTATCTCACCAACATTTATCAAATATTCTCCATTATTTTAATCTTGTATTGAATATGGGAGACTTGCATCCGATACGTGCTGAATTGAATCGTAGATTTGGTGGAATACAATTGCCATATCATCCAACGGTTAGCTTTAGAGCTGAAATAAATGAATTGGTAAGGAAAGGTTACACCACAGGCGAAAACAACGCTGACATCATTGTAAATCGAAAATGGGTTGGTAAAATACTCTACAATTAAAATGGAAAATACCACTGATAAGAAATATACCGAAGAAGATTTGAAGAACGCTTTTGAAGGTGGTCGAAAATCGGTATCAGGTATTATCAAGTATGAAAATTTTGGAGATATGGAACCTTATGCTAGCACTGAAATAGATTACGGTTTTAAAGAATGGTGTAATAAGATTTGGAAATACGGTAAAACAAAAAAAATAAAATGAAACAAATGAAGAATCAACTCGCTTATAGTGGTAATTGGGTCTTACAAGTAATGGTTGATGAAGAAGGTAACGTATTTTATCGTGTACCCAACTCTCAAATCAATTTACCATTTGTTACAGATGAAAAATATCAATTGGTTGATGCAAGTGATTTAAAAAGTATAACAGCCAAATATATCCTCTCAGAACGAAAAAACCAACATCTTACAAAACAAGTAGCCGATAATTATAATAGTGGTTATCTTGAAAAATATTTTAAAGAAAAAGTTATTGATCTACCAAATGTAGAAATGATCCAACATATAATTTGCGTTTACTCTGAGTATTTAAGAGAAACATTTGGTAGTAGTGAATGGTATGAAAAAAACCAAGCAATCAATAAACAAGACCTTAATCATATTGATAAAGACTTGGCTAGAATCAATCTCTTTATGGAATTTTTAGCAAGTAAAAGGAAATAAACATGGAACAAATCTTAATTATACTTGGTATCATTGCATTTGCAATATGGCTGATTTGGTACTTAACTGCTTGCCCTCACTCATGGAAAGTAATACAACGTTATGAAATCATGCGAAAGTCAGACGATAAGCTAGTGGGATATGCTCATGTGAAAGAATGTGAATACTGTAAATCATTGAAAAAAGAAACAATACATCTATAACATGGAAACAGCAAATGTAATTTATCATCTATCGGTTATCCTGATAGCAATTGTGATCTTTTTTATGAAGATTACAGCACCAAATGATTTTTTAGAACTAATCTTAAAATTGCTTGGCAAAGTAGTACCTATCTTTTGTATTGCATTTGCTGTGGTACAATTATTTAAACACTGTGGTATCATATAATAAATTTGGTAGATTGAAATCTTTTACTTACCTTTGTTCGCAACCAATAGCCATGCGATCTAGGAAAGTCATTACTAACTAACTAATTATTTTTTTTAATATATCGATTTGTATAACTACACAAAGGTTGTAGGTTTGTGTAATGATTAAGTTGAATGAGATCATTTTCACAAGTGGCACTAATTAGTGGTTTAATATGGTCAATATCCCATCCATAATTTAACTCTCCATTATATAAACCATGATTATTCCATGTCATCCATGATTCAAACTTAGATTCAAGATGTAATTTAAATTCCTCGAAAGAACACCCTAATATTTCATTTGTTTTACTAATTTTTAGATAACCTTTTTGTTTTAGTGAATTACAAATCATTGTTCTTAAATTTTTCTTAAGTTTAAACAAAGGGTCGGATAACATACGTTTTTTTTCATAACTTTTAAGATATGATTTAAGATAAGTCTTATTATATTTAGAAATTTTTGTTTTATTTTTAGCTCTGTATTCTTTCTTTTGGTTTTTCAAAATTACTCTATTATCAATATTATATTTTTTACCATAGTTTAATATTTTTTCTTTGTTTTTGTTATAATATTTTTTTGTAACTTTCTTTATTTTAGCCTTATTAGTCTTACGCCATATTTTAATTCGTTCTTTATTGGCTTCACGCCACATTTTTTGATATTCTTGTTTGTTAGTCATAATCTAAGTTTATTATAAATATAAACTAAAAACGAAAAAGGTCAAATATGAAAATAATTTAAAATAATTAGGTTATATCAGAAATAATATCTACCTTTGTGTCACCAGTAGTAGTAATTACTACATCAGCCAATGTGACTAGGTATTTAAATTAATAACTAAAGCCAAGTCGATTATGAAAAATCAAACACTAGATGGGGACTTAGAAACGATCCTTAAAAACAAAGCTGATATCTCAATCAGCAAAGGTAAGATCAGTGGATCATCTATTGACGTAGTTAATACACGTACATCAGAAGACATTGGTAGTTATCCTTATTACAAGAAACAAGGAGATCGTGATGTCGATTTTACCAATCTTGAAACACTGTTAAAAAATTAATATGACAAAGACGTATATGGTCATTGACCATGAAGGAGAACATGAGTATAATATTGTGGTTAAGAAGACCAAAAAAGACAATACCAAATACTCAATTTATCGCTCTAAATCTGCTAACTGGCATCAGCCAGGTGAGTTTATCATGTCCATAACTAGCACTGATGATGGTATCAAGTTTAATACACCAATCAAATCATTAGCTTGGGATGACCTTGAATGTCTGAGACTCCTGATTAATTTTGATCGTGAAATTGATGACAACCCAATGAACAAGATTAAACATAAGATCATTGAAGATAAGGTTTTATTTGAAATTTAATTTGTTTATCTCAATTTAATTACTTACCTTTGTGCTATGAAAAAACTTTTATTTATCTTCCTCTCAGCTTTAGTTTTGGTATCATGTACTGAATCAAATCTTAAATCAACCCCAACAAGCGTTATTTATGCTCGTAATGGAACTGGTCTTACAATAGAAGAATACACTATTGATGGATGCCAATATATCGGTTATTTACATGGAAGTAATTGTGACTGGTGTACCCATAAAGGAAACTGCAACAATCCAATCCATAAATTACAAAAAGATACATTACAATGAGAACTAAAGAATATTGGTTAAACTTCTGTATTCATTTTACAGTTATTACTATTGGTGTATATCTCGTTTCACTAATTAGTGGACACGATACATCAATTATACCAGTTAGACTAGCGGTATGTTTATTCTATGCTAAATTTCTTCCTTATATAAAGCAAAAATAATGGAGTATTTAGAGCCATGCTTTGCAATTATTGAACTGGTGATGATAGGTTGTATTATTGCTTTTGCCATCATCACTCGAAACGATTAATCTAATAACTAATATGCAACCACATAGTGGAGAAGTGCCATTTCTTGAATGGTGGAAAAGACGATTCAAAAAACGACATGCTATAACAATAGGTGACTTAGGTATATATCATAACGTAGCTTCATTTGATACGCTTAATGATAATAATCATGGATTAACCTATGATATCTATGCAAAGATACGTGCTGTTGAAATCTATGACAACCTAGTTGAAATTGAAGTGATAAATATTAAAATCAGTGACTCGGTAAGTCAAGATATTGTAAATCTTATTACAAATAATTTCCCTAAGTATCTTGATCCTAAAAAGGTTAAATGGCAAATCAAAAATAATGTGAAATGACCAAGAAAGAACGTGCTAAAAAGATTTTTGAAGATAACGGAATCTTCATCTCAAATGAGGAACTGGATAATCTAGGTACTGCTATTAGTGATGTACTTATGATGATTGCTGAAGACATTGCAGAAAAAGAACCCTATGCAACCATAAGCATTGATAATTACCGACAAACAAGTATGAGTGTTGATGCTGCATTAGATGAGGAGGAATAAATTATGAAAGAAAAACTGCTTAAACTAATTGATGCTTGTATTGAAGATGGGAAATTCGTCAATACTAATTCTAATAACCAAACTGAATTCATTCGTGCATCTAAATCAAGTGTTGTTTCATCTTCTTTATACGAACTCAAGTATAAAGGTGAAAATGTATATTTTAATGATCGATATAAATGCAGTATCAATGATACAAAGAAATTTACAACATCAATTGATCTTGAATTTATATTTGAGAAAGAACCAAGTATAAATATTTCTTTTATTGAAAAAAGAAATGAAAAAACATATACAACAGAACATAAGATAGGTAAAAAGCATTTATTTCTTTGGAGTAAGGATATTGAATTTGATTTGATTATCGAGAATACTCCATTTCAATACATAATGAAATGTGGTAGCTTTGAATATGTTCTTGAATCCTCAGTTGTTGTGGATATTTATGATAGAATCATTGAAAAAAGAAAAAAATATCGTGATCAAATAGAATTGAACGAAATCAATAAACGATTAAAAAAATATAACATCGAGTAATGGAAAAGTTTACTTTATTTCATACAGCACTTTATTCCAAAGGATGGTACAAGCGTGAGAATCGTAAAACCATTTGGGAAGACCTTAAAGTGATTCTGACACTGGATGACTATAATGGTCAGTATATGTCAAATGGTGACATTGTAAGCATTTTATTAATGCACTGCCAACGTCTTAACACACGTGCATTTAGTGACCTTGCTATCTTTGCAAATGGAATATCTAAAGACTATTGTTGGAAATACGGATATTATACCAAAGGTGCTAATTGGGTACGAGATAGCGATAAATTACCTGAATATGATTATCTAGAAGCTATTGCTAGATATTGCTTAAGCAACATTTCAACGAGTGATATTAAAACACTCTGTGGTGAAGGTGGAAGACTACCAATGCCTAATTATGAAAAAGGTCTGCCACGAAAAAACGGAATTACAGATAAAAAACTACTAACACATTTTGTTGTATAAATTAAACTGGAAAAACAAATATGATAACAATGATTTTATTACTTATTCTATGGGGTATTATTTGTACCTTAAGAATTAAACAAGACTGCTTGAAGTCAGGTGTTCCATTTAATCCAGTTGAGTCCAGTCTTTTCAATTGGATGGGATTTTGTTTTGGACTTATAACATTAACCGTTTCTTTTATTTATATTTGTATAAGCTATTTACCATGAAAGAATATAAGATTTATGTTCAGCGAATTGGCAGTTATACTGTTATTGCTGATGAAGTAGTTTTTGGACCATCACAAACATTCTTTTATAAAAATAGTATTTTAATTTCAGTATGTCCAACTGCTATAACTGTTATTGAAACTATTAAAAACCATGTTGAACCAAAAGTAGAACCAAACCCATTATGAAAAAGCTATTCACAATTCTATTTTCCATTGCATTATCAACTATCTCTTATGCTAGATTTGGTGGTAGTCATTCTTCCAGTAGCCATTCAACTTCTCACATGAGCGAGAGCCACATGAGTGAAAGTCATTACAGTGGTCATACAACAACCACTCACATTTCAGAGGGTCACTATACTGAGACAACTCATTCTTATAGTCATCCTTATTCTCGTGTTAGCCATGTAAGTGAATCTGAAATCCATTCTTATCCATCAATATCCAGTAATAAATATTTGTACTATTATTTGCTGTTTAATCGCAATCATAATACCTATGATACAATTAAATCACAGACTAAAGAAGACTTAATCAATCAAGTTGATACAGCAACCAGTGAAGATTCATCTTCAGGTGCTATATGGTTAACAGTACTGATTGTGATAATTATTATTGTTGTAGTATTCATGTTTTTATCTAGAGATTTCTAATGCAAGAATCACTTAAAGAAGAATATAACCACGTCAAGTGTATTCATTGTAGTGCATCAGTTGATCTTAATCATACTGATGTTTGTGGTGTTTGTAATATCAGTGTATTTGCTTCTAAAGAAGATGCTCGTAAGCAAACAGAACAACATGAATTGATCACTGGATTTAAAACACCACGTGAACGTGAAGCCTATGATCTAGGAAGGAAACATGAAGAAGAAACCCTTAGCAATTACATTAGAGACTGGCAGGGATCAACTGGAAGTATTATAGGACATATCCTATATCATAAATTTAAAGATTTAAAACACCTGTTCAATGAAAAATAATTCATTAGAAGAAATTTTCAGCAAGTATCAAATTACCAATACAAGAGGTATGATGATTCCTTTGCTTGATACTGAAATTGGTAAAGACTTATTGGAAGAAATCAAAGCATCATTTCAACCAAAGATAGATGATGGTTATAATGATTTGAATCGTCCATTGGATAACAAACATGAAATTGATCTGAGTTGGTTATCTCAACTTAAGAATGATGCTGAACATAATGCTAATCGTGCTTTGGAAATAGCTAAAGAACGTGATGAGTTTGAAGCTAAGTATAAAGGACTTGATATTAAGATTGAAGAACTCTCAACACTTACAAGCAATTTTCCATTCATTGAATTCTATCCACATACTCATTGTGATATGTATAAGATTCTTAATGAATATACAAAGTATAGAGAAGACAAATGGGTTTTAACTCCAGTATCCGAAGGCTTCGAGAAAGCTTTAGATACTGCCATTAAACAATTCACTGATCAAAAGAACGCTCATGACACCACAAGAACTTCTTGAACATAAGAAAGAATTTAAACAAATAGGTTGGATTAAGGGTCAGATTTCATTAAACGAAAGCTATGTAAGACAACTTACTAGATTTGATAAAAATGGATCACATAGACTGGCTATCATTAAAGCGATAGAAGGTCTTACTGATAATAGACGAAAGTTCAAGGAAATGCTAAATGGTCGTGATTACGAACAATTAATGAAAGACTTGCAAAAGGCAACACAGTTATCAAAGCGAAAAGATAAAACAGCATTTAATCAATTCTCATTATGAAATTTTTACTTATAATACTATCTAGAATTCTTCAATTAATCTTTTGGTGTGTAGGAACAAGTATTTTGTTTTGTGGTATATTGTTCATTAATGGTATAATATACTTATGGGCATTTAATACTAAGAACTGGATAGCAATAGAAAAAGAAATGGTCGCTCAGGTAGAAGCTATAAATCATGGTGGGAAATCCAAATGGAAAAACGTAAGTGTCTTGTAAACGACATTGATTTGAAATCACTGATAAATAAAACAAAAGAAGAATAACATGGCAATTAGATTAATAACAAAAGCAATTCCTCAGCATAACTTTGATGCAATAGAAATCCATCCTTGCCGTGAAGTAAAGAAAGAAACAGCTAAGTCATTTGTGGAACAGTGTGAACCATCAGAAGCCCAGTTTTGGTCAGTTTATATCCGATACAACCCTAAATCTAATATGAAAGAAATAGGTGGACTGGAATGTATCGCTGATTGTAGTACCGAAATCGAAGCAGAAAATCTTAAAATATTCCTAACAGCATTTGCCCAAAAAGCAGAATGAAATACCGAATTGACTTCATTACAGCTTGTAATCTCTATGCCGAATACCTAGCCAGTGTAATTACCCTAAATGCTGATATAAACCCGTTAAACGTAAATAAACACCCTGTATTGGGTTTTAATGACTTCCTAACAAGTGATCAACAACAACGAATAAAAGAAATTGGAACTGCCCCTGATTATCTTTCAAAAACAAGAACATTTTGGCTAGAAAACACAAGATACGAATGGAACGAATTTGAAAGCGTTTTGGAGTATCTGCATAAGATTTAATAAACAAAACACTTCAACCAATGGAACAAAAAGTAGTAATAACCAATAACGATAAAATTATAAACGATTGGATTGATAGAGGCTGGAAAGTCATTTCTGTAACTTCAGGTCACATAGCAACAACAGGAGCATATTCAGCTTCCTATCATTCTAACTTCTGCTTCGTGTTAGAAAGGAAAGCATAATTAATGCCCAAGACCTATATCAAAGATAAAAAAGAATTCATGAAGATCAAATCCCATCTCGATGGTAACATCTTTTGGAGAGAAATAGGCAGTGATAAGGTCGAAATCAAAGTAATAGACAAATCAGTTAAACAACTAGTAAAATCCCTTAAAGACTAAACACTAAACACTCAACCCAAATGAAGATATGTAAACAGAAAGATCATATATGGGAACTCATTCAAGAATTCCCTTATAGATGCAAATGCGAAATCTGTGGCGTAATAGGAAAGATGTATAAGAAAGGAATCCTACCCCTTAAAGGTAATGATACCCTTGAATCCAGTAAAAACTATAACCCTGACAAAGATCAATCCAAATGAAAGAACTAAGAGACCTGATAACTGAAGTCCTATATAAAAATTCCCATGATACTTGCAATGGCATGGAAATAGACTTTAATCGAATTGAACGAGTCATTGACTACCTAGACAAATTAAATGAAATCCGAATAGATGATATAGTGGAGTGTATAAACGCTGAAGCTCCATTCTCTAGAGGCGATAAGTTTCAAGTCCTTGATATCATTGTAAGCCCCGATTCAGTTAACGTAATGGATCATCTTGGACAAGTAATAGATATAAGATATGTAATGTATATAGGTTACGAATTTGAAGCCATCGATTAACAACTCATGTACACAAATGTGTACATCAGACTAAAAATAACCCTAGCTTTAAGCCTCAGCCATATAAACAAATACAAGATGTCAAGCCCAATCCTATATAACAATAAGCCTAACAGAGACCTTTGGAAAACCCTAATCCTAGCAACTTGTATCCTATTGTTCTTCGTATGCAAGTGTTCTTGAGCATGATATTACTGTACCTATCCATCATGTATAAGTCGCCAAAGATACATAAGAATAAGAGTATTGGCGTAGTATATAACTACATGATAACCCCTATATGTACACATTTGTGTACATGAGTCACTGGTCCAAGCCATACAAAAGCTATCTGCCTCAGCCATACGGATATAGCCAAAATAGATCAGAATCAGGTTCCTAAACGTACCTTGTCTAGCACGTTTGCCTTTTTTAAGCCTTTTTGGGTATAGGTGGTAATAAGTGGTAGAATGTGGGAAATCCACTAGAATTCATACCCCTAAAATGGGAAATGCCTTTCTACCTATAAAATCCACTACCAAAAACCCTTAAAAACTTTAAGGTCTAAACAAAGTCAGCCGAATTTTTCAGCCCAAATTTTCGAATGCGATGTTCCACTAAGGTAACAAATATTTTTGATATACCCTAATAATTACTTCATTACATCTAGCTTTAAGTCTATCTATATACACGTTTGTGTACATGGACTCAAGTTTGGCTAGACTGAAATGCACAGAAGCACCTTTCAGACGATTATCTGAATTGTACATTGGCATTATGTTATTGTAGTTATAACACAGCTTTTTATCCTCATCATTAGAAAAATCGAATATTTCTACAGGAACAATATGATCAAGTCCCCATGTCTTACCGAATGTTTCTAATGTCATTCCTTCTACAAGATATTTGTTAATATGATTAATAAAACCTTGTTTATCAATTCCTATTAACAAAGCAATATCTTTACTGTTATTAGCTGTAGAGTAGAATCTTCTCATGGCTATTTGTAGCCGTTTTTTTTCGTTGTACTTCATGTCTATAAATATGTGTCATACGACACATAAGACAATAAAGTTACGCCACAATCCATATAAAATTGGATGTAGATTCCTAACACCACTTCTATTTAAAGGGTGTTGTTTTGATGTGAAGCAAAGGTAGATATTCTTTTTGACCTGTGCAAGTTTATTTCCTTATTTATACTGATTCTTAATAAGGCTAATATAAGGTAGGGTGGAGTATACCTTCCGCTAGCGAGTGGGCTACCGTCCCGTCATATTGACAAGACAAATGTAGGAATAAAAAACGAGACTACCAAATAAATTTGTAGAATAAATTTATTAAATAAATTTGGTGGAATGGAATAAATAGACTACATTTGTCCCATACCAATTAAAACTACTTATTTATGAAACGTACACCACTTTTATCTACCAACAATAAGAAAACAATTAAAGGTGAAAAATTAGGTTATATTACCTATATCCTTTATATGTCTCCTTTTAAGTCTAATAGCTTAGGTAAGAATGTTTGCAGTCATGCAAGTAAGGGATGTGCTGAAAGTTGTTTAGTTGGTAGTGGTTTTGGTGGGATGTATACGGCTGTAATGAAAGGTCGAATGAATAAAACGGAGTATTTTTTGAAAGATCGTATTGAGTTTTTGAATCAAGTTAAAACTGAAATTGCTAAAGCGGTTAAAAAGAATGAAGGTAAAGCAAATATTACTATCCGTTTGAATGGTACAAGTGATTTGCCATACGAAAACTTTAAAATTTTTAATGGTAAGAATATTTTTGAAGTTTACCCTGACGTACAGTTTTACGATTATACAAAGAACTGGACACGTTTTGACAAGGCTCTACCCTCTAACTATCATTTGACTTTTAGTCGCTCTGAAACGAACCATAAGAAAGCAATGGAGTTGTTAGGTCGTGGAATTAATGTAGCAATGGTATTTGATGTTACGCCAAAGGAATATGAAGGGTACGAAGTTATTGACGCTGATAAGGATGACCTACGTTTTTTAGACCCTAAGGGGGTTATATGTGGGTTGCGTTATAAGAAAATGACTGGTAAGGGTGCAAATAATCTTAAAGCGTTTGAAAGTGGTTTTGCTATCCGTACCTTAGCTATTGAGAATAAATTGGAAGGGGTTTATAAAAAAGTGAAGAAAAGTTTGGCAGTCTCGAAATAAGTTATTATCTTTGCCTTAACCAATTAAAACATCATTACCATGAATGAAATCCAAAAGAAACGACTAGCAGTATTGGAATCAACACTCAATTACTTTACAAGTAAAAATAGGGCTGAATTAGTAACTGCTTGTTTATACTCACCAATTGAAGGTGTAAGTGAAGGATGTGCTGTTGGTCGTTTAAAGGAACTCTGTAAGCAATTGGATAAATTAGGTGGTGTCTCCAATGATAAAGTATTTGATAAACTCCCAAGTGAATTACAAGAAATGGGACGAGCTTTTTTGAGTCATTTGCAAACCTTACACGATGTTGATAATAACTGGACTGAAACAGGCTTAAGCCCATTAGGTGAAGAAACAGTTAAAAAGATTAAATTTTTATATATTGAAAATTAATTTGGTAGTCTCAAATAAATAACTTATCTTTGCCTCACTCAATTAAATAATAAAAACCACTCTATGAACAAAGCAACATTTATCGGAAACGCCAATGCTTATGGTGTTAAAGCAAATTACTCAGGTGCAACTACAACAATGTTTGTAACTGGGGAAGATCACAAGGTAAAATCCTTTATCCGTGTATGCAACCTTAAGGGCAAAAAAGCCTACCGATTTGAAATCGCACAAGGTTAGCATCGAACCACCGAATGGTGGTTTCACATAAACTATACTACAATGATCGTTAAGCGAAATAAACAAGGTACATTTGATTTGACTGGGGTTAGTATTGGTAAACTCTTAGCTATTGTCAGTGCTATTGAGAAGATTGAAAAACCCTCTCCCGTACAAATGGATATAAAAAACCTGATCAGAAATAACCCTGACTTTAAGGAGTCCACGAATTTTTAAAATAAATTTGGTAGTCTTAATTATTTATATTACCTTTGTCCTAATCAATAACTCAACCTATGAAAATCAGAAATTCAAAAACCAATAAAGTAAGTGATGTGCGATTGCCTAAAGCATTTAAAAAGAAATGGCTTGAAGCATTGCGAAGTGGTAAATTTGAACAAGCTAAAAGAGTATTGTTTAGCAATGGTGGTGGGTATTGTTGTTTAGGTGTAGCTTGCCGAGTAGCACACCCAAAAATGGATATTATCAATAAAGGTTTTATGGATAAAGATGATTTTGGAAAAAAATTGAAAAATATAAAAGTACCTAACATCCTAAAAGGTAGCAACAATACTATGGATGAGGACTATAATCCAATCGTTGACAAATTATCAACAATGAATGATGATGGTAAGTCGTTTAAAATGATTGCCAGTTACATTGAAAAGAATCTGTAAGAATCTGTAAGAATATTTGGTAGATTAAAATATTTTACTTACCTTCGTCCTGTTGTTAATTCAACGGGACGTTTTTCTTGAGGAGAACGGGAGGTATACTCCACCTTAGGCGAATTTAGGATGGTCCAAAAATAATTTAAAATAACCTTAGATTTATTTGGTAGATTCAAAAACATTATCTATCTTTGCACCATACCAACAAACAAATACTACTCTTATGACAAACAACCAAAACAAAGTTGACACAATCCTTACAGAAAATGGTTTGGATTTTACAATTGAGAAGGCTCCAATGGTAGCCCTCAGTAAAGATGGTAAACAAGTTGTTAGCCCTTATTTTGGGCTGATTAACAGCAAGACAAATGAAGTTATCAATACCGTAAAAGAAGGTTATACCGTATCTCAGAACAAGGATATTGTTGAGCTTGTTTTGCGTGGAATGGAACTTTTTGGAAATGATTTGACCGTTACAAAAGCGGGTAGCCTTAATGGTGGTCGCAAGGTGTTTATGCAATTGGGAATTGAGGGAGTTGGAAAGGTTGCAAATGACATTATCAAACGTTATGTAACGATCATTGATAGCAATGATGGAAGTACCAGTTTGTCAATTGGTATTGGTGATTTGACAATGAGTTGCTCAAATCAGTTTGCTAAATTTTATGCGAAAGGGGATGCTAAATTTAGACATACAGCAACTCTTGAGCAAAAGTTGCGTACTATCCCACAATTGATTGAAATTGCTTTAAATGAGTCTTTACGTCAAATCGAAGTATATAACCGATTTGCAAGTACAGAAGTATCTAAGGCAATGGCTCATGAATTGGTGAAGTATGTATTGGGTTATGACCGTGTATTGACTAGTGTTGACGAAATCTCCAAAAAGTCAACACGTAGTATTAATTTGATGGACAAACTCTATAACCATATTGACCGTGAAATGGCTGATAAAGGCGATAATGTTTGGGGACTGCACAGTGGTGTGACAAGCTTTACCACTCATGAAATGAGCATCCCAAAACGTGATAATGCACGTATGGAAAGTGTGTTGATTGGTGGGGGTTACAAAATGAATCAAGCCTCACTTAAGTTTGCAATGCGTAAAAGCGGATTATTGGAAATGGCATAAATGACAAGGGGTAAAACCCTTGTTCATTATTTGTTGAAAAGTAAATTTGTTTAATTGGTAGAAAAGCCCTATCTTTGTCGGTTAGGGTTTTTCGTTTTTTGGTCCTATGAAAATATAAGGTAGGTCGGAGTATACCTCCCGTCATCTTTCGAGCCACGTCACGTTGATCATTCAATCAACAGGACAAATGTAGGGAATGTTTTCGAGACTACCAAATTTATTTGATGGAATTATTTTCTTATTTTATTTGGTAGATTCAATTATCTTATTTATATTTGTCTCATGGATAATAACGAAGCAAACGAGATTGATATGTTTGAGCATATCGAAGACCTCCCGAAAGATGTGCAAAAGGTATTAAAGAAGCATGAGAAGACATGGGATAAGAAAGACGGGTATAAGGCTTGTCGTGACTTGGTGGAAGATTTGGAAAAGGTAGGTTATACCTGTGAGTATTATTTGGATGCTGAGCCATTTAATTTACATAAAATAAATTTGGAAGAGTCAGAAAAATAGTTTATCTTTGCCTTAACCAATTAAAACAAACTACTATGCTTTATCAATTAAATGACAGCGAATCAGAAGAGAGTCTTGGACTTGTATCTGTAATCCAAGCTGATAAACTTATTGATGCTAAAGAAGAGATTGAAGAATCTTGGGAAGAGTTTAATAAGTTAGAGGAACATGACGAAGACCTTGATCACCAAAATGTTGATGATTTTGTGGAGTGGCACAATCGTAACCGTGTAACACAAATTGCACGTGTATTTTTGGAAATAATCCAACCGTAAAAATAATCCTCCATTTATTTGGAGGTTTCAATTATTTAGTTTACATTTGTCTCATAACAAAAGAGAAACACTATGTACCAATACGTTGTAGCCGAACTCCCAAAACTCAATACTAAAGTCCCATATATTGAATATGGTGGATGTTGTGTATTTGCCGAAGAATTATATACGGTATTGAATGATTTGGAACTCAACCCAAAGATTTATGTTATCACAGAGAAACCTAAAGAGTTATTGGTTTTTAATGATGGCAAAACCATTGACGAAGATGATATTGATATTTGTCATGTATTGATTGAGGTGGATGGTGTTTTGATTGATAACAAAGGAATGTATAAAGATCGTAAGGAATATGGTGAGTTTATCAATGAAGATCAATAATGTTTACAAAAAATTTGCACAGGTCGATAAATAGTATTATCTTTGTCCCATGAAAGCAACTATCCAGTATCCTGAAAATACGCTTTGTATGATGAAGCGTGGTATGTTATCCTTAACAATAGGGCACTCCATATTTAAACCCTTTAATCCTTACCGTGTATCGTTTGACGAAGATCGTAATGGATGTATTGTGTTTGGTGAGTGGATGAGCATGAAAGATTTTGAAGCGTGTTTTGAATTGTATATCCCATTTTTGCATGAGAAATTAAAAGAATTGGGACTTATCATTGATGGAAAACCAGTAACAGCTAGAGCATTTTATGAAGCTGTAAGCATAAGCGATTATGGTCGTGGTCGTACCAAACGAAAAATCCTTTATACTGGACACCCAAAAGAAAATTGTTTTGCTTTTTATCCTGAAATTGAAACAACCAATCCAAAGGTATTAAAAGAGTGTTATACTTATTACACTGAATTAGTAAATGGAAATTATGAAGTGGTGGATGATGGGTATATAGTTTGGGGAAATAGTGGTTATCCATTGGTTTACGCAAAGATTTATTACCGATAATAAATTTGCAAATATGGATATTAATATCTATATTTGCATTCACATTAAAACACTAAATATGATACACGATTTATCAACACAAAAAGGTCGCAATCAATATGCTGAAAGCAAAGAAGAAAAGGCTAAGCGATTGACTAAAAAGGTTAGACAATCAATTGGTTTTAGAAAACAATATAATCAACTCCATAAAAGTGTTATTGATGCTATTAAAAAAGCACTAGGTGGACGGGTTATAAAGTTTGAAGTCTTTGAAGACGAAGCAAACAATGACTTGGAAGCTGTTTGTAAAGATGGGGTATATTGTACCGACCCTGATCTTGGTGAAGATGGTTTGTTATATCCATTAAAAGAACTTGGAATAACAGATGCTTTAGAAATCCTATCTATCATTGAACGAACAAAATAATCTAAGGGTTAATAACCCTTTCATATAAAAACAAATAACCATGTTAAGAGAATATATTGTATTGATCCCTGTTGATTTTGAAAACTCAAAAGAAGTTGCTCAAAAAAACAAAGGTGAAGTATTTGTAAAACTTGGTGATGTTGCTGAGAGAATTACAGCCGAATTAATTGGTGAAGATGATGACGAAGCTGAACGTGTATTGGTTTACTCAGTGGAAGGGTTTGCAAATGCTTGTAATGAGCAAGAGTTTGAGAGCCTCAGTAATTATTGGATGGCACGTGTATTTGTACAATGATAAATTTAAGGGCTAAGCCCTTTCACAAATAATCTATATGGGAAGCGAAGACTTGTATATCAAAAATATTAAGAATGGCATACGTGGAATTCGTTTAGGAACGAGGACACCACAAGAAGCAAATGTTGGCTCACAATTTACCAAGCTCAAGCCACTCAATGAGGGAATGTATGAGGAGTTGATGGGAGAGTATAAAAAAGTTGTTGCTGATTACAATCTTAAAAACCCTAAATAATCTTTTATGAATCTGAGAAAACAAACGAGGTTGAAATCCATCATGGGAAGCTTTGAGAGAGCGATGGAAACTCCTAAGCATATTTACTATGTGAATTTTGTCGATGGTGATGAGAATGGTAGTGTTATCATGCTTAATCGGAAAATGAAAATGGTAAGCAATGAATACTCAGCTTATCTTAGTTTAATGGAAGACCTAGAAAAGGGTTATACATGGATGAGTGAAAAAATGAAAAAACATTTGGTAGAGTCAAAATAAATACTTATCTTTGCACCATGACAAAAGAAATTACATATACGTTTGAAGGGTTAATCTTTAGTATTGAGTTTTTAGTTGGTCATCCTATGCAAATAACCCATAAGGGAAAGCATTGGGCTAAAACGACTCAATGCGTGGTTAAACGCAATGGACTTGTTATTGGTCTTGGGAGTGTTACAAAACATGAGAATGATAAAGATAACCCTAAGTATGCTAGAATGTATGCAACGAAAAAAGCCTTTGCCAATGCTGAGTATAAAATTTGGTCACCAGTACGCAAAGCCTTATGGGAACAAATATTAGCTGATTAAAAATAATCCTAGATTTATTTGGTGGATTCAAAAACATTATCTATCTTTGCACCATACCAATAAACAAAGCCATGAAACGATACAGAGTAAAACTTAATGCTAAACACTATGCACAACCCGATCAAATTAAAGATGGGTATCTTGCAGGGTTTGGTGTAATACAAACCTATACACGAGGCGAAGCACTTAAGAAAGCCCGTATGTTTGAGGGGAAGATTGAATTGGTTAAACTCTCAACCGTCCTTGCTCCTTTGAGTATGGTTGCTATCCCTGAGAATGCTTTATTGGATGGTGTTGTGAAGTTGTTGAAAGGTCGTGAAGCGTTTGATGATGCTACACGAGTAAGTGAAAAGATTTATCATGGTGGTATCTTTGAAGAAATCAGTAGTGAATTGGCAGAATATCCCAATGATGAACAAGTACCTAAAAAAGTCCTTGACCAATTGGATGAGTTGGCAGAAATGATCGAAAGTGATTATATAATGGTCACACAGAGTTAAAAATAAAACCTCCATAAGTTTGGAGGTTTCGTTTTTTATTACTATCTTTGCCATCTAAACTAAACGACTATGATATACAAGTTTGATAAAATCAGTCTTACCTACAAAAAGATCACAGGTAGAATGGTATTGGTAATGTTTGGATTTGTTATCCTATTTACACTGGCTATTGTATTGGTAGCTTTGAATCATGTAAACGATGTACGTTTTATCAGTGAAGAAACCAAGCAAATTATCCTTAAGGAAGCTGATAAGCAAAATGAATTTAGCCGTGAAAAATTGAAAGCTTATATCCTAGAATTGAATATCAAATATCCTGAGGTTGTATTGGCACAAGCTGAATTGGAAAGCGGAAACTTTACCAGTCCTATTTTTAAGGAGAATAACAATATGTTTGGTATGAGGGTTGCGACTAAGCGACCAACTACCAATAAGGGAGAGGAGAATGGATTTGCTTATTATGACAATTGGCGTGAGTGTGTGGTGGATTATGCTTTTTACTCAGCACAATATTTATCGGATATTAAAACTAAGGATGAATTATTTGATTATCTTGCACAAACGTATGCAGGGGACTCAACCTACACAACTAGAATAAAAGAATTAATAAAAGAAAATAGCCATTAATTTGGTGGATTAGTTTTTATTATCTATATTTGCACATACCAATTAAAAAAAAAACAACATGGGACAAAGACACCAACTTTTTATCAAAATTGCAAACCCTGCAAAACATTTGTCAGCACAACCAAAAGAACGTAAAGAACTCGAAAAGGAGTTTGGCACTGGAGAATTTGCAATCCTTGCATATCACCACCAATGGCTTTATGGTCGTAGTGCCTTGCACACAGCATTAGGACTATTGCAATTTGGTAAGCAATTTACACGTGAACAAAAAACAGAAAGTAAAGAAGCTTACGATTGTCCTTTTAGTGTAAGAGGTATGGAGGGTAATTTTAACAGCAAAGATCGTATTATCAGTGCTATTGCTTTTATCCTTAATTACAGACCAAAAGCGACAACCTCTTTGGATGCAGGGATAGGTAGTGCTTGGTACATCGGTAAAGAAGATGAGGGTATCAATTTTGATTATACACTTGGTGATAATAACGATGGAATTACCATTATTGACTTGGTGGAAAACAAGTATTGCTATATGAATATTTATGAGCAAGACCTTAAAGACTCTTATAGTGCAAGTCGTTTGCCAAGTCTTACTCCAGTAAGTGCAAAGGAATATGTATCTGCTTATTACGGTGAAACCATTGAAAGTACAAACCCGTATTATTTTGGTGACCATGACCGAAGCAAGGTTAAAATGAGTGTTGAAGATCAACAAAAGATCGTAAACAGCAATATCAAAACCAATCTTAAAGCAAGCAAGGGATTTGATAAATTTGAAGTCCTTACAAAGGCAGAAATTGAAAAGATGTTTAGCCGAATGAAAAAAGAAAAGGTAGCATAAAAATAATCCTCCAAATATTTGGGGGATTCATTTTTTATATCTATCTTTACCCCATGGCAGAAAACATAACCAATATCACAGAAACGATTGAAGGCTATCCAGTAAAGGATTTACGTTGGCTCCCAGTTGATAATATATTTGTCGGCTTGGTTAAAGACCCTCTATTTGGCAGTGAAAATTTGCATGAAGGGTACATTTGCGCTCAATGGAATAAGTCGGGTAAACCAATCAAAAAGAATAAAGGTAGAGTTGAATTAGTATTAAAATTTAATTATGAATAAGAAGATATTATTTAAAATCAATGGTGAGGTAGTTTACATCGAAGATCGAGACCTAGAAATTAATGGAATCGAAAAGATGAAAGGTATCATTGCTGAGGAGTTGGAGTGTCAAGTAGATGACATTAATCTTGATTATATTGATACTCCTGAGTTATCTGAAATTGACGTAACACTTGAAGGACTTGTTTATTGGAAGAGTCTCTTTATGATACCACTTACAGGTGTTGAAATTTTACTGGTACTTGGAAGTGACGAACATCTTGATGCTATCCTTAACGGAACGATTGAAGATTATTTAATTATCAAATAAATTTGGTGGTCTCAAATCTTTTACTTATCTTTGCCTTATACTAATTAAAACATATATACAATGTTAAAAGCAACAAACAAAAAAATTAAATACCAATCCACTGGTTTAGTATATGGCAATTATTGGGGTGGTGGTGAAGGTGCTTATAAAGCTCTAACACTTAAAGCTAATACCATTGATGAACTATTAAAAGAAGCTGAAAATCGAGTGGAAAACGGTAGCTTAGATAGTGGTATGGGCTATGAAAGTCTTATTGGTGCTATGTTAGATGTAGCAACAATTACTACTGTTGAAATTGAAGGAGAAATATTTGAAAATATCAAATATGAAATACATACAGTTGGAAATTTTACAGATAAACAATTTGAATTTTTAGAGAATATTATACTCGAAGGATAAATTAATCCACCATTTATTTGGTGGTTTCATTTATTTAACTTATCTTTGCTTTAACTAATAAAACACTTAATATGTCTGCAACTTATAACAATGTGCCTAAAAAATATTTAAAGGTTAAAGACTATCATTATCTCCATGTTTTTACTGATAATCAAGATTACCATTTTGATATTAAGAAACTCGGATATGGTGAAGCTAAAAAACAAGCTTATGCTAAAAAAGACGAATTGATTAAAACTAAAAACGAAAACATACGGATTTATGCAATATTGGAAGAAGAAGATTATAGAGATGGTAAAATAGAAGCTTTGGAAGAAATTTGTATCTTTAGTCTTGGTAATTATCCTAATTAAATTTTTATGAGATACTTTTTATTTAAAAAAGAAAAACAAGTTTGCGAACCTCAAAAAGGGTTGCAAATACGATCAACTTATATGCCACCAAATAGAGGTGACTTTAATGATTTTGCTCAAACTCTTGAGAAGTCTCTTAAGGAAAAGTTTATCAAATCAAAATAATTTGTCTCGTTTAACAATTCTATTAGTATAACTACAAAGTGGTCTGAGATTGGTATAATGATTTAGTTTTATTATATCTTCTTTACATTTACTACTTGCTAATGGAATGATATGGTCAATATCCCATCCGTAATTAGGTTGAGAATTAAATAAACCATGATTTTCCCAAGTCATCCATGATTCAAACTGATTTTCAATATGTATTTTAAATTCATCAAATGAACATCCCAATATTATTTGAGTTTTTGACGTTTTTTTAAATCCATGACTATTAAACGATTCTCTAATAGCTTTACGAATTCTAGTTTTAAGTTTATAGGTACTATTAGTTTTATACTGCTTATTAGAATATTCTATCTGATAAGAGTTTAGATGTGTCTTGTTTGCATTACGCCAAATTTTATTCTTAATTTTTACGTCTTTTTTATTTGCTAAATACCATAAACGTTTACGTTCTTTAATCTCAGCTTTATGTTTTTCATGATGTAAAGCATTGGTTATACTAGCTTTGATTTTGTCTCTCATTATTACAAATATACTAATAAGTAAGAAATATTTCAAGTTTTATTTGATTTGTTTGAATTAAAATAGTATATTTGTTTATGGAATTAATATTGTTGAAAATAGGTTCTATTGAATGGGAATATGCGTGGAATTGGTTGAGTTCTCATCCAATAAATGAGAAATTAATAGAACCTTCAATTGCTACTAATGAAGGAGAATCTTGGGCATATATGGGAAGTTTTAGAGAGGATAAACGAATCATTCACGAATTTCGCCATAAATGTCATCCTAATACAAAAGGAAGATTAGATTTAAAAGTGCAAGGTAGTGACAGATTTACAGATGATCAAATAGAAAAGAAATTTAGACTTTAACTTGGTAAATTCAATAATTTTATATACCTTTGTAAACTAAACAAATAATTATGAAAACAATTTCTATGCTCCTTTTTGCCTTATTAGTAATAACTAGTTGTGGTGAATACAAAAGCGAAAAAACTAAAATGCTTGAAAAACAACTTGCGATTAGTCGTGCTTATGCTAAGTATTTTAATGAAAAAAAGACAAGTGAAAGTATTGGTGATACTAGTATGAATGTCATTTATGAAGTAGAGTATGCTGATACATTACCAATTTTAGACTCAATGTATCGAGCTGATAATAAATAAAGATACCTTTGCTTTAAAATGTGAAGCTTTGCAATAACTTGTGATAATACTTCTGACGGAGAATAACAAGTTTAAATATTATCAGATATGATAATAGTTGCAGAACTTCACATTTTTATTTGGTGGTTCGGATTATTTTACTTATCTTTGCCTCAATCAAACGAATAGTTAAACTTAAAACCAAAGAAATGAAAAACTTTATCATCCTTATTGCAATCCTTGTTGGTATTGTATTTACCTCTTGCAAAAAAGAGGAAGTTGAGCCACGAAAAGAATGGTGGAACGCAACCGTAAAGTATCAAAGCAATGTAGCAAAGTTGCCAGTTACCATTGAATTTAAATGTGGTAATGTAGC